GCTGGGTGCCGCAATAAAAGTGCAGGCAGCAGCTACCATTGACGTAACACATTTCCTACAAAATTTACCAAAACGTTCGTTATCAGGAGATCATGTCTCCGGTGGCAAGATTGTAAACTTTTCAAGCGCAGGCATCGACGATAAAGCCAGTAAAACTCAAATTACATTAACTGACGATGCAGCATCTATAACAAATTTAAAGGTAGAAACTGTCAAAGACAACTTAAAAGTCGAGGGCAAAGTCATTGCAGACAGCATGGAAGTTGCAGGTCTACTTAAAGCCAATGTTTTAGAAGTCAGCGAAATTAGAGCTGATGTAAAGTTAGAAAAATACAGTCCTTTGGAATTTAAGTCTACCGGCGAAGAATCAATCTACGGCAAAGGATTGTTATGGACAGGTACTGGCATTACCAAACAACTTGTTATAGCAGCAAATCCAGACAGATTGTTTTCAACTGAGCATCTAGACATTGCCAAAGATAAAGTATTTTCAATAGGTAATGTTTCGGTGTTATCTGAAAAAGAACTAGGCCCGAGTGTTATAAAAAGTAATATCAGAGAGCTAGGTAGATTACGCGGTCTTACAGTGGACGGTGACGTACAAATTAATCAGTACATGTTTTATAGTGCAGAATCGGATAGACTAGGCCTAGGCACAGATCAACCACATGCTGCTCTAAGCGTTGCCGAAGATGCTATAGAAGTAGTGTTAGGTACTAGAGAAAGCACAAGAGGCATGGTTGGCACATATGCAAGTATACCTTTTGACATAGTCACAGATAGTCGTCCTAGAATTTCCGTAGAGTCAAACGGAAATATTAAACTAGGTAACATTGCCCAAGCACCTATTCAAGTTTCAATTCACGGAAAGCTAGCAATTAGAGTTAACAATCCAGATCCAGAAGTTGATCTACACGTTAACGGTCCTATTCGTTATCACGGTCATATACATCAATATGCCGACACTCATCCAAGTACGGGCGAATTTATCAAGGGCGATGTAGTATGGAATACAAATCCGCAGGTCGGTTCTTATGCAGGCTGGATATGTACAATTAGCGGAAACCCAGGTCGTTGGGCTGCATTTGGAGCATTAGTTAATATATGAGCAACGTAGAACAAAAAATCACAGCGGTAACTGATGCGTTAAAAATTTTACTAGACGAACAGTTTCAAGAAGTAAGCATTGCCAACATTCCACACATTGAATTTAAAGTAAGTGGCAATGGTAATCTAGTAGGTAAAGGGTTAATCTGGACAGGTGCAGGTGCAACCAAACAGTTTATCACAACTACAAATCCAGACAGAATTTATAGTTCAGAAACTATTGATCTTGCCAAAGATAAAAATATCTCAATTAATAATGTTCCTGTTATCAGCGAACGAGAATTAGGTCCAAGTGTTACTAAGAGTAATCTAAAAGAACTAGGTCGACTACGTGGTTTAATTGTAGACGGTGATCTACAAATTAATCAGTACATGTTCTATGATTCTGCAACAGACAGACTAGGACTAGGAACCGATACACCAAATGCAATGTTTAGCATTTTAGAAAACGGTGTTGAGGTTATGTTAGGAACAACAGAGCATAGTCGAGGTGCAGTTGGAACATATGCATCAAACGATTTTGATATTGTCACCGATAATACTGCACGTATATCTGTTAGCGGTGGCGGTGATATCGAACTAGGGAATAGAAATTCTGGTCCTAGTAAAGTAACAGTTAATGGCAAATTAGGTATTAATGTATCACAACCAGACACAAGAGTTGACTTACATGTTGCAGGGGCTGTAAAATTTAACGATAAGTTACACCTAAGTGGAACAGAACCCCCGAGTGGTGGATCACACACTGTAGGCGATATTGTTTGGAACTCTGCACCATCAACTAATAGCTTTATTGGTTGGGTATGTGTTCAAGCAGGCGCTCCTGGTCAGTGGTTACCATTCGGTCAAATACAGCCAAGATAAATGCAATCATTAGTTTTGGGCAACGGCGAAAGCCGTGGCTCTGTCAACATTTCAAAAGCATCATGCATCAAGTATGGATGTAATGCTATTCACCGTGACTACTTTGTAGAACATCTTGTATGCGTTGACACACGTATGGTAGACGAAGCTCTTAAGAATCCAACAACACTCAATTCAAAAATATACACACGTACTAACTGGATACAGGAATACAATAAATGTTCAAATGTTTGCATTGTTCCCAGTCTTCCGTATACAGGCGAAGGACGGTCAGACGATCCGTGGCATTGGGGTAGTGGGCCGTATGCTGTATTAATAGCGGCACTGGAAAATACTGATGTGCATATGATAGGATTTGATTTACATGGCAATGACCATCTAGTCAATAATGTCTACAAAGGCACTGCTAATTATTTGACTCCAGACAAACCAAAAGTAGATCCTAGCTATTGGGTCTATCAAATAGGCAAGGTTTTTGAATGCTTTCCTAATACTCAATTTACAATTTATAATGTTCACGGATGGCAGATGCCGAGAGAATGGACATTGTCAAATGTTAATCTATTGAGCATAGCAGACTTCACAATGGCTGTGGCAGATTTGCAAACTTAATAAATATTCTTTATAATACACACACAGCGGACTTTTAACGTCATTCATCCCGCTATATAAACTCTGCATGTCGTCAAACTTGCTCATTCATTAAAGGAGACTAGAGATGGCAAAATATCTTTCAACAAAAACGTACGGCAACGACAGGGGTTTATCTTGTTGTTTTAGACAATGGCGTAGTCGCCACAGCCATTGTTCAACACTACACGGCTATTCAATCGGAATTAAATTAATATTTGAATCTGAAACATTAGACGATCGTAACTGGGTCATGGACTTTGGCGGACTCAAAGCATTTAAAGAGTGGAGCGAATACATGTTCGATCATACTTTGGTAATTGCTGAAGATGACCCACATTTGAATTTCTTTAAACAGATGGCCAATTTAGGAGATCCTCCTACTAGCGGCACTGGAACAGGACCTGAAGGTGCCCCTCATGAACGTGGAGCAATATGTGATCTACGTATTGTAGAAGCGGTTGGTTGCGAAAAGTTTAGTGAAACTGCTTTTATGAAAATGAAAGATATTCTAGAAACATTCCAACGCGGAGAATCTTACACTTTAGAAAATGGTAAAATGTTTGAGTGCCGTTATCCTGTAGGCAAGGGTGTTAAACTTCGTTCAGTGGAAGTATTTGAACACCAAGCTAACTCCGCAAGTTATGAGGCATAATTGCGTAGACTGTGGCACATTTGGGCAAAGGCCCTAGGAGAAAAAGCAGGTGCTACCGATCAGGAAGCTGATATGGTAGCACTTGTTCGAACTCTTATAGTATTGTGCTATATAATTACTAACCTGTTTATTATAGCAGGCGTTATAAGGCACTGGTAATGTTAAATGTAATATGCTTAAAACACGGTCAAAAGTATGGACCGGAATATGTAAACAATCTGTATAACATGATTCAGCGGCACTTAACTGTGCCACATAATTTTATCTGTTTTACTGATGACTCAGCAGGATTAAATGAAAACGTTAATGTAAGAATGCTGCCACCTATGAACATTCAAGGATGGTGGTGGAAGCCTTTTATTTTTAAACGTGGTCATTTTAGTCCAACAGATGTTAATCTGTTCTTTGACCTAGACATGGTCATTGTTCGTAACATCAATCACTTTGTTGATTATTTGCCCGGACAATTTGTAGGACTGGAAGATGTAGGCCGAGTATGGGGTCATCGTCCTCCTAAGTTAGGCAGTGCTGTTCTTCGCTGGCAAGGTGACGACTACGACAAACTTTGGGCAACCATTGAAGCAGATCCAACAATAACTAGAAGATTCCAGGGCGATCAAGACTATATTTGGAATGTGTGTCGACAAGACATACAGTTCTTTCCTGCAGATTGGATTAGAAGTTATAAGTGGGAAATTCGTAAACAAGACGAGCTAGTTAGACAGCATAGCGGATATGTGTTTAGAGACGTTGCAGATCCAAAGGTTCCAAAATCAACAGCGGTACTAGCGTTCCACGGCACACCAAACCCACACGAAGTAAAAGATCCCATCATTGTTGACAACTGGAAATAACAATGCTATACTAGCTTTTAATATTAATCCACCCGTTAAGGCTAGCTAATGAAAATCCAGTTTAATAAAGATACAATGCCCGACGAGTTGTATAATGCACTGTTAAAGCATTTTGTAAACGAAGCAGTTGGACTAGGTATAGAAGTCAACAAATTCACTGAGTTTAATAATTGGATAGTTGAATGTACTGTAAATGAGAAAGCGGCGGTGCATTAATGATTAAGCGTATAGGCTTTGCCTGCAAACTCATCGACGGTCCTAGCCAAATTGATGGCATTAAACAAACCGATAACTGCAAACAATATAATACCAGTACCACTACTGTTGCTTGGTTAAATAGACAATCGCGGGCTGTTGCTGAAGAAAAATTGTGGGAGTTGATGAAACACAATATCGAAGCATGTCGCCTGCTTGTTGAAAAGGTAGGCACGTTTGATGAAAATCTTAGAATGGTACGACTCAGTAGCGATATACTTCCTGTATATACTCAGCAAGATTGGAGCTGGTTTTGGAGGCTTCCCGATGTACGAGCCTATTGCGAAAGAGAATTTAGAAGGGTGGGAGATTTGGCTCGCCAGAATAACGTTCGCCTTAGTTTTCATCCCGGCCAGTTTACTGTGCTTGCATCTGAGTCTGACAATATTGTAGAACGATCAATTGAGGAGTTTGAATATCATGCAGACATGGTTCGCTGGATGGGATTTGGTCAAACGTTTCAAGACTTTAAAATCAACGTTCATATCTCGGGTCGACGAGGCCCCGATGGAATACGTGCTGTTTTATCTCGTTTGAGCACCGAAGCACGTAACTGTATAACAATCGAAAATGAAGAAATCACACACAATCTTAATACCTGTTTGGAACTTGCTGACGTTGTTCCGATCGTACTTGACATACATCACCACTGGATTAACTCGGGCGAATATATTGATCCTAGCGATCAACGTGTTCAACGTGTTATTGATAGTTGGCGCGGTGTGCGCCCTACTTGTCATTACAGTGTTTCTCGCGAAGATGTACTCGTTGGTCATTCCAGTATCATCCGTCCCGATCTTCAGACCCTCTTAGACGCCGGCTACAAAAAAGGCAAACTTAGAGCACATTCGAACTTCTATTGGAATAAAGAAGTCAACGACTGGGCAATTCAGTTTAATGAACACTTTGACATTATGTGTGAAAGCAAGGCCAAAAATCTAGCTAGTTTTGCCTTTGCTGATTGCTTAAAATAATCAAAAGAAAAGCGGGTTTAATCCCGCTTTCTTATATGCAAAAAAATTAAACTGCCTTTTTAGGTGCAGGCTTTTTACCAGCTGGCTTTTTGGCCGGTGCTGGTTTTTTTGCAAATTGCTGCTTTTTAGGGGCAGCTTTCTTAGGTGCAGGAGTTGCTGCCACTACTGGCTTGACCTCTTCTACTACAACTGGTGCTGCATTTACTGCTTCTACTTTGTATGGTACTTCAGCTGCGGGTGCTACTGGCTTTCCAAACATAAACTCTTTAATTGCTTTGAACATTTAAGTTCCTCCTTAGATTTTTATTTATTAGTACTTGCCCACCGGCAACTCGGTACTGGCTGGCATATCCCAAATACTCTTTCGCTCAACACTCTTTCGTTGAGCAAATTGTTTACTATCACAGTTACTACAGCAATGAAAATAATGATTGCTTAATCTCTTACTGCTGATCTTTTTAAGCTCTCGTTGAAACTCTGTACCACAATTGTCACAAATAAACAATGCTAGGGTTTTAGTCCTAGTATATTCGTGAATAGTGCCCAATTTACTAGGTCTTTCGTAGACAACCATTTTAGTTTCGCACTTAATATACATTATGTATTTACATTAGGCTTATAAAAAATTTGAATAAATATTAGAGTAACCACATTTATTGGAACGAAACATGACTAGAAAAGTAATTGACGTTGGCCTATCCAACAACGACGGCACAGGCGATAGTATTCGCGATTCGTTTAAGAAAGTAAACGACAACTTTCAAGAACTGTACGGCTCTTTAGGACTCGGCGAAAGATTAAGGTTTATTAATCTTGACGACTCACCGGGTTCTTATCTTGGGCAACAGGGAAAACTCCTAGTAGTAAATCAAGCACAAAACGGTCTATCGTTTAAAACCCTAACATCAGGTGCGTCAATGGCCATTGACGTTGACGAAAATGCTGGTACAATTACTCTAAGACCGTTAAATCAAGACGTGGCCAGCGATACAACACCTCAATTAGGTGGTGACCTAGATGCTAGATTCAACGGTATTAATCACAAGATTTTTAATTTGCCTAGTCCAGCAGGTCCAACTGAAGCTGTTAATAAAACTTATGCAGATACAAAAATATCTTTGGCGGGCGTTGATGCCATTGATCCAGAGACTGGACTTAATAATACCGCATTTGGTACAATGTCTGGTGCGTTGGTACTTTCAAGAAATCCACGAACTTCAGACGATGCTGACTACGAAGGGCTAATTGCAGCCACTAAAAATTATGTTGATCTATCAACCTTTAAGAGTACTGCCTCAATTTATGTAAATCTTGGAGGTGCCGATAACAGAGACGATATACCAGAAGATAAAAAAGGTAGATCTCCAGCTTATGCGTTTAGAACACTAGAACGTGCATTAAAAGAAGCCGAGAAAATAATTGCAGATAGTTTATATGAGTTAAGTGTATATCAAAAGAGATTAGTATACAATGACGGCATTCCGTGTACATTGACCAAAATTGAACCAGCACTAGATTCTGGTTCCGGCGGTGTTATTATTCCAAGAATGTCGGTTGACACATTTTCATTGAGAAATCCTGGCACTGGCTATAAAGCAGGTGATGTATTGCAAATGGGATTACCATCTAGCCCAGGTACAGGTAGTAGCCGAGCTAGCATACAAATTTTAAGAGTTAGTAACGTTAATGGATCAATACTTTCATACGAAGTTATTGGTCGCGGAAACTATACAGCATTACCGGGTGTTGTTGATGTTGGTACAACTTTATCAGTGGCTGTTACTGGCTCTGTTGGTGCTGGTGCAACATTTAATCTAACATATAAAGTATCAGAACTTAGTATTACACAAGCAGGTAGTGGATATGGTCCAATTAGTATTATCATCACAGGCGGTGGTGGTAGTGGTGCAGCGGCCAATGCAATTGTATCAAGTGGTACAATTACCGGCACTACATTGATATCTACCGGTAACGGATATACATCATTACCGACCATTTCTGTTTATCTACCTAGACTATTTGTATTCACAAATGGTGCTAGAACAGATTTTTCGTCATCGCTGGATACACTGGCTAGAGATATTCGCGAGGGGCTAGGTATCAAAGGATTGACATCTGGCGCCATTGCCGAAATACTAGCACATGATGCAAAATTAGATGATTCGTCAAGCGGGTATCCATTAGGCACAGGTAAGAACGAATTATTCGATATTGGTGTTATCAGCGGACAATTTATTGAAGGGGAAGAATTAGCCTACGGTGAATTAATTAAAAATAAAAACATAACAGTTCAAATTGAAACTGGCACGTTTGAAGAAAACTTACCGTTAAGAGTTCCGGCAAATATTTCGATCGTTGGTGAAGAATTTCGTAGAACAAGTATTCGTCCAAAGCCAGGTGTAAGTACAAGTCCATATACACAAATTTATTTTAGACGTGATCCAGTAATTGACAATCTAAGAGTCACTGGGTTGTTTGGTATTAATCAAGCGTTAAACACCACTGCGACTCCGAGTGCAAGAAGTGGTATAATTATTGTTACCCTTGGCAGCGGTAATACAAGTACCAATTGGCTTGGAAAAGTCTGGAAGACCAGTGCTCTACGTGGCGAAGGTATTATTACACAGATTATTAACAGTACGCAGCTTAGAGTTAAAATTCACGACCAATTGTCTAGTATATCCACTATTGGTAGTGGTGCAACATTTACAGCAACTATCTCCGGAACTACATTAACTGTGTCTGGAGTTAGTAACGGCACCATTGTAGACGGCATGGAAATTAATGCTGTGGGAGCAACTACTGTTGCAATTGGTACCTACATTATATCTCAACTTACTGGAACTACCGGTGGACAAGGTACATATCGTTTAAATCGCGGTAGCAATATCTTATCATCAACATCGATGTTCGGATCACAATGGCAAATCTATACTGTCAATGAGTATGGTTATCATTATCTTACAGATCCAAGTAGACCAATTTATCCATTAATTGAGAACAGCGGTAACAATATTAATGCTGCAACTCTTCTCGGATTAAACAAATTATTCATCCAAGAAGAAGTAATCACAAACGTTAATCTTACCTTTACCGGCTACAACGAAGCTCTCTGCAAACGTGACGTTGGTCTAATGATAGATGCTATCATCTACGACCTAATCTACGGTGGGTATTCTAGATCAGTTGAAGCTGCATTAAAGTATTATCAAAGTGCCAGTGGACTAATTGCACTAGGGTTAACTGGTAGCCAAGAAGCTGGATTTACTAATATTATTACTGGCAGTCAAAAGGCCAGTACGCTGGCTGCTATTGCTTATATCAATACTCTAGCAGAAAAAGTTGTTAAAAACGAACCAATTACTAGAACTAATACTAATGTCGAAGCTGTTCAAATTATCAACTTCTCGTTGACTAGAGAATCAACAGCGGTTGGTACAATCAGCGCATTGATTAATACAATCTATAACATGTTAGATAATCCAACCAATGTTAACTTTCCAAAAGATAACAGAGAAATGGATGTGTTCTTGATGAACGATGCTAACATCCTTAGACAAATTTCAGTACAAGGCCACGGAGGCTTTGCGCAGGTACTTGATCCAGAAGGACAGATCCTTAATAAGTCTCCTTACTCGCAGCAGGGTTCTATTTTCTCTGCAAGTAATAACAAACAAAGATTTGCCGGTGGCATGTTCATTGACGGTTATACCGGTAACCAACTGTATAGAGTTAGAAGTAAAACAACCGTTGGCAGCGAAGCAAACTATGTCTTTGAAGTTGACAAATTAGTTCGTAGACCGCAACTGCCCTGCACTTTTGTAGTTGAAGGCATTACCTATAAAGTTAATTATCTAAGAAATTATGTATTCAGTACAGGAGCAAATGGGTCTAGTGCTACATTAGTTTTAGATAGTTCAACACCATATACTAACACAATTGCCGGCATTATTACCGGATGCACCGGTAGTGGATCTGGATCAACTGCAAGAATTACATTTCCAACGCCTAGAGCTAGTGCTCCTTTTGTTGTTGGAAATAGAATTGACGTTAGTGGATTTGGTGGAGATGCCAGTGGTTACAACGGTATTCAAACCGTTACTGCATGTACAACTACGTATGTAGAATTTGCCAGTGGGGAAACAGATGCTGGCACAGGCGGTACAGTTGCGGAATCTTTTGAACTAATCACTGCTGGTTATCGCAGTATGTTGAGCAACGACTGGACACAGATCAACGACATGGGCTACGGACTATTTGTTACAAATAGTGGTATCTCAGAAGCTGTTGGTATGTTTACTTACTATTGTTACAATGCGTACTATGCGTCCAACGGTGGCGAGATACGTGCAGTTGGTGGTTCATCAGCACACGGAGTCTATGCGCTAAGAGCAGAAGGTGCAGATCCTAAAGAAGTACCAAATGCTGTTACCGTTGGTAGAGATTTTTCACAGACTGTTAATGTATTGTCAAGTGGACAATATAGTAATGCCAGAGGCGACAACGAGTTGTATGTAACAGGCTATACCTACGAACCACTGCCAGACAGTGTTATTGACGTCATGCATTACAGAGATGCAACCGCTGCTGCTGGTCTACAAATTACAGCAATTACTCCAAGTGGTTCAAAGACTAATTTAACCGTTGCTAGTGCTGAAACATTGTTTGCAGCTAGAGACTACATTCAAATTACCGGTATTAATAGTGGAAGTAGTTTTAGTCCGCTGTTTAACTATCAAAGAACTATTTCAACTTTTAGAATTGACTCCGTAACAACTAACACCATTGTTTTAGACTTTGTATCGACTAGTTCCGGTACACTTAATATTGCAGTAACTGGCGCAAGCTGGACAGGGGGGATAGCTACTGTAACCTTTGCTAACCAGACTGTTAACCCGTATGTTGTTGGACAACGAGTTATAGTTTCTGGAATATTAACATCAACAGGTTATAACGGCACATATAACATTACTGCTGTTACGCCAACTTCTATTTCGTACCCTGTGGTATCAAATCCAGGTGTTTACGGCAGTGCTGGTACACTAGCAGTCATGGCAGTGTTAACCGGTGTTAAACGTACATATTCACTTAACAGTCTAAACTACGGTGACGGTTCGAGTTTTGGTGGTATTCCAAACAACACCGCTAGATTATTCTTAGAACCACTTTCTACTCAACCTGGCGAAACAGGATTATACGCTGCACTTCCGACAGGCACACCTATTACAATTAGACAATCTAAGAGACTATGGCTAAATGGTGTATCAGATTTTTCTGCTGCTAAATCATCAACTGCACTGTTGTTTAATGCAGACGATCCGGATCTTGATGTCAACGATGTTATTACCTATGCAACTGACGAACTTGTTAATAGAACAACCGGTGGTAACAAAGAAGCGTTAGCAAGTCTACGCGAAGGGTATCGATATATAGAGATAACGGCCAAATCGGTACAACGACTAGTAGGAACTGCGTACTATGGTGCTGTTGGTGCAACTCGTATATCAATCAATGAGCTTACAGACTTATTTGATATTGCTAAGTTGAACAGCGGACGATATGCGTTTTTATGGTACGGTGTTGAATATGTTGTTACTGCATACACCGCAGGAGTTAGCGGAGTTGCAGCATATATAACTATCAACAAGGCTTTGGTAAGGGCAATTGACGGGTTACAAAGTGAGCTTACATTGTTTGTTGGTCCGAAAGTTGGCGAGCAGGCTTCTATTACTGTTGCAATATCTACACTTAGGGCCACTGCATTCGACTTATTAGATATTGGTTCTGGTAGCTATGCAGATACAAACTATCCAAACAATATCTTTGGATCACCAGTTAACCCTAATCAACCAGCCAATGAAGCTGCCGAGGTTGGGAAAGGTCGTGTTTTCTATACAACCATTGACCAAGAAGGTAACTTCAAAGTTGGTAAGTTGTTTGGTGTTAATCAATCCACTGGTGAAGCAACATTAAGTGCTAGAATTTCTTTATCTAATATTGCTTCTCTGCAATTATCACAGGGTGTGCCAATTGGTGAGTTCTCAGCAGATCCTAATTTTTCAAGTCCAAGTTCAAGAGCTGTTGCCACTGAACTAGCAACCAAATTATATATCGATAGAAGATTAGGCCATGACGCCAGTGATAGACTAAACACTGATAGAATTGGTCCTGGATTTATTGATACTTCTGGCAAGAACTGGATGACTGCTAATCTTAACATGAATAATGCTGGTAGAATCATTAACATGTTAAATCCTTCGGCCAACGACGATGCAGCGACTAAACGCTGGTTGTCAGTGCCGCACCTAGGCGGGTATGCAGGCTCTGCTCCATCAGCTGGTAATTTGTTTGTTTATACTGGAACTAATACTGCTGATCTCAACGAAACTATTGTTGCAACAGAAGGATTTACCAATGCTGCGGTAACTGGAGATCTAAGTGTAACACTTGATTCCGGTGCTAGAACAATTAACTTTCAGATTGCTTCGGGAGCAATTGCTAACGCTGAAGTAAACGCAGCAGCGGCAATTGAGCAAAGTAAACTTACCATTGCTAATTCTATCACAACTACTAGTGCATCTATAACAGGTGTTAGTGCTACTGCAACTGGTGGCATTGCTACGCTAACATATACTAATCAAAGTAATTCAGTTACAGGCGCAGCCACAGCACCAGTTACAGCCGGTCAGAGAGTTGTTATCAGCGGTTTTGCAAATGCGGCTCTTAACGGGGTATTTGCTGTAAATGCCAGCCCTGCACCTACTAGTACATCGTTTGCCTATACTCCAACTACAAATCCAGGTGTTATTACTCCTGCAGTAACAGGTGGCGTGATAACCCCACAACGTGGGTTGTCTACATTTAACATTGGACAGTTTGATTCAACTAATGGCCATATAGCAGTCAAAGACAACGGTCTAGCACTTAATAAATTAGTCAAGGTTAGTCAGAACAAGGTTTTAGGTTATGTAGGTGGTAATACAACTAATAATGTTGAAGAAGTATCGTTATCCGACATTGTATCTAATGGTGGCGCGGTATTAAAATCATTGTACAGCTCCGTTGGTGTATTATACCAAAAAGTAGGCGGATCAACTGCCAATGCAGACCTTACTGTATTACCAGTAACATCAACTACCTATACAACCGGAGTAACAGCAGACCTTGTTAAGAGCATAGTAAGTCGAGACAACAACGGCAACGTTGGAGTAAACGAACTTGTACTCGACGGTGTGTTGAAGATGAGCAGAGGTGCTGGTAATCTAGGCAGCGGTGCAGATTACACAGTCATGGACATTTTGGCAATTACTGGTGGTAAATCCACAGTAATGTATGGTGCAGGTTCTCTTCAAAAGGGAAGGATTGTAGTACAGACGTCGGACTCGGGTACAGCAGTAGACATTACTCGACATTTTAACAACAAACATGTATTCTCTGACACTTCCGGCGGAACAACAACATATGTTTGTACACCGAACCTAGCATCTGCTGAAAACTTAGACCAGGGTGCGGCTGGTAAAATTTATGGTGCATGGACATTAGAAGGCACTTCTAAGTTTGAAGCAACCTATGCTGACTTGGCAGAATATTACGAAGGTGATCAGGAATACGAAGTAGGTACTGTGCTGGTGTTTGGTGGTGACAAAGAAGTTACTACAACCAAGACAGCCGGCGACACAAGAGTAGCAGGTGTTGTTTCTAATACAGCAGCATACTCAATGAACTTCGAATGTCCGGGTATTAAAGTTTGTATTGCCTTACAGGGTCGTGTACCAGTTAAGGTAGTAGGCAAAGTTAAGAAAGGCGACATGTTAGTAACATCAAGCATTCCAGGTGTTGCAGTTGTTGCAGGTGCAGATGTCAAGGTAGGAACTGTGATTGGAAAAGCAATTAGCTCATACGATTCAGATCATATCGGAGTTGTTGAAGTATCAATAGGAAGAACATAATGGCTAAAAAAATAATAAATGTAAATAAACCAAATGACTTTATCAACACGGGTTCGGCACCTAATGCTCGAGACGGCGATAGTCTTCGTAGTTCTTTTGCGAGATTAAACGATGCCATTGATAACATTGATGCAAACTTTACAGAAGTATATGCACTGGCAACAGGTGGAACGCTCAACGGAACACTTGAGATTGACATCCAAGGTAGTGTAGTTGGCAACGACTCAGGTGTTATTGTCAATGCCTCTAACAGCAATGTAAATGCAGCCAAGGTAACTGCTGGTGCTATTGAAATTACCGGTAGTACAATATCAACAACTGATAGTAGCACAATTATTATAGATCAAGCGGTCACTGTTAGCAGCAACTTGACAGTGGGCGGCGATGTTTTACCCAGCGTGGCTAATGGTGGCGATCTAGGCAGTTCGGCTAGACCTTGGCGTAGTCTGTATGTCAGCAACAACACTATCTACATTGGTGGCACAGCCGTAGGAATAGATGCTAATGGTGCGTTAACCACAGGCGGCACAGTGGTTGGCAGCACACCAGCCTGGGCCAACATCACAGGTAAGCCAACTATACCTACTGGTTTTGATAGGCTGACCAGCAGTGGTGATGAAGTTATTTTAATTGGTGGTGCCAATCCTTTTGTTACTTTTCCTGCTATAACTGGTGGGGATCAATTACAGATACAAGGTTCTGAAGTTAGCACAGTGTCAGGCAGTCTTGCACTTACTTCACAGGACAACCTTAACATAATATCAAACGGTTCCGGTCTTGCACCTGGCGGATCAAAAAATTGGACATTTGGCACAGAAGGTAGCTTAACCATACCCGGCGATATCCGCAGCGAAGGCAATATCAACATTGAGATCAATTTAGATGATTCAACCAAACGCATTTGGCAGTTTGGTGAAGATGGTGAACTCTCATTGCCTGAAGGTGCTGTGGTAAAAACTATATCTGGAAACTTGACCATTGAAGGTCAAAATTATGTGTTTATTGATTCTGCCAGTAATGGACAGATTAATATAGGCACCAGCAGTGGTGTAGGGGCAGTGGTACTAGGTAGTAAATCCAGAGGCACTAATGTGGTAGTTGATGATTTACAGGTCGCAAATGGCGTCTATGAATTCTTCAGTAGTTTAGCAGATGCTACTGGTGTAGTAACACACAACTGCGCCAACGGACATCTATTTTATCATACAAGCCCAGATGCCAACTGGACTGTAAATTTAACTAATTTAATTGATACATGGAATAGAGCTACCTCAGTGACCCTAATCATATCGCAAGGCGCTACAGGTTACTATCCTAGTGCAGTTCAGATTGCAGGTGTGGCACAGACTATAAAGTGGCAGGGCAATGCTACACCAACACCCAGCACCAACAGAACTGATGTGGTGACATTTAGTATCATAAACAATTCTGGCACTTACATCGTGCTGGGACAACTAACAGGATTCTAATATGCTGGGTTCATTCACAGGTTCATTTAAGTTTGGTCGTCGACGACGCCTCTCACTACTGCCAGCGGGATATGTTACTCTAGCTGGGTTGACATGGGCTCCTATGACCACTGGTGGGACCTATGCAGCAGCTCAAACCCACGCCGCAGGCTTCACAGGTCTAGGCTTTTCGGCAGGCACATGGCGAACGGCCACTGTTGCAGAAATTCAAAGTCTTGCAGCAGTGCTGAGTTATGCTGATGCTCAAAGTGTTTACGGGTGGGTATTTTCAAGTCATGCTTACAATATTTGGACTTCAGAATCTGGGCGTGTGGTTAATTTCTTCACAGGAGCTAATGTTGGAACTGCAAATAGTAATCAATTCAATTTTTTAGTTTGCAAAACTCCTGCATAATTAGATATCAATAAACGGTAAATATATAAAAGAGAGCGGATATGGCTATACAAACAATTAATATTGGCAATGCAGTAAATGACGGGCTAGGCGACGACTTACGTAGTGCTTTCCGAAAAGTTAATTTAAACTTTGCTGAATTAGCAGTACAGCAGACAGTAACTGGCACAAATCTAGGTGCAGGAACTGGTGTTGGCGTTTTTAAGCAGAAAGTTGGTGCCAATCTGCAATTTAAATCCTTGGTCAGTGACGGTAAAATAACACTGACTCCCGGTGCTGATACCATTATCGTAGGTACAACACAGAAAGATTCTTTTAGTTCAATTGCCACAAACAGCGGTAGCATTACTGCTAATGTAACAACAAACTACGATCAAATTACAATTCAAGGTGGTGCTAACGTAAACGTAACTGCTACCGCTAGAACAATCACTGTAGAAACCAAACAAGATTTAGCAACAATCTTTAGTGATGCAGATTTTGGACAACTAGGTGCTGTCCCAGGTAACTTGCTGACATTTTTAATGCAGGCTACAGATATTGATTTTGGGACTTTTGAAAGCCCTACCGCATTCGAATACGATGCTGGAACACTATAACGGAGAACAAAAATGGCTTTAAGACTTAAGAGAGGAAATACTACCCAACGTTTAGCAACTACACCAGTTGACGGTGAGCTAGTATTCGATACCACAGAAAATAAACTCTATGTAGGTAAAAACAATACAGCCGGTGGTGTTCCTGTTGTATCGGGTGTTATTGGTGGTCTTGTTGGATCAAACATTGATCTAAACGGCAGAGACATTACCGGTACAGGTAATATCAATATTACCGGAACAATTACTGCTAGCGGAACAATTACCGGCAACGGCGACTTAGTATTAGGTAACGCTGCAACTGATAATGTTCAATTCGGTGCTGATATCAATTCAAATATTCTTCCAAATACTACATCATTAACTTTAGGTGCCACTGACAAAGTCTGGAATACTGTTTATATACAGAACATTGCAAATACTAATGCATCAACAGCAATCAACGTTAATTCAACATTAGTTTTAAATCAAAACACAACCGTTGCTGCAAATGTAATTCCAAATGCAAATGGTCAACGCAATTTAGGTAGTTCAAATCTAGCATGGAGCGGAGTGTATTCTGATCAGTTTAAGTCGTCAGGATTAATGATTTCTGGTAACAACGTTTCTGCAACTGAATCAAATGCTGACATTACACTAACTCCATCAGGAACAGGATCAGTTGCAACTGCTCGAATCAACGCAACTTCTCATGTAAACATCGGTGGTGTTAATCCAGTTCACATTGAAGATGTAGGTGGTACTGCTCAGTCTATTCACTATTTTTATGATAATGGCGCAGGACTAGGCCAGATTACCGAACGAGCCGAACAACGAAATTATACCCAACTAGTAAACAATGCTGCTGAAGCTATTTCTTTTGCGCCAATTGACGGCACCGTAATTAATGCCGCTAAAATTACAGCCAGTATTTTAACTAATGCAGGATCACAGATAATAGAATTTTTATATTTGTATTCATCGGGAACAGGACAAGTTACCACGCTTTCAAATACATGGGTAGGAACTAAACCTATTAACACTGTGGGATTGCAGGGCGGTAGTCAATCTATTATTCAGTTTGTTACAAATACTACTGCAACGGCTGGAATAGTTTATAAAATAAAACTTAAACAAACATTATTTAGAAGTAATTAATTATGGCAATAACCTGGAATACTCCCCCTGGTACTCTAGGCACGTTTAACGAAAGAGCACCTTTAAACTTGCCTTTATCGGCGACTTCAACAACAACAATAGCCTATTCCGTTATTTCTGGATCGTTACCTGTTGGTGTAATCTTAAATTCCGCCACAGGAGTACTAACAGGGACTCCAGTTGAAATAAAAAATACAACACAGAGTAAATTTGTTGTAAGAGCAAAAACTGCCAGTGAAGTCAGTGATAGAACATTTTTTATTACAGTCAATGGACCAGATGCTCCTGTATGGAGAACCGCCGAAGGATTCCTACCAGTTGGATTTAATAACTCCTATTTTGTTCTTGACGATTCATATGTTGACTTTCAATTAGAAGCCATCGATAATGACAAAATTGCCGGCGATATATTATACTACTATATTCCAAATAATAGTGGAGAACTTCCGCCGGGACTGACACTTTCTGAAAATGGACGTATTAGTGGATTTGTTGCTGCTGTAGAAAAATTAGAATTTAATCAAAGCACTGGTAATTACGATACTGGCGCCTACGATTTTATCCCATTTGATCTCGGACAGGTATCAACCACAGGCTTTGATACATTTACCTACGATAACACAATCTTTGATTATTCGGAACCCGTTAGTCCACTTAGACAAGTTAGTAGATACTACTCATTTACTGTAGCAGTAACCGACGGAGTTACAGAAGCACAACGAAATTTTAGAATTTACGTAGTTGACGAACAATTCTTAAGAGCAGATAACGCAATTATTCGTTCTTCTGACAATGTATTTAGAGCAGATAATAATTATCTAAGAAATCCTCTGTGGATAACTCCGCCTAATCTAGGTAAGAGAAGAGCAAATAATTATGCAACTATCTATCTAGATGTATACAATCCAATTACCCTAGATCAAAATATTGTATTTTTCTTAGATCCTACCAATCCCGACGGTACTGTTAGTCAACTACCTAATGGTCTTCAATTAGATAGTATTCGTGGCGAGCTTGTAGGAAAAATTCCATACCAGCCTAGAATTTCAGTTATACACAAATTTACAGTCAGAGCAGTATCATTTACTGCAACTACTTTTGCCAGCAAGTATACGTCTGTGGGATCATGGGATCCAGATATAGTTTATAAAATTGGTGACGTTGTTAAATGGATAGATCCTGAAATTTATAATGACAGTAGTATATTAAGTGGAATAGGCGAATCGCTGTATGTTTGTCTAGCAGACAATTTAAATAGGATCCCGTCAAACACAGAATTCTGGAACGAAGGTGCAACTAGCACACTAAGAACATTTACTATTGATATTGTTGGTGATATCGAAAGTGGTATCTCGTGGATGTCAACTGCATATCTCGGATCTGTTAAGCCCAACGAAACTTCGGATTTGTTTGTGCAGGCAGAAAGCCTAACCTACGGCGGCAGTGTAAATTATGTGTTAACAGGAGGAACACTACCGCCTGGGCTTGAATTACTAAACAACGGATTAATTATTGGAAGGGTTAATCAAGTAGGAACTGCTAATCTACCAGGATTAACAAGATTCTATGACGGTGGTCCTAGCTCTAATGCTTTTGGAATTACATTCGATAATGGTACCTCTACATTTGACAAGGTCTTTAAGTTTACAGTCAAGGCTAGAGATCCAGCTAGTATTTCTGAATTTGAAAAGACATTTTTTATTAGAGTGACCAACGAAGACAATTTACAATATACCGACTTATATCTAAGAGCACTACAAACACAAGATAAAAGAAATGAATGGTATAATTTTATTACCAATGGGGCCATTTTTGATCCAAAAAGTCTATACAGGGTAGGCGATCCAAGTTTTTCTACACAGGCTAATTTGCAGGTATTATTATTTGCAGGCCTAGAAAAAACCGAATCTATCAATATTGTACAGGCAATGAGTAGAAACTTTTACAATAAAAAAATAAGATTTGGCACTGTTGCTACTGCTCAAGCCAAAGATATAATAACACAAGAAGTAAAATATGAAGTTGTGTATGTTAATATTGTAGATGAATTAGAATCTAAGGGAGTTAGCATAAGCAATGTAGTTAATTTACAAGATACTATTTCCAGTAAAGTTCTAGTAAGTCAAGACGAAATTAATGTTGACAGTAATATACTATTAACCAGTGATTCAGATAATCAAACAGTGTATCCAAATAGTTTTAAAAATATGAGAAATAGATTAAAACCCATTGCAACACGCAATAGAGATTTTATGCCACTTTGGATGCGTAGCATACAGCCAGATGCGCAAGTTGAATTAGGATATACTCGAGCACTAGTACTCTGCTATGCTAAACCTGGCAAAGCAGCAGAAATTGTAACCAAAATTAAAGCCAGCGGATTTGACTTCAAGCTAATTAACTTTGAAGCAGACAGAATTGTCATAGATTATCTCAACAAAAATGTAGGGGATAAATACATTGCATTTCCGCAGCGTGGAGAAAAACTTAAATGACTAGTAACATAAATTATGCAGGGATAAACGAAAATTTCCCTATTGCAGGACAGGACAACGATACTCAAACTTTTAGAGATAATTTTAATACCATCAAACAAAACTTTCTCGATGCGTATGACGAAATTACAAGTTTACAGGCTAATACCGCTAGAACAAATACGGACAACGATTTTGCAGGCGTTAAAATTAGAAATGCTGTTTTACAGAATAATCTAGAATATGCTCACAATGCCGGCACTGTTGGCAGTGAATTTACCGTCGATGGCATTGCTAACGTTGACTTCTTAAATGGGCATTACCAAATTTATAGATTTGATGCTAGTGTTAACGTTGCATTCTTAAATTTTCCATCTGTAGGTTGCGGAAAAGTTACTTTAGAACTCTACGGTGACGGCACCGAAAGAACTCTTACACTGATTGCTCAAGGTGGTACAACTTTTAAACGCAGTGTTGTAACTACTTCTACAAATTCAACTGTTAGTTTTCCAAATCCAGTTAAGGTAACATCAGCAACCAATCCGGTAATCATAGAAGTTTGGTCAAACAATGCAAACACTATCTTTTTGAACTACGTGGGAACGTTTGTCTAATGTTTTTTCATCCATTTGAAGGCGATCTTAGTCAATTAAAAGACAACGAAGTTGAAGATCGCCTTCAAGATCTTACAAAGAAATATTTCATAGCGGCCCGCACGGGCAACCAAGAATTGTTGACACAGCTCTCTACTTTTGTTACAATATACAAAAGTGAACTAAGTAATCGCTTTAGAAGCAAATTACAAAGTGGCCAAGATAGAGACCTGGATCAATTAATTAATGTCGACTAATACAGTAAACACAACCGAAGACTTAATCGAAGGCGTATTAAATTTTGGACCAGAAGTCCTTAATGACTGCGTCTACGATTCAAACAATGTTGATGTTTCACAGTATTTTGAAAATCTAACAGAAAAATTTTTAAATTATCCAAAACCAGTAACAGAAATAGATATTTCTAAATGGTTTATTCCCAATGACTATTATCCAAACTTAACAGAATATTTGTACGGGTGTTGCACAACTCCGGAACAAACTGATCGCGTGAGCATGGAATTAACGTTATTCATAAAACACGGAATGTACGATGTATTACACGTTATGAAATATATCGTAGATACTCTTAGAGAAAATAATATAGTTTGGGGAGTTGGGCGGGGAAGTAGTGTAGCAAGTTATGTACTCTATTTGATAGGGGTACACAAGATAGATAGTGTTAAATACAATCTGCCAATAGGCGAGTTCTTCAAAGGAGAATAGAATGGGTAATGTTTATACAAGTATGCAAGGTAAGGTAATTGACATGGAGAAGCTTTCAATTAAGAACGAATTAACTCCTGCAATTGGAAATATGAAAGTCAATGCTCGCGGAGACGAGATTGGCGATAATGGTAAAATTATCAGAACAAGAGAAGATATTCTCAAAGATTATTATAAAGATAATGCTCGAGCAATCGAAGAAGAAACCAGCAAACGCACGAAAGGCTAATAATGGGTAAAGTTAGAGGTAAGCTTCGCGCTATCAATGACAAGGTCATTGTGCATAATATGCACTTTGGCGAACAGCATTCTAGCGGAGGGATCGTCATTATGGGCGATGACGGAAAAGATCGCGGTATATATCCTCGTTGGGGTCAAGTTTATGCCAAGGGTCCATCTAGTACAGAGGACTTTGAAGTTGGTGACTGGATTCTTATTGAACACGGTCGATGGACTCGAGGCATTGATTATGCCGAAGACGAAGATCTAGAACCAACAACAATTCGAATGGTGGACCTTAAATGTATTTTAATGTGGTCTAAAGAAAAACCAGACGGTGTTCATATTGCTAAAACGTTTGACGTTCCGCAGGCTGTGGATGCTTATAGATTGGAAAACAAATGACAAACCCTTTTAGAGATCAAGAAAAGTTCATGCGGGCGTGTGATCAAAGCGTGGACGCATTCGATGAAGCACAGTACAACATGTACAAGAGTTTAATCGATGAAGAATTTAAAGAACTTCAAGAAGCCTTTGACATGGAGGCTGAACTAGATGCACTAATTGATATCTTAGTTGTAACTATAGGTGCTATTCATAGTGCAGGATTCGATGCCGAAGGTGCATGGAAAGAAGTTATGCAGACTAATTTTGCTAAGATTGATAAAGATACTGGCAAAGTTCGTAAGCGTGAAGACGGTAAAGTTCTTAAACCACTTGGGTGGGTTGCACCTAATCTGGTACCATTCCTTAAAAAGTAATGGGGTTTAAAAAGAACTGGGATGCTAGCGATGTTAGCTCCCAAATCCGAGCAATAGCAGCTACCTGTATTAGTCCGTATAATGACGGATACACGCAATGGTATGCTAAACAAGATCTGTATCAACTAAAATTTGTGTTAGACGAAGCATTAAAACAATGCCCCACCTTTGCAGACGAAGAACAATGGTTGACTGAACAAGAACAAAAGCGTATAATTAAGATTTTAAAGTCTTAACTATGCGAATTGGTATTATAGGATTTGGTTATGTGGGCGGTGCAATTGCCTGGGCCCACAGAGATCAGGATATTATTATTCGAGATCCAAAATTAAAAGCATCCGCTGACTTAGACAAATTTGTAGACTGTGATGCAGTATTTGTCTGTGTTCCTAGTCCCTGTGTAGACTCTACTCTAGAGAACGGTAAGTGCGACACGTCAATACTAGAACAAACACTCAAAAAATTATTGTTTGTTTTAATTAATAAACAAATTCCAATCATCTGTAAAACAACTGCTCCACCTAGTGTATATGCACGTTTACAAAAAGAATATCCTAACATTGTGCATTGTCCAGAGTTTTTAACTGCTGCAAATAACCTCACCGACTACATGAACACAGAATATTTTGTGCTAGGCGGTCAATACGATTGGTGTGTAAGGGCCCGAGAGGTTATTCATCTTGGTGTATCAGTTACACATGATAGATTTATTATTACTGATATAAAAACTGCCGCACTATACAAATACATGATGAACAGTTACCTGGCAACAAAAGTAACGTTCATGAATGATTTTAAATTGCTTGCAGATGCCGAGGGAATTGATTGGAACGATGTTAAAACTCTGATTACATATGAAGATCGTATTGGTAAGAGTCACATGGATGTTCCTGGCCCCGATGGGCAATTTGGTTGGGGCGGTGCTTGCTTTCCTAAAGATATAGCTGCTATAATAGAGGAAAGCATAGAACTAGGTCTTGACTTTGAATTAATGCAACGAGTCGAGTCGATTAATAAAAAACACAGAAAATAAATGAGAAATCTTAAATTAGTAGATGCAGTAATTGCATTACACGAAATTGCTCGCACAGTGGCGGAAGAAATTGGCGTAGGTCAATTACATGACGATATCCGAAACTGTGCTGATAGATTACATGAATGCTCGCTCTTTGACAGTAGAAATAGTACAATAACACAAGACATTATTAATAAGGCAAAAGAATGAAAGAACTATGGGTAGAAAAATACCGTCCTAATAAACTAGGCGGATATGTATGGCGTGATGACAATCAACGTAAAACTGTTGAGTCCTGGGTCAAAGATAAAAGTATTCCTCACTTATTGCTAAGTGGACCGCCTGGCATTGGAAAAACTACCATGGCAAAAATGCTAATTCACGAAATTGGCATTGAAGATTACGATGTATTAGAAATTAACGCAAGCCGTCAACGTGGTATTGATACTATTCGTGATACAATTACAAACTTTGTATCAATGATTCCGTTTGGTCCGTTTAAGGTTGTATTGCTAGACGAAGCAGATTATCTTACACAAGAAGCGCAGGCAAGTATGCGTGGTGTTATGGAAGAATTTCATAGCACAGCAAGGTTTATTTTAACCTGCAACAAGCCGCATATGATCATGGATGCACTTAAGAGTCGGTGCCAACAATTTCACTTTGAGAAAATTGATCAAACAGAGTTCACTGCTCGTGTTGCAACTATCCTTGTTGAAGAAAATGTTGAGTTTGATTTAGACACACTGGACATCTACATAAGTTCTACATACCCAGACCTGCGTAAATGCATCAATTTAGTTCAACAAAGTGTTCATGAAGATAAACTAGTACCTCCAAACAAGGCAGATGCTGCTGACATGGACTGGAAGTTTACTATGATTGACCTGTTTAAAACAGGGCGTATTGCAGAAGCACGTAAATTGCTATGCGGAAAACTTCGTGCAGAAGAAATGGAAGACATGTATCGATGGATGTACGATAACATTCAAGTATTTGGTGATGATGCTAAACAAGATTCTGCATTGTTGGTTATTAAAGCAGGACTTGCAGATCACGGACTAGTAAGTGACCCGGAAATTAATCTAGCCGCTACATTAATTCGGCTGTCAAGGATTTAATATGACAGCACGGTATATGATTGTAACCTATATTAAAAAACCCAATGGTAAGTGGGATGAACTAACGGAGTTCAAAAATAGTCTTAAGACCAGTCATGTACAAACAGCAAAGGTTATACTTGACTTCAAAAATAAGACATGTGTTAAGAATGGACTAAACCCTGAAGCAGGGTTTGAGGACATGCTTGATTTTTATAAACGGCAGTTGGGGGATCAATTGACCCCCCACTTACCTCAAGAGTCGCCGTAAATTGCTAAAATCTCCTTAACCGCCTGGTGGCGTTCTACGTCTTTAGCTGTAAATCGACATAAGTCAACATACCTATGATTATCAAAATTGTCGTATAATTTCAAAAACTCTAGCAGGCCGTTAGTTGTTGGTCTGTCTGCTTGATTCAAATCTCCCGTAATTATCATCCTAGAGTCTTGGCCCAGCCTAGTTAGCAGCATCTTCATTTGACTAGGTGTGGCATTTTGCATTTCATCTGCAATTACTAGTGCATTCTTAAAAGTCCTTCCCCTCATATATGCTAAAGGGCTAATCTCGATCACCCCCTCACGAATAAAAGTTTCGATTTCTTTAGCATTGAAGTATTCCTCGAACACATCCATTAGGGGTCTTGTCCAAGGGGCCATTTTTTCATTTAGGTCGCCTGGTAAAAACCCGTGCTGCTCATCTACACTCACAGCAGGTCTGGTTATAATGATTCTTTCAATTTGTTGTTCATGCAGCATTTTTACTGCCCATTGACACGCAATCATGGTTTTGCCCGTACCGGCAGGACCTACTGCAAAAATAATATTTTTTTGCTCGTCCTGTAATTTAAGTAGGTAGTTTTCTTGATTGAGGTTCTTGGGTGAAATTAAAACGCGATTCTTCTTTCTTGGAAGATACTTGTTGAACTGAACAACGTTGTTGTCGTCTTCGTGCATTACATCCAGCTTTCTAGCTGTTTTTCTCTGTTTTCTCAAAGGTTAGCCTCCTATTTTATGCGTTCGGCACGGACCTTCTGACCGTAGTGCCCGGGACCGAACACAAAGTTATTTAACGTTTTGGACAGAAAGTTATAAGTTACGTTAATTTTTTGCGTCGATAAATACAATGGGAGAATTTCTATGCTAGATATTAAAGACGTAATCCGTAACATTGAAACAATATACGGTTCTAATAGCAGTTTAAAGATGCTAAAAGACTTTGAGCGTGTTGTTGACGAACTGGATTGCTACGTTTATGAAAACTGGATCGACGGCGAGCTTGTTGAGGGTCCTAAAGAGTCAAGATATTGGGTATCTTGCAAGTTTATGTGGCCTCATAAAAAGATGCCAAACCCTATTGCTGCAAAACGCCTAACTGATTACGGCTGCAGAATTAACTATTCCGAAGAATCAATTTCTAAAGTACGAAAAATTCGTACTCCCGGTGATATTCGTCCAGGTACACGCAAGGGAAAAATTGATCAGGTGCCGGTATGGATTGTTGAAATTGCAATGCCGAAAAAATTAATGCACGATATTGATCAAGGCTACAAAGAATTAGATCAGAATAAAATCGACGATGCACTAGACCAACGTGCAGGTATGCAATTAGAACAAGATAACGTAGAACAACAAGTACAGGATATTCAAAATGCACAACCAGAAGCAGCAGCACCAGCAGCTTAACGAAGGACTTCGTCCGGGAGATTTAAACAATCTCATCGAACCAATGTTCGAAATCGATCGCCATCGTAGTAAGATGGGAGAAGACCGTGATGTCTGTGTACTAAGCTTCTCTGTTAAAGATAGATTGCCAGCAAAAGACATGATGGAATTTATTGAGAGAGGCTACAGTTTTGTTTTAGACGCAGACGTTAGCAGCGGAGAAGACATGGACGGCGGATACACTGTATTCGTCGAACTAGAGCGTAAAGATAAATTGCACGATCAAATTAAAGAAATTATCGAAGGACTAAAACGATTAACAGATACAAGTGAGTGGGGTTTTAGATATCACAAAAACTTTACCACTCACAAGATTGACGAGCAAGCCTTAGAAAACTTTGTTCCTAATAATCCTCAAGAATATGACGGACTTATGACCAAAGTTAAAACCGAAGGCATTAAAAAATTCTTTAGCAAAACATTAATGGATGATTTAACATTAGATGGAAATGTTATTACTATTCACAAGCCATTTAATCAGCAACTTAAATTTAAACTAGTTCCAGAAGATACAGCAAAAAACATTTTAGAAAACACAGCAGTAAACATTCAACTCGATTCAGCAAGCATGGGAGAAGTATTTTGGTTAACCAAGGTTCTAGGCGACTATGGTATTACTAAAATTGGTGAACAGTTCTTATTAAAGAATAAGAACGAGTCTTTAGTATTGGAGAAACTAACATGAGTTTTACATTTGAATTTAAAAAACAACAACTAGCACAGGTAATTCCAGGCAATCAATATGTTGATCACTGGTACGAAGCACTATGCGATATTTTACCAGAGTATGAAATTAATACACCGCACCGTGTAGCAGCATTCTTAGCTCAATGCGCTCACGAATCTGGCGGTTTTAAATTTTTAAAAGAAAATCTAAATTATAAAGCTGCAAGTCTACGTAAGGTATTTCCCAAGTACTTCACTGACGATGCAACTGCGGCACGTTATGCAAACAAAGGCGAAATGATTGCCAATAGAGTCTATGCTAACCGCATGGGCAACGGTCCAGAAGAAAGCGGAGACGGATATCGCTATTGTGGGCGGGGGTTAATTCAACTGACTGGTAAAAACAACTATACGTTGTTTGCCGGTAGCTTAGATATTTCTGTTGAAGAATGTTCAGAATATCTACAAACATTTGAAGGCGCAGTCCAGTCTGCTTGCTATTTCTGGGAAAGCACTGGTTTGAATAAAGAAGCAGATGCAGGCGACATTAAAACAATGACAAGAAAAATCAATGGCGGTTACATTGGCCTAGAAGATCGTATTAAACATTATGAACATGCATTGCATATATTTGGAGCTCATTAATTATGCATCAACTCGGATGGATGATAAGTCTTATTCCGGATAGTATTTTTATTTGGATAACATATGCACTGATGACATTGGGTGTCGGATTGTATATTGCCAGTAAATTAGTTGCATGGATTCCGTTAATGGGGCAGTATAAGTTGCCTGCAGAATTAATTGGCGTAGCTGTGTTAGTTGTTGGTACATATTTGTTTGGCAGCTACGGTACTGAAATGGCGTGGCGGGCTAGAGTTGAAGAATTAGAAGCAAAAGTTAAAATAGCAGAAGAAAAGAGCCAACAGGTTAACACTGTTATCGAAACCAAAGTTGTAACTAAAGTTAAGGTGATTAAAGAAAATGTTTATATCAACAGAGAAGTTATTAAAGAAGTTGCAGGCAAGCAGCTTGATAATCAGTGTACTTTGCCTAAGTCTACTGTCAGCTTGCACGACAGCGCCAGTCGTAATGAAGTGGCCGGACGTGCCGAGTCAACTGATGGAACCCCCAGCACCGTTAAAGCCTCTGAACTCCTCGACACAGTCGTCCAAAACTACGGAACCTGTAACGAAGTAAGAGAAAAGCTAAGTGCATGGCAAGAATGGTATAGAGAGCAGAAGAAAATCTTCGAATCAGTTAAATAGTAGTATATTAAGCAGGAGCGAACATGGCATTAATAGACAGCGTATTAAATCTAATCAACAAACAACCAAAAGATCCGGACGCACCAAAGCCTCCGATTGGATCACGTTCAGAGCGTGAAGCAAAACTAAAAGACAAAGCGGGTATGGTTATTTCCATATTTGCATTGTTACTAGCAGTTAACGCATGGTACGGTGGCAAGTTATCTAGTACAGTATTAAACAATACACTGGGTGCTAATAACACATGGGCACAGTATCAAGCCAAAGCAGGTCGTGGCGTTAGCTACGAAATTGCTGCTAAAACAACTGCTGATCCAAAAATTAAAGCAGAATTTCTAGCTGAAAAAGAACGCATGGATGCTGACAAGAAAGAAATTGCTGTCAAAGCAAGAGAAATGGAAGCCCTACGTGAAGAAGCTAAAAAGTCTAGTCCATGGATTGGATACGCAAGTACAGCTTACCAGTTAGCCATTGTTGTGTTATCTGCAAGTATTTTAGCAGTAAGCATGGCCATGTTCTGGGGTAGTTTTGCAGTAGCAGGGTTTGGTATACTATTGAGTCTAAATGGTCTGTTCCTTTGGTTCTAAGGAGCCAAGGGTGTGGATCCACTAACCCTATTTGCCCTTGCTAATGGTGCAGTTTCTGCTGTCAAAGCAGGATGTAAACTATACAAGGACATAAAGGGTGCAGCAGGAGAAGTCAAGGATGTATTAAAAGACCTTGATTCCCAGTTCCACAAAATGTATGATGGTAAACCAGTTCCACCAGAAGCAAAGAAACAGTTACAAGAAGAAAAAGCTCGTGTTAAAGATCTAAACAAGCGCAGCGAAGAAACCACATCCATTTACACAGAAATAGGCAATCATCTAGGCGTATACTATGATAATTTCTACAAGTGCATGGCAGTGTTTGAAGAAGAAGAAAAGCGTAGCAAGACTCAGGTTTACACAGGCGACGACAGTCTAGCAAAACGTGCCTTACAGCGTGTTCTAATGAAAAAACAATTGGAACAAATGGGTACAGAATTACAAGAAATCATGATTTACCAAAGTCCACCAGAACTAGGCGCATTATGGACTGATGTAAATGCTATGATGAAAAAGATGGGGTTGGAACAGAAGGTTCTTATAACCCAACAGATGAAGAGGCAGGCAATTGAGGATCGACGCAGGAATGCTAGATTAAAGCAATTACAGAGTGAATTTATTGTAGGGATTGCTATTATGATAATAATCCTTGCTATGGGTGCATTGTTTATGTGGGTAGCCTACGATCGTTCGAGAAAATATCCGCAATATGGCGATGATCTGTTTCCTAAAAATGAAGAACGACGTCGTTCTGAAGCAGAACCTAAAATATATATCGGAAGATAATAAATACGTATACAATAGGAGCGAACTATGTTAGATATTTTATTATGGGTAGCAGTTGGCGCATTTATAGGATGGAATTTTCCTCAACCGTTTTGGGCTAAAGCAATACAAGAAAAAATTCAAACTATGATTGCCAAGAAGTAACAGACAAATAGGAGCGAACTATGTCAGAAGAAGTAAAAAGTGCGAGCGAAAGTAAAAAAGAAGATTGGATGAACAGTAAGTGGCGTCCAATGATGGGTTGGATGTACATGCTAGTCTGTACCATGGACATGGTTATATTCCCAATTCTATGGAGTCTATTACAGACATTTACCCATACACAAATTACACAATGGAATCCACTGACCTTGCAAGGTGCTGGATTATTCCACATTGCAATGGGTGCGGTACTTGGTATTGCGGCATTTGGTCGCACACAAGAAAAATTAGGTGGAGCAAACAATGGTGGAGCACAAGTACCATCAAGCAATTTTAGCGCACCTGCACCAATGCCAGTTGCTGCACCAAGCACAAGTTTTACACCAGCACCAAGTTGGGGTACAACTCCAATAGCACCAGCTGCTGTTGCTCCAGCAGCGCCGGCAATATCTAGTACAGGAAAAGCAATGCCTGTACAACCAGCAGAACCAGAACTATAAGGAAAAAATATGAAAAATTTATTTTGGGCATTATGTGTAGTAGCAAGCGTTTCTTTCTTGTCATGGAATAATCCAGCAATGGCTGAAGAAGCTCCAAAAACTAAAAAAATATGTATTGATGTACAAGGCAAAGACGGCAAACCAGAAATGGATAAAAAGACCGGTAAAGTAAAACAAAGCTGTAAAGAAGTTAAAGTACACAAAAAACACGAAGGCACTAAAGTAGAAGGTGCTACAAAAGATAAAAAATAATTTATCCAGCTTATACTGAAGTAAATAAAAGGACTGTTTGACACAGTCCTTTTTCACATGTATAATGAAGACTATGGAATATTATTCAACACTTGGACTTACACCTGGAGCTTCTCCAGACGAAATTAAAAAAGCTTATAAAAAAGCAGCAATGAAACATCATCCAGATCGCGGAGGCAACGAAGCGATGTTTAAACAGGTCAGTGAAGCATATGATGTACTCAGTGATCCGCAGAAAAAACAAATGGTTGATATGGGAGTAGATCCGCTTAAACAACAAGGCGGTGGGCCACAGCAAGGTGGATTTGGATTTGGCGGGCATCCTGGATTTGAAGATGTGTTTAATCACTTTGGGTTTAATCCCTTTGGTGGATTTCATCAGCAACGCCAGCGTAGAAATTCCAGCATTCAAGTCACAGTAGAAGTTACATTGGCCGATGTGCTCCACGGAAAAAACATAGAAGCTGAGATCGGAATGCCTGCCGGGCAACGTAAATTAATAACTATTAATATACCAGCAGGTGTACATCACGGTCAACAAATTAAATACGGCGGCATGGGCGACACAGGTATACCCAATACGCCACCTGGTGATTTAATTGTAAATATTAAAGTTCGACCACACGATGTCTTTCAACGAGAGCATAACAATTTAACCTGCGAGTGGAAAATGTCAGTATGGGATGCAATGCTAGGTACTGCCATCGAACTTCATACCCTAGACAACAGAGTAATTAGCATCACTATTCCACCAGGAACACAGCCTGACACAGTGTTTAGTTGTTCTAACGAAGGATTACCAGATGTGCATAATAAAATTAAAGGTAAACTAATGGTTAAAGTTAAAGTTGGCATTCCTAAAAATTTAACAGAAGAGCAACGAGAACTTGTCACCAGACTTAAACATGGAAATTAAATTAGGTGTTCATGATACGCTTACTACACCGAGTATAGCGTGGGATTTTAAAACAGACGGTGATGCAGAATTACTTGAAAAAGAAATGATCGAGTTCATGGTTGCAAATCATGGAGTTGGTCTTGCTGCTAATCAATTTGGCTTGAACAAGCGAGTATTTGTAATCGGCAGTGATAATGTTCCGGGATTCCCGCAGCCGTTTGCAGTATTCAATCCACACATCTTAGAATACAGTACTGAGCAAGCATTATTCAAAGAAGGGTGTTTAAGTTATCCAGACTTATGGTTAACTATCAAACGTCCGGACTGGATTGTTGCACAATATCAAGATTCAAAAGGTAATTTGCACGAGGTAAAGATAGACGGCTATCTTGCTAGATGCTTCCAACACGAGTACGATCATTTAGATGGCATTTGTTTTGTAGACAAAGTGTCGCAGATGAAGTTACAATTAGCTATGAAAAAATTAAGGAAGACCAAATAATGATTCAGCCCAGCGACTCCTTGCAGATAATCTTTGAGAAAGCTATTAAAATCGCTCAAGATAATACGCATGAGTATATAACTCTAGAACATGTTCTATACAGTATTATGTTAGACAACGACTCTTTTAAAATTCTAGAAGAATTCGGTGCTAATTCAAAATACATTAAAGAGCAATTAGCATTATTTGTTAAAAATAATCTTGATGAGCTTAAAAATTCCGACGGCGATAAACCTAAAAAAACAAACAGTGTAGAGCGTGTATTAAATCGCTGCTTTACACAAGTACTGTTTAGTGGAAGGCAAACCATTGAACCAATCGATGTATTAGTAAGTATGCTCAGTGAAAAGAATTCGTTTGCATATTACTATTTGTCCAAGGGTGGGATTAGCAAAGAAAAATTTATTAAATATTGCCAAGAAAACTTTGGCGGTGAAGAAAATGAAGAACCTAATCAAATAACAAATTCAAATCAGGTAGAGAAAATTATTAATTCATTTTGTTCCAATCTGTCACTACAAGCTAAACAGAAAAAGATCGATCCTGTAATTGGGCGGGACGAAGAACTTGAAAAAGTTCAATTGGTACTTGCTCGACGTAATAAATGTAACGTGCTAATGGTTGGTGATCCTGGTGTAGGCAAGACTGCTATTGCCGAAGGACTAGCACGTAAAATTCACGAAAAGAAAGTTCCTAAGTTTATCCAGGATCATCAAGTATACACATTAGACATCAGTGCTCTACTTGCCGGCAGTAAGTATCGTGGAGACTTTGAAGAACGGATTAAGGCTGTATTAGCTGCATTGGAAAAGAAAGGCAATATTATTCTTTTCATCGACGAAGCACATATGATGCAGGGTGCAGGGGCTGCTAATCAAAGCGCCAACGACCTAGCAAATATTCTCAAACCAATACTTACAAAAGGTATTATTAAACTAATTGCATCAACTACTTGGGAAGAATATCGCAAGCACTTTGAAAGTGATCGTGCATTAATGCGCCGTTTCCAACGTATCACAATCGATGAACCTACTCCAGAACTTGCAGTTAAAATTGTTAAAGGTGTTAAAAAGTATTACGAAAAACACCATAACGTTAAAATTACTGATGCTGCTATTGAACAAGCTGTTAAGTTATCAATTAAGTATATGGCCGATAAAAAGTTGCCAGATAAAGCAATCGATGTTATCGACTGTGCATCAGCACGTTACAAATTGCGTGATGACGATACCACAGATGTTATTAATATTGTTGATGTTGAACAAATTATGTTTGAAGTCAGTAAGATGATTAATATGCCTGTTGAAAATATTGCACAAAAAGAAAGTAAAAATCTTGGCAACCTAGAAAAGAATATTAAAGCTGCTGTGTTTGGTCAAGATAGTGCGGTCGATAATTTGCTAGATAAAATTTTTGTGGCACAAGCCGGAATGAAAAGCCCTAACAAACCGATCGGTAGTTTTCTATTCCTTGGTCCAACTGGCTGCGGTAAAACAGAAACTGCTAAACAACTTGCAGAAAAGATGTCAATGCCTTTGATTCGTTTCGATATGAGCGAATTCCAGGAAAAGCATTCAGTTGCTAAATTGATCGGCGCTCCTCCGGGCTATGTTGGATTTGATGATAATGCAGGTCAATTGATTACTAAATTGCAGGAAAATCCCAACTGCGTTTTATTGCTAGATGAAATTGAAAAAGCACATCCGGATGTTTCTAACATTATGTTGCAATTTATGGATAATGGATTTGTAACAGGTTCCAACGGTAAAGTAGCAGACGGTCGCAATACAATTTTGATTATGACAAGTAATCTAGGTGCTGCTGACAGCGAAAAGAGTGTAATTGGTTTTGGCAGTGCTGAACGCACAGGCGAGGACGATAAAGCAGTTAAGAAATTCTTTAAACCAGAGTTTCGCAATCGATTAGATGCCACTATTAAGTTCAATAAACTAGGTCAGGATATTGTTTATAGTATTGTTGAAAAGTTTGTTTCTGAGTTGTCTGGTCTACTAAAAGATAAAAACATCACTATTAATGCTAATAAAGATGCTATTAGGTATCTAGCAGAAAAGGGCTTTGATAGTAAAATGGGTGCTCGTCCGCTGCAACGTGTTATTGATACAGAGATTAAAAGTCCGCTGAGTCGCAAAATTCTATTTGGAGAATTGCAAGGCGGTGGCAAGATCACTATAACAGTTGTTGATGGAAAACTAGATTTTGATATTGCTGATAACAAAAAGAAACTAGTTAAGCCAGACGTCGAAGTTGCAGAGATTGGTTTTACTAATATCACTACATGATTTCGACCAGGCCCGTTAAACGTAAATTTTACAATAAATGGCATTACAAGCTTAGCCTCCGGTGCCCGGGGGCTTCGCTTCTTCGCTATAAAAGCTGTGACGAGATTAAAGAATTTTTGTCGCAGCCACATGACAAACAAAACATGTATGCCACTTACGATAAAGCATACAACAATAATCGCAATATGTATGCACTAGCAGACATTCTGTCTAAGTGGCCAAAAGAAGTATACGGAACACGAATTGAAAGCGATGCAATTGACATTTACACAAACGACAAACTATTCTTTGAAGAAGCTAGCAGAGAATTTGCATTGTTTACCTGGCGTAGATTTGCACCAACTCCGCAGACAGAACATTTACTAAGTGATCAGAAGCGGGTATTATGCAAGCATCTTCCGCATAAAAAATATCAATTTAAGGTATTCCTAACACCTCATAAATTGCCAACTGGCGATAGCAAACGATCAGAATTTGTAGAGTTTGTTAAAAACAGCGGAGACACTATTCGAATTTCTAGCGCAGTAGAAGAATGGTTTATGAACACTAGATGGAATTGGGATCGCAGATACGTGTTTGTAGACAACGAAAAGTCGCTTTTAATGCTTAAATTAAAGAATAGTGACGCTATAGGTGCCGTCTACGAATATGTAACCATATAAACAATCGCGATAAATATAGTATATCCTTTTGGAACATACTATGCGCGATATTATTATAAAATTACAGGTTACAATGTTCGAAACAGCATTGAATCCTAATAACCCAGCCGAGGACTATGCCGCTAAACGCAAGGCATTACAAGACCTCCAAACGGACCCAGCGTCCGACGATCCTACCATTAAACAAGCTATTATGCAGCGTCTTGCTGATCTTAACAAAGAAGCCAAAGAAAACGGCCTATCTGTAAAAGAAGCGTTTGATGACTCATCAGAATATGATGATGAAGCAGGAATGGCCAAGGGTCAACTTACCACCGCAGAAGCTGCCGCAGCAGAATTACGTAGTATTTTAGATGCTGACGAAAATCTTCCAGAATGGGTTCAATCAAAGATTACCATGGCTGTTGATTATCTAGACACCGCCCGTGATTACATGAAATCAAAAGATAACCAGGACTCATTATGAAACTAATGGAATTGTTTTATCCAGTTAAGGATGCGGATCAAAAATTTGATTCGGATGTTGACTACTTGGATGATTTAAAATTTTGGATTAGCAACAATGACGAAATGTTGTCTAAGATATTCTTTCCGGCTGTTAAAAAACATAAACAGCAATTTGACGACGAAGATGTATACAAAGTCTATATCGAACCGTTAAAAAAATGCAGTGAAGCATATTGCGAAGAATACGATCTACTTCACAGTAAAGATGAGATCTTTACAGACGAAGCATTATTAGAGTTGGCCCACACTGTTGCTAAAGAGCAGGCGGAGTTTATTAAAAAAGGCGATTATCATCATGAGACTGAATGAGTTATTTACAAATAGAAAAAAAGCCATCAACGAAGAACAAAAATATGAAAGTCGTTGGGCGAAATTCAGTGATGAACAATTACAAAAACGTCTAAGTGAATTAGAGACCGCATATGCTGCGACCAAAGCTAAGACTCGAGAACTATATGCCCAAATTGAAGAAATCGAAAGCGAAGCATCGGGACTAGATGAAATTGCTAAAATTGCAGGTGTATCGGAATACGATGTTAGAAACATCACTGAGAAACTAAGGGAAGCAACCTCTGCAATTTTTTATATCGAAGAAGAAGTTGCAAGTGCAATCAGAGACGTCGAGTACGAAATTGAAGAGCGTAGTTATCCAGAAGAAAGTATCGGAGAGGCAACTAAGTCAAATACTGTGCCAGCTACTACACCTAGAAATTTTGTTGCAAAGAATGCAAAGACTAGTGGTTCAGGTCAACACAAAGATTCAAAAAAATCTGTGCAGCAGGTACGTGGTCAAAAACACAAGCAGCCAGTTAGCGTTGAAGAAGTTGCGCCACCAGGTGCTAAAGCAGAACGTATGGTAAAGCATATTAAAGCAGGATATGCCAAAGACGGAAAATTAACAGCAGTTGAAAAAAGCAAGGCCTATGGCGCTGCTTGGAAAGCACACAATAAAAAATGAAACAATATCGGGTCACTACGGCAAATTTAAATCAAGACAGCAATGATGATTGTTATCTGTCTCCGGACGATCCTGTGCATGAAATTAAAGCATTACAGGAATTAGCAGGACTAGGTAGTCAACAAAGATTACAGGAATTAAAAGGCAGCAATATAAGTGTTACCGGCAGCGAAAACGGTCGTATACAACGAGAATTAAATATTAAACCAGGAACACCAGAATGGTTTAAATTGTGGTTTAGTTTACCGTACATGACTGGAGAAAAGAAAAAATGAATCCAAATGATTACCCAGTATATCCGGAAGACGACGGTTATGATCGTCCTAGAAATCCATATAGTCCAGTATGAAAATCTTTGAAATTATAAAAGAATCTCCCGACCTTAGTGAATATAACAAAGGTAATAATTGGGGGTTATCCGAAAGGGATGCAGAAGAAATTATTTCTTACATTCAAGACGGTGAAGATTATAATAGGCTAACAGATCACTATCCGGGACTAGAAAACTTTATCAACGATCACGAAGAATTTTATGGTAGTTATTATTGGGATTATGTAATTGACTCACTTAAGAATATCGAAGATGGAGGGATGGAACTAGATGATTGAAATTTCAGAATCAGCAAAAATTAAAATATTAGATTTATTATTGGAAGAAAATAATCCTAATCTAGCATTACGTACCTTTGTTCAAGGTGGTGGATGCAGTGGCTTTAGCTATGGATTTACATTTGACGAAGAAAAGAATGAGGATGATTTTGAATTTCCAATAGACACAAACTTTAATGTACTAGTAGATGCAATGAGTATGCAGTATCTACAAGGTGCTACTATTGATTACAAAGAGGAAACAATGGGCAGTCAATTTGTAATTAGTAATCCAAATGCTAAGACCAGCTGTGGTTGTGGGAGTAGTTTTTCAGTATGAAAATTTATGAAATTTTAACAGAAGGTGTAGCAGGACCTAAAAACTGCTGGCCAGGTTATAGAAAAACCGGTACTCAGCCTGGCACGGGTAAAAACAAAGGCAAGCGTGTTAACGACTGCGAAAAAATTAAAAAAGAAGATGTAGCGGTAGAAGGCTCAATGGATGACAGTGCCATTTGGAATAGATATGGACACTATAACGCCCAAGACTTAATAGGGGAGTTTCCAAATTTAAGTCCTAAAGATGCACAGACTATCGTTAATTTTGCTGAATATGGTTGGACAAGTGTTCCTAATCGCCAAGAGTATAGAGATGAAGTTGTGCAGCGAGTTAAAGCGGCCATGGGTCAGCAAGGTACGGCGGAAGACTTACAGCAAGAGTTTGACATGATTGAAAGCATCATCGAACAAATTGCAGATCATCATGATATTGATGTTGATCTTGTATGGGAAGATTTGTCAAGTCTCACAGACGACGAACTATATGTGTTTGCTGTAACATCAGAACCCATTAACGAAGATTGGCAAAAAGCCAATAAGCGAGATAAAACTGACGGCATGAGCAAGAAAGCTGTCAATGCCTATCGTAGAGAAAATCCAGGTAGCAAACTAAAAACTGCGGTTACTACTAAACCTAGTAAACTAAAGAAAGGTAGTAAGGCCAGCAAACGCCGTAGTAGCTATTGTTCTAGATCCGCTGGACAACAGAAAATGCACAATATTAGTTGTAGTAAAACTCCAGACAAGGCAATTTGCAAAGCAAGACGTCGCTGGAATTGCTAATATGAGAGCCTACGAGTTTATTAGCGAAACAAAAAAACGCAAACGTAAATCTCGATGGGCTGCTTACGGGCCAGGTCCCTACGGCGGATATGGATATTATGCTGGATATAGCGGAGACTCTAGTAATAGTGGTGAAGGTGGTAGTGGCGAAAGCATCGAGCATGAAAACTTTGCGGATGGAAAGAAGCCCGGACGTAAAGGACTTGCTAAACGTAGCGGTGTCAATACCAAAGCCAGTGTTAGTGATCTAAGAAAAACTGCTAAAAACAGCACAGGCGAAAAAGCTCGCATGGCACACTGGCTGGCCAACATGAAAGCTGGTCGTGCAAAAAATGAAAATATAGAAGAAGATTGGAAAGACTGGGTTGCAGGAGCTGCATTAGGAGCTGCTTCTTTAGGTGCAAATGCTAATATTGTTCGACAACTAGTTGAACCCGGTGATACTGTTTATTCTATTGCTAGACAGAATAATGTAACTCCGCAATTTGTCATGCAGTTAAATCAGTTTAATAAAGACACCAAACTAAAACCGGGGCAGATGGTTAAAGTTCCAGACAATGCTAAAGAAATGCCCGTTGCCAAGAAACAAGATGTTAAACAAAAAACAGAACCTCAACAAAAAGTTAATTCTAATCAATCCCCCAAAGACAATACTGCTAATACAGTAACTGGAAGTCCGCATGAAGAGTTTCTTAAAAAGGCCGCAATAAGAGCAGGCATCACTGGTAATGAGCTTGTGGCATTTTTAAGTCAGTGTGCTCATGAAACTATGGATTTTAAAAGTCTTAAAGAACTAGGTGGTAGTCTAGACTTTCGCAAGTACGATATTAAGTATGCTCCTAAAAAAGCTAAAAAATTAGGCAACGACAAAGTAGGCGACGGCGAAAAATATAAAGGTCGAGGTTACATTCAATTAACTGGAAAAGACAATTATGAAAGGGCCGGGCAAGCGTTAGGGCTACCGTTGGCTAAACATCCCGAACTTGTTGAGAAACCAGAAATAGCTGCCCAAACCGCAATATGGTATTGGAAAAATCGAGTTGCGCCCAGGGTTGATAACTTTAAAGACACCAAAGATGTTACCAAATCGATTAATCCGGGAATGAAACATCTAGACAAACGACAAGAAAAACAACGAGCGTTCCAGGTAGCAATGAAATGAGATCATACGAAATACTAAAAGAACGCACAGAAACATCATGGATACGCCCATGGATTGCCACTGCGGTTGCTAAAATTGGCAACTATAAAAACGACCTCGAATGGTATACCAAGTTCTTTAAGAATTTAAATGCCAGTAGAGAACTAGCAGCATGGAAAGAACAACACATCGATCGCAAGCTGTCAATTAAACATAAGATGCTTGATCGTCCGGATGTTGCCTACTCTGTTATTAACGCAGAACACGAAATCAGCGGCATTCCAATAGAGCATACTGTTACAGTTGAAGTAAATGTAGCACATGCACCAACAGACGAAAAGACTGCTAAGAATTTTATTGATAGATTAAGTTCTATTATGGTGCATGAATTTGCACACGCTAGTCAGCGAACAAGTCAAATTAAAAAAGCAACAGACGATGATAGTGTTTACGACATCGAAACAGATGTTTGGAAAAAGCAGCCACCTGTGGCACACAACGAACGCGACAAGTATTACATCTATATGCTGAATAACATGGAAAGAGATGCTTGGGTAGCGCAGATAGCCAACGACATACACAATGCTGTGGGGGATAAGGGCATTGGATTAATTGACAATATTCTTAAACAGGCGCAAAGACAAGATTATGCGGTTGTTGGTAGTAAAATCATACAAGTTCCTAACTTAAACGTTCTTTGGAATGCTCTTGAATATTATGGGCGATTTCTTAAAACTAGCAAGGAAGGGTCTTGGAATAAGATTAAGAAAGAGTTATACAGATACCTTTCAAATTATAATAAATAATAGTATGAAAATAAGAGAACTTTTGGAAACAGATGCCAGTACAACATCCACTGCTAATATTGGTACGGTTGAAAATCCGCACATTAGCCCTGGCACTGCAAGAGGCAAGACCAGTTACATAGGTAGTCCGGGTAAATCCGGCACAAAAGCGCCTCCGCAGCCAAAAGTCAAGCAAAAAAAGAACAAAGACGGTACTGCTGTTAGTGCCCTAGATCAAAATACAAGTTTATTTGGTGGCAGTAACGCTATCAAAAGATAAATAACATATACGCCTGTAAAGAACAATCGGAGAAATACATGGACTTTCACAAAATGCTACAGAAATTGGACTCTATTAACCCAGTCGAAAAGACAGCGGTAGCGAGCAGCCAATCAACACAACAACCAAAGGTTGTACTTGCAGAAGACGCTCAAATGAGAGTTTTAGCAGGTGTTAGCTCAATCCTTGAAGAAGGACGTAAAGCTAAAGATGAAACAGTTAAAGAAGCTACTAAAGCTGACAAATCATGGACAGACAAGTCCGGTAAGTCACACACAGGAACTGCTGTAAAAGGCAAGGCCTACGGTGGTAGCTCAGACGAAGATAAAGAAGAAGACAGCGACGAAGCAGACGAAAAAGCTGCTAAGAAAGCCGCTAAGAAAGGTGTTGAAGAGTCTACAGCAGCTCAAAAAGCTGCACGTTCTAAGTTCCAATCAATGGTTGAAGCTAAGAAAGAAGAAGCTGACAAGAAGAAAGACGCTAAGAAAAAGAAAATGGCAGAAGGCGGTTTGCCAATGACCACAGTAAACGGAAAGAAAGTTCCAGCATTTGCAGCCGATGGTAAGGGTAAGAATGATCTCGGTAAAGGCAAAGATACAGAAGCTGATGATAGCGAAGAGTCAGGTGAAGAGAAAGACGGAAAGAAAGGCATGAGCGATAAGCAAGCCAAGTATTTTGGTAAGAAGACCGAAAGTGCAATGATGCCAAAAGGCAAGAAGCGTCCAGTTAAAGAAAGCGTACAACAAAAGTATTCATTCAAACAATGCCTACAGTTAGTTAAAGAAAGCGGTGGTCAACAACAGATCGATCCAGTTGATGGCGCTTTATGGAAGTGGGCTCAACGTGTTGCAGTTAGCAAAGTGCAAGAAGGTGTGTCAGCAGACGCAATGGCAGCATTTGTTTACGAACGCATGGGTGGCGAATTCCAACTATTCGACGTACTATCAGAAACAAAGTAAGTTAATACTTTGGTAACAAAAAGCCGGCAATTAGTTGACCGGCTTTTTTGTTGGCTGTATAATAGTTTTATAAGGAGAATTATATGGCTAAAATGTACGGTCCCGAAGAAAAAGCAAAATTAGAACGTTTAATCAACGAGGGTTCTAATGTATTACGTGAACTAGAAGATTTACAAGAAGGTCTCAAAGAAACCGTCAAAGCAGTAGCAGAAGAACTGCAAATCAAACCAAGCATCATCAACAAAGCAATTAGAATCGCCCACAAGGATAACTGGAAAGCGCACGAAGAAGAGTGGGATGAAATTGAAATGATTCTAGGTGTAACAAAGCATTTGCCTGAATGATAGATTCGCTTAAGCCGACAATTATTTGGATCAAAGAGGATTACGCTAGCTATCCTCTAAGATTCACATTAGAGCTATTGGCATGGACAATGAGTATAGGTTGCACAATCTGGATGGGATATACATTGCCCAATCCGCCGTTTATATACCTATATCCGTTATTCGTGTTCCAGTGTACAATATTTGCATGGGCTGCTTGGACTAGAGGCAGCACCGGTATGATTGCTAACTATGCACTAATTGCCAGTATAGACTTAATTGCCTATATAAGGATGATAAATAATTTTTAAGCAAGGTATGCGGGCCATAAACCGCATGTTTGGTGTTTGTCAGCCGTAAATGACATAGGAGAATACAATGAGCTACGTAGATGCTTTCTACGACCGCGATAATGATATTATCAACGTTGTTGAGCGTGACGAAAAAGGGCAACGTCACTATAAAGAATACCCCGCAAAACACCTCTTTTATTATCAAGATTCAAGAGGAAAACACAAATCAATTTTCGGCGAACCGTTAACACGAGTTAATTGCAGAAACCTTAAAGACCTCCACAAAGAACTAAGAGCTTATAGCGGTAAGAAACTATACGAATCAGACATTAAACCTGTATTCCGTTGTTTTGAAGAAAACTATTTAAATGTTGATGCTCCAAAACTAAACGTTTGTTTCTTTGACATCGAAGTAGACTTTGATCCAGAACGCGGCTATGCGGCACCAGACGATGCATTCATGCCAATTACAGCTATCACAGTATACTTACAATGGCTTGATAGTTTAATCACCTTGGCAATACCGCCAAAGACTATTTCAATGGTGCAGGCCAAAGAATCAGTTAAAGACTTTCCTAATACATTTTTGTTTGACAACGAAGCAGAAATGCTCGATACATTTTTAAACTTAATTGACGATGCGGATGTATTAAGTGGCTGGAACAGTGAAGGCTTTGATATTCCCTACACTGTTAATCGTGTCATTAAAGTACTAAGCAAAGACGACACACGCAGATTTTGTCTATGGAATCAATTTCCAAAGAAACGAGAATATGAAAAATATGGTAAAGCTGCTGTTACCTATGACTTTATTGGGCGTGTACACTTAGATAGCTTAGAACTGTACCGTAAGTATACCTATGAAGAACGTCACACTTATCGACTTGATGCTATTGCAGAAATGGAAATTGGCGATACAAAGACAGTCTACGAAGGTACACTAGATCAGTTGTATAACGAAGACTTCCGTAAGTTTATTGAATACAACAGGCAAGATACATTGCTGTTAGACAAGCTAGATAAAAAATTAAAATTCTTAGACCTTGCAAATACCATTGCTCATGAAAACACAGTGCTGTTGGCAACGACAATGGGTGCTGTAGCTGTAACCGAACAGGCTATTATTAACGAGGCACATCGCCGAGGAATGATTGTTCCTAACCGTATACAACGTGAGCCAGGTAGTGAACCTGCGGCAGGTGCGTATGTTGCATATCCAAAGAAGGGCATTCACGAATGGATTGGGTCACTTGACATTAACTCACTGTATCCCTCAGCAATTCGTGCATTGAACATGGGTCCAGAAACTATTATTGGACAGTTACGTCAAGACGGAACCAAGGCATATATCGATGCAGAGATTGCAAAAGGTAAAAGTTTTGCGGCTGCATGGGAAGGAATGTTTGGTGCAGTAGAATACACAAGTGTCATGGCCAAAGAGGTAGGACGTGAGTTAACCATTGATTGGGCAAACGGAGGCAGCGATACGTTGTCTGCGGCACAGGTATATGATTTAATCTTTGACAGCAATCAACCTTGGATGCTAAGTGCCAACGGCACAATCTTTACCTACGAAATTGAAGGCATTATTCCTGGATTACTAAAGCGTTGGTATGCCGAACGTAAAGAGATGCAGGCTAAACTTAAAGACTGTATTAAAGCAGGCAATAAGATTGAAGAAGAATACTGGGATAAACGTCAGCTAGTTAAAAAGATTTTGCTTAACAGTTTGTATGGTGCTATTCTTAACCCTGGTTGTAGATTTTTTGATAACCGAATCGGACAATCAACTACACTAACAGGTCGTGCAATTGCACAACATATGGCAGGAAAAGTCAACGAAATTGTTACTGGTGAAAATAATCATATTGGTAAAGCAATTATCTACGGTGACACTGACTCATGTTACTTTACAGCATATCCAACATTAAGAAAAGAAATCGATGCTGGACGATTGCCGTGGACCAAAGAAAGTGTTGTTCAACTCTATGATCAAATTGGTGAAGAAGTCAACGATACGTTTCCTAAATTTATGCAAGACGCATTTCATTGTCCAAAGTCACGTGGCGAAGTTATTAAAGCTGGTCGTGAAATTGTTGCAAGTCGCGGACTGTTCATCACGAAGAAACGATATGCAGTACTTTACTATGACAAGGAAGGCAAACGAGCAGACGTAGACGGCAAGCCTGGTAAGATTAAGGCCATGGGCTTAGACCTTAAGCGTAGTGATACGCCTGTTGTTATTCAAGACTTTTTAAGTGAAGTACTAACTATGGTCCTAAATAATGGTACCCAAGAAGATGTGCTTGAATACATTACTAATTTTCGAACTGAGTTTAAAACAAGACCTGGTTGGGAGAAAGGTAGTCCTAAACGTGCTAACAACATTACAGAATACGCTAACAAAGAAAAGAAAGCAGGAAAAACAAATATGCCCGGACATGTCCGTGCTAGTTTGAATTGGAATACTTTAAAGCGTATGATGGATGACAAGTATTCAATGAATATTACAGACGGTGCAAAAGTAATTGTTTGTAAAATTAAAGACAATCCAATGGGGTATACTAGTGTAGCGTATCCTGTAGATGAACTTAGATTACCTCAGTGGTTTAAGGACATGCCTTTTAACGATGCTGATATGGAAAATGCAGTTATCGACGAAAAGCTAGAAAACTTGATCGGTGTCTTGGAATGGGACATCAGCTCAACTCGCAGTGACAACACATTCGGAAAATTGTTTGATTTTGAGTAAAATTAATTTGCTCTTTGTCAACGATCTAAATATAATCTTAACACTAACGGAGAATTCTCAATGAAAGATATTTTACAAGACATCGTTCGCCACACACATGATATTGGCGGATTGCTTACTACAGTTAAAGTAACTGGTACAGACGAAAAGACTGTATTAAATGCAATGGCAGACAATCGTTCTGTTATTATGGAAGCAGAGACTGCTAATCCATATCCACAGATGCTAGGTGTATTTGGTATGCCACAGCTTAACAAATTGAAATATTTGTTAGACGGCGATGTCTACAAAGACGATGCTAAAATTGCTGTTACTACAGCAGAACGCAACGGAGCAACTGTTCCAACAGGATTGCACTTTGAAAACAAAGACAGCGATTTTAAAAATGATTATCGCTTTATGAACACAGAAATCATCAACGAAAAGATGAAGACTGTTAAGTTCCGTGGCGTCAAGTGGGATGTTGAAGTTGAGCCAACTGTTGAAGCAGTCAAGCGTTTTAAATTCCAAGCTGGTGCTAATAATGAACAGCCAACATTCTTGGCTAAGACCGACAGCGGCAATTTAAAGTTTATCTTTGGTGATGCTAGCACACACGGTGGTGAGTTTGTATTTGCATCAAATGTTGCAGGTAAATTAGATCGCGGCTGGACATGGCCGGTTGCTCCGATCATGAGCATCCTAAGCAATGCCGATGCTAATAATACAAAGATGAGTTTGTCAAATGAAGGTGCTATTCAAATTACATTAGATAGCGGTTTAGCAACTTACAAATATATTATTCCAGCACAAGCTGTCTAAAATATGAAAAACTTGCCCTGGGACGAGTCTCACTTACTATTACCCTCTCCTTATCAGTCAGGTAATCAGTGTACTACAGATATCTCAGGCAAGATTAACTATCAATTTAACAGCAATGGCTATCGCACCGATGAATGGGACAGTATTACATGGTCCGACAGTGTGATAGTCTTAGGTTGTAGCCATGTGTTAGGTGTAGGTGTAAATGTAGAGCATAGTTTGCCAGGGCAGTTAAAGCATATGCTCAATTGTCCTGTAATCAATCTAGGCTATTGTGCTAGTAGTATGACTGTGCAACTGTACAATAGCCTAGCTCTAGTAAAACAAGGTATTCGACCACGTGCTGTTATATTGGTTGCACCAGAGCTTACACGATTGGCATATTTTACATGGTCATCACCTGTGCATATGGTGCCAACTAACACAGTACACATGTCTCAGGCCATACAGCGTTCTCAATGGCTAGCCAGCATGTTAACATCTCATCAAGAACAATTGCCCGAGGGCATCGATGATTGTTATAAAGGTTGGATACACCACGAACCCAATGCTGAAGTACATGGAGCATTGCAATGGGCTAGTATTACGCATATCTGGCAACACGTACCGTTTTATACATTTACCGTTGTTGAAAACTCTAATAGTACACGGTGGATAGATGCAGACTGTTTACCCAAGTATACTGATCGAGCCGCCGATGGGTTACATGCGGGTCCAAAAACTATAGCTGCATGGGCTACTGAAATAGTCAATAAAGTATGTTTGCTCTAAACGGTTGCAAAAACCTTGCTGTGGCTGTACACTACTTGTAAAGGATTTAACTATGATTAAAGGTCTAATGGGCACATGCGGTATTACAGTATCAGGCGGAAATACAACTCTGCCTTATGTGCCACCTAACAGCAGTAATCCAATGACAGGTATGGTACGTATTAATATGACAGAACTTGAAGTGTTCAACGGAAGTAGTTGGCAACAGCTATCAAGCAGTTATGCCACAGTTACTATGGATCAAGATGTTTTAGATAGCATACAATGGGCACGTAAAAAACGTGACGAAGAACGGGCTTGGGAAAGCTTGGCTTCTGAGAACAAAGCTGTTAAAATAGCACTAGACAATCTAGAACAGGCAAAACGTCAATTAGACGTAACAATAAAATTATCGAGAGAATATGAAACCACCAGTTAACTTATCACCATTACAGAAAGACTACGCAGTATACTTGCCAGCTATCAGTTCTTTTTATAGCACATACATTGCAAAGCAACGTGTAGAAGAATTTATTGCTGCGGATCGAATCCCCGACGGATTTGATAGAGGCATTGAAGGCATGAACTTTTTAAATCCCGAACAAGGATACTTTACATACAAATACGGTCTGTACTCAGCAGGTCATGCACAACTTAATCTTGAAAAAAGTGTTATTCAAGAGGCAATGATTCAACAACGTGACAGAGACAATACTGTTATTGTTGGAGATTCAGGTGGGTATCAGATTGGTAAAGGTGTTCTTAAGTTTGACTGGCTGAACTTTGATGGTCCTAGTGCAAACAAAACACGCTTAGACATTCTTCGTTGGCTTGAACTTACCGCAGACTGGTCAATGATGTTAGACGTTCCTACTTGGGCCTGCGATCACATCCATGCGCCTAAGACAGGATTAAAAGATTTTGACGATTGTTTGAATAAAACTAAATTTAACAATAAGTTCTTTTTAGAGAACCGAGACGGTAAAACTACTAAGTTCTTAAACGTGCTACAAGGTAGTAACTGGGAAACTGCGGAGACGTGGTACAACGGTGTTAAAGAATTTAGCGATGAAAAAGTCTGGGGTGATAAAGCCGCAGAAGGTTGGGCCTTTGGTGGTGCTAACATGTGTAAAATGGATATTACGCTTAGACGTCTAATGACGATGCGTGAAGACGGTTTGCTGAAAGGCAAAAATTGGATCCACTTCTTGGGCACTGCTCAATTAGATTGGTCTTGCTACTTAACTTTAATTCAACGTCAAATACGAAAGCACATTAATGAAGAACTTACCATCTCTTTTGATTGCGCCTCACCGTTCATTGCAACGGCACATGGACTTGTCTACACAAACGCTCAACACACAAACAAACGATGGTCAGTTATCATGGACAAAGCGCCAGATACCAAGGCTCTTTCAGGCTCCGATATACCGTTCCCATTCGAAAGTGAAGTTGGCAGTAGATTAGCAATGGGCGATGTATGTTACTATGCACCAGGCATGTTAAACAAAATTAAAAAAGAAGGTAAAACTAGTTGGGATAGTTTTGCTTATGCATTAATGATGGGTCATAATGTTGAGTGTCATATTAAGGCAGTACAACGTGCCCAGCAATACATGGACATTGAGTGTGCTAAGTACAAACCAGATTGGCGCATGTGGAGTCTAGAAGGTAAGAAAGAAACTGAATACAGTGATTGGGTACCTCGTAAGATTCTTTACTTTGCAACATTCATTGAAGAATTGTTTAATACTAAAACCAAAGACGAAGCGTTTCAACTTATTTTTAATGCCAAAGGTTTCTTAAAAGCATTAGAAGGTGCTAGACTACAAGGCGGTCCTGCTGATAACGAATTTAATAGTTTGTTTATAGTTGATGGACACAAACAATTGCAATACGATAAAGACGGACAACCGATTTTTGATCAACAAGATGACGACGACCTTCGTAAACTAGAACAACAACTTAACAGTGACTAACTATGAAACATTGTACCGTTTGTAATAAGCAGTACACTCCGGACTGCGACTTTAAACAAGGTCGCTGTCCACTCCACCCGCCAATGATTGATTTAATTATTGGCGATCCGTATAAAGCTAGATATTACAATCTAGTTCAATCAATTAAAAATCTTTTTAGAAAGACAAAATGAAACGAGATTATAATACCGGCAAAGCCGAATCTATTACCTTCTTCACAGGTAAGGAAATTGAAACTACGCCTGCATACGGAATGGAAACACTGTTTGTTGTAGGCGTTCACGATCCGTATACAATATTGCATATTGCTGATGATACAAAGTCATATGTAGACGAATCTAAAAAAATTAAACATATCTACTTTGGCGCTAATCAAAGTTTTAAACCTAATGGAACTAACGATGTAGACACATGGCGTCCGTGGGAAGATATGATATACGTTTGTCTTGAAGCAGGATACTGGTGTACATTAGATCTTGACGTGAGAGATGTTGAAGGATTGTTAGAAAGCGGACTTGTAGAGAAGCAACAGTTCATTCCGCAAATTTCAGTAAAGCTACCCTATTTGCAACAGCTAGGGTATAATGCTACAATTAAGTTAGACGACAAAGATTTTAATGCAACTAATCCCGGTGTATGGTGTCACAACCTACACGACTTGCTCGGACGAGATAAGTTTACAAGCTGGGACAAATATAGAAAGGACGAGATTTTAAAATGAACGAAAAAAGTTTTTTCTTTTACATACACGACGATTTAAACGGAGACTCTAATTGGAAAAAGATTGGAGTAGCTATGACGCCGTATTCTGCTGTTAGAGCTAGACAAAAGTTTTGTTCTAAGGAGTTTAGTCTTAATCATGTTTATTTCGGAGCACCTAGAGATATAGGCAGATTGGAATCAAAGATTAAACAAGCCCTGATATATAAATCTGGCAAATACCTCAATAACATTTCATCACAGACCGAAATGTTTAAAATTCCCGAAGAAGAATTACTAACCACAATTAACAACATAATAACATCATCAAATTTATTGATTACTAAATGTGAATTAGAACAACCATATTCTGCCGCAAATAGTGGAAACTGTCCTTTTGGAATACCGTCTGAACAATATTCACACTCGTTTTTAGCAGACAAAGTTTTTCATAAGTGGGGATTAGATATTCGAACTATGCAGATCAATGAATTTAACAGCCTGTTTGATGTAGAAGAATCATCTGAAGGAAAACTATGGAGTATTGAAGAAAATGAACTGGTTTAAAAAAATCATTGTCCGCTGGGTTCGCGAAGACTGGGATAAAATTCGTGAAGAAGATATCCATGTAAATCGACCTAGACTTAGCAAAGGCATCTCTATGAGCAGTGAACGTACTATAGACAATCACGGATTTAATTTTAAAGTACACAAGGCAACTGGTGGAACTATTATTGAATTGAACAAATACGATAACGTAAACGATAGACATAAGAATGCAATTTATGTTATAATGGATGATAAAGACTTAGGCGAAGAACTAAGCAAAATTATTACAGTGGAAGGATTACGATAATGTTACATGAAAGTTTAAAAATTAACAATTTTACCATTAAAGATAATGGTGCATTTAGAGTGCGTGTAGAAACTTGGGAAGTAATTAGTCCCAAAGGATTATACAATCTCGACTTTATTCAAGAATGTCTTGATAAAGACGGAAACGTAGAACATGCAAGTACATATAACTTCTTTATGACTAAAGAAGAAATTGGAGAACTTTGCAAGGGTTTGTTGGCATCATGATTATTAGACAAGACACTCGTCCTAACAAAATGATTTGGGTTACCTTGCAAAAAGAAGGTATTCACAAATATCCAGCAGCACTTACAGATCCTAATCTTGCTACAGGCGACGAATATGATGTAAGTTTTCTAGGTTATCCGCATCGTCACACATTCCATTTCAAAGTATGGATTAGTGTTACACACGATGATCGCGATATTGAATTTATTCAATTTAAACGCTGGTTGGAAAACCTTTACAAAGAAGGTACACTACAACTAGATTACAAGAGTTGTGAAATGATGTCAGGTGATTTATATGACAGCATTTCCAATAAGTATCCAGGTCGAGAGATTTGGATTGAGGTCTCCGAAGACGGAGAAAATGGTTCATTCATCAAATACTAATTAAAGGAACTACCGATGAAAACTGAAGTTGAGAAGATTTTTAACGATCTCGACGCCCTGTTGGATTTTTGCAGATTAGAACTTCTGCCTTATAATCCGGCAGATTTGTATAACCGCCAGAGTAAAGTTTGGCAATCTTACGAGGCATCTAAACGCCCTCGTCGACACTTCGATCGTAATGATCGTAATGGCGAACGAAAGGAGTGGAAACCTCGAGGACAGCAACACTATCGGACACGTTCATAATGTCGATATACCTTGTTGATTTAGAAGCAGTTGAAACAAGGTACACAGGCGAGTGGAAAACCCACTTGCCTGCACTCTTACGAAAGGCGGGACACAATGTCAACGTTATATCAGGTCCTACGGACATTCCTAGTGCTACCACTCCGGGAGCGTTTCTTAACTTTGGCGGCACTAATATATACAAGGCTAGTCAAGTTGAGCAGATGGGCCGTTTATTTTGTAGCGGAGCCGTTCATCCCGGCGATCACTTTATTTTTACTGATGCTTGGCATCCAGGTATTATAAACTTAAAGTACATGAGTGAGTTATTGAGTATTCCAGTAACTACTCACGGTCTATGGCATGCGGGCAGTTATGATCCTCAAGACTTCCTAGGACGGCTTGTAGGAGATAAACCTTGGGTTAGACATGCTGAGAAGAGTTTCTATTATGCGTTTGATCACAACTACTTTGCCACTGACTTTCACATTCATATGTTTTACAAAAACTTGATCCAAGCAGATCCAGATCGTAGACAAACAATGTATAAGACTGTGATAGAAGATACTGTGTTCAATAATAAAGTAGTACGCACAGGATGGCCTATGGAATACATGGAAGATACGTTGTCTATGTATAAAGGCATGGAAAAACGTGATCTTATTTTATTTCCACATCGCATTGCCCCAGAAAAACAAGTTGAAATTTTCCGTGACCTAAAAGAACATTTACCGCAATACGAATTTGTCATCTGTCAAGAACAGCAATTAACTAAACGTGAATATCACAATTTATTAGGCGAAGCTAAGTTAGTGTTCAGCGCAAACTTACAAGAGACCTTAGGTATTAGCTGGTATGAAGGTGCAATCGTAGATGCAATCCCAATGGTTCCGGATAGATTAAGCTACAGCGAAATGGCCATGGATGTGTTTAAGTATCCTAGTGAGTGGACAGAAAGCTGGAACTCATATAACAAGTATCGTCCGGACGTGTGTAGAGAAATTGTCACACACATGGAAAATTATAAATCTCGTCTACCTAGCCTAAATAAACAGGTAGATGTTTTAAGAGAGAACTTTTTCAGTTGTAGTCGACTACTAGACAACTTAAAATAACTACTAAGTCATCCTCGACATTAACTCGGAGAAAATATGTCAGAAAAAAATCTATCGCAAGTTATCCGCGAAAACATGAAAAGAGATAACAAACGTTTTTGGGCTGGTGACAATATCAGCGAATACGTTAAAGATGAGTTTGATAAAAACTATCTTATTGAAGAAGCAACAGTAGCATTCGAAGGCGTTCTCGACGCACTCCTTATTGATCGTGAAAACGATCCCAACAGCAAGGGCACAGCACGTAGACTTGCTAAAATGTACTTTAACGAAATAATGGCAGGTAGATATGAAGCAGCCCCAGATGCAACAGCGTTTCCAAATGACTCGCAAGACCGTTATGAAGGCATGTTGGTTGTTCGTAGTGAGCTGCGTAGTATGTGCAGTCATCATCACCAACCTGTGGCTGGCGTTGCTTATATTGGTATTATTGCTGCCGAAAAACTTATCGGACTTAGCAAGTACACAAGAATCGCACAGTGGTGTGCAAGACGGGGTACTCTCCAGGAGGAACTTTGTAACGACATCGCCCGCGAGATTAGCCGAGCTACTGACTCAGAGAACGTAGCAGTTTACATTCAAGCAACACACGGTTGCTGTGAAAATCGCGGCATCATGGCACATAGCAGTCTAACACAGACTACAGTATTAAAAGGAACATTTAAAAATGATCCTCATACAAAGAAGGAATTCTTTGACAACATTAAACTACAACAGGAGTTTGCCCCAAGATGACAACAGCTAAAGACCTAACAGATCATTTAATCTATCGTGCAAAGAATCTTCAAGAATTTATTGTAGAAAGAGACTTTGATCAAATTCCAACTGGCATTGTTCGTTTTAATATTCAACATACTGTAGGACAACCAGCAAGGTTATTTGTTCCTGCATTAACACAAGACGAAGCCGAGGATATGGTAGACGAGTGGTTTAGTGAGGATGTAGAATGAAATGGTTTCTTAATCTTTTAGATCGGCTAGGTCGTAAGCGTATTGTTATGGATCGTCAATGCGACGAGCCGTATCTTGAACGCTATTACTTGTTTCTAAAAGATAGGAAAACATTTCCATTTAATATATTCCTACATAAGTTTTTAAAGGGCGACCCAGATGATGTTCATGATCATCCGTGGCCGTATGCTACACTAATACTCAAAGGTGGTTACTATGAATACACTCCTAATTTCGAATATGGCAAAATGGTTGGAGAAACAAAGCATTGGCGTGGTCCTGGTCACTTCCGCTTATGCAGTTCTCACAGCTATCATCGTATCGAATTGGTTCCTGGAATAACTGCTTGGACTTTGTTTATGCCGGGTCCTCAAAAAAGAGAATGGGGATTTTTAGTTAATAATAAGTGGGTGCAACACGAGCAGTACCTTAAGGAAAGATATGAAAAAGTTAGTAATTAACAATGACGACTTTAAAGGTCTAGTCAATAAGATTTGTAGAGATATTGCATTAAGCAACTGGAAACCTGATTATGTTGTGGGATTAACTAGAGGCGGGCTACTACCTGCTGTTATGATTAGTCATTACTTAAATGTACCCATGCAATCATTAGACGTTAGTCTGCGTGACGGAGGCGAATGCGTTAGTAATCTAGGTATGGCAGAAGATGCGTTTGGGTATATCAATCACGACCCAATGTCATCAGGTGATGGTAGAAAAAATATCCTTATTGTAGACGATATCAATGATCAAGGTAGTACACTAAACTGGATTATGGAAGACTGGCCGAGTGGTTGTTTTCCAAATGACGAACGATGGGAAGAAATTTGGAATAACAATGTTCGATTTGCAGTTATTGTAGATAATCTATCTAGTAAATGTAAAGCTCCAATGAATTATTGGGGCATGGAAGTAAACAAAGCCGAAGAAGATGTTTGGATTGAATTTCCTTATGAGGAGTGGTGGACAAAATGAAGAAAGAAATTTTACCAGGAAGTCGTTGGGGTTCAGGCACTGATAAAAAATTTATTGTAATCCATGTAGTTGAAGTTGATGGACATACATGGGTTCATTATCGAGATGACAAAGTTCTTGAGCCTAGAGAATATAGTTGCTATATAGAAAGTTTTGAACAACGCTTTACAAGCCTACCCGAATGAAACAAAAATTAAAACAAGCATACATGAAAACTGCGGAGACATTTGCAGAGCTTAGTCATGCTCGGCGATTGCATGTAGGTGCAATCGTAGCCAAAGATGATAGGATTATCTCTATTGGCTACAATGGTATGCCAGCAGGTTGGGATAATAACTGTGAATATGAAGTAACAGAATTTCAAACCGAATACGGTGTTGGCAGTAAGTTAGTCAACACCGGTGAGTTAAAAACTAGACCCGAGGTATTACATGCTGAAACAAATGCGATTGCCAAACTGGCTAAATCTAACGAATCTGGTTTGGGTGCTACTATGTTTATTACCCATGCTCCATGTTTGGACTGTGCCAAACTTATCTACCAAAGTGGTATTAGCAGTGTTTTATATCGGAACACTTATAGGGATACCAGTGGTATCACGTTTCTGGAAAAATCAGGAGTAACTGTTGAACAACTTATCTAAATGGACTGTACCGGTTGAGGAAGATCCAGATACCGGCGATGCAATAATAACATTTCCGCCTGAGCTATTAGAACAAGCAGGTTGGAAAGAAGGAGATACACTTGTTTGGACAGATAACAAGGATGGCTCTTGGACTTTAACAAAAAAGAGTGTATAATAACGTATGAGTAAAATTAAAATCGCAGAGCTGTTTTACAGCATTCAAGGTGAAGGTCGCTACATGGGTGTGCCTTCTGTGTTTTTACGCACATTTGGTTGTAACTTTAAATGTGCAGGTTTTGGCATGAGTCGTGGTGAATTAAGCAACGAAGCTGAAGATATTGCAGAAGTTGCATATCTATATAACAAATATGAAGAACTACCTTTGGTTTCTACGGGGTGTGATAGCTATGCTAGCTGGCATCCTAGTTTTAAGGATCTTAGTCCAATGCTTACAAGTGATGCTATCGTAGATCGAATTATGGAAATACTTCCGCAAGATCATTGGAAGGACGAGCATCTTGTTATCACAGGCGGTGAACCATTGCTGGGTTGGCAACGTGCTTATCCAGACTTGTTGAGTCACCCTAAGATGTCAGGCTTGAAAGAGATTACATTTGAAACAAATGGCACTCAAAAGCTAACAGAAGAGTTTAAAGAATATCTGGTAGAATGGCAAATGCCTAACATGGATTTTGCTAGAGAAGTTACATTTAGCGTAAGTGCTAAACTACCATGTAGTGGAGAGAAATGGGAAGAAGCAATTCTTCCAGAAGTAGTTTGTGAATACGAAAATTTCGGTACAGCATATTTGAAATTTGTTATTGCCACAGAACAAGATTTTACCGATGCCGAATGTGCTATTGCCGCATATCGCAAAGCAGGCTTTAAAGGACATGTTTATCTAATGCCGGTAGGTGGTGTTGAAAGTGTCTACGCATTAAACAATAAGAATGTAGCATTACTAGCAATGAAAAACGGTTTACGTTATAGCGACAGACTACAAGTACCGTTATTTAAAAATGAGTGGGGAACTTAATGATTAAACAATTCTTTAAAAAGATTACAGGCTTACAAGCATTAGAAGATGCAACACAAAACGCACTAGCAGAAGCAGAGACTGCAAAGAGTATTGCTAAACAGCATTTAGAAGAAGCAATTGCAGCTGAAGCAAAAGCAGCAGAAGCTAAGTTAACTCCTAAAGAACGTGCTACACAAAAGGGCGAGCCGTGGGTAGCTGTACTTGACACACATGTTAACAAAGACAATCTACGTAATGGATTCTTTGAGCTTGATTGGAACGATGAGTTTATTGTACAATTGAAGTTGCAAGGATATGGCTATGATGGTGATCCAGATGAAGAAATTGCAGATCGATGGTTCCGTGCATTGTGCGGAGACATTGGACAAGAGGAAGGTGTTAGCATGGATCGCCGTGGGGCAGGATATGTTGACGTTAAGAAAATTGCCCCAGGTAAAGCAGAAGTTTCATGACATATATTTTAGTAGATACAGCAAATACTTTTTTCCGTGCTAGGCATGTTATCAACGGTGACGCTGATATCAAGCTTGGCATGGCTTTTCACATTACGTTAAACTCCATCAAGAAAGCATGGAAAGACTTTAACGGAAGTCATGTAATTTTTTGCCTTGAAGGGCGCAGTTGGCGCAAAGACCATTATGCTCCATATAAAAGAAATCGTAGTGATGCCCGTGCTGCACATAACGAACGTGAACAAGAAGAAGAAAAATTGTTCTGGGAAGCATTTGATACATTTAAAGACTTCATTACAGAAAAAACTAATTGCACAGTATTGCAACATTCGCAGTTAGAAGCCGATGATTTAATTGCTGGATGGATTCAAAGTCATCCAAATGATGATCATGTAATTATTAGCACTGACACAGACTTTGTTCAATTAATTGCACCCAATGTAAAACAATACAACGGTGTAAGCGAAACAACAATTACACACGAAGGATACTTTGACGAAAAAGGTAATTATGTAATCGATAAGAAAACACAGTTGCCTAAAGAAATTCCAAATCCAGAATGGTTGTTATTTGAAAAGTGCATGAGAGGTGATACTAGCGATAATGTGTTTAGTGCATATCCAGGTGTTCGCAAAGAAGGCACAAAGAAAAAAGTTGGATTAAAAGAAGCATTTGCAGATCGCAACACAAAAGGATTCAACTGGAACAACATGATGTTGCAACGTTGGACCGATCATGAAGGTGTAGAGCATCGTGTACTAGATGACTACACTCGAAATTGCACTTTGATTGATCTAACAAAACAACCAGACGAAATTAGAACTATAATTACTGATACTATCGATACTGCTATTGCAGCCGATAAAAATATCAGCCAGGTAGGTATTAGATTGATAAAGTTTTGCAATCTTTATGACCTAAAGAAAATTGCAGATCAAGCTCAAGCATATGCCGAACCATTAAATGCGAGGTATAAACAATGACAGACTTACAGGCAAAACCAGTAATTGAAAATAAATTCTGGATCGTCGAGAAAGACGGAAGTAGATACGCTACATTACGAAAAGACGAAGAAAATAGATTTGTAATGTCTAATGCAACTGGAATTAAAATTTTTAAAAATAAAGAAAGTGTTACTAAACAATTTGGTAAAGACTTTTTTATTGCAAAGATTATTAAAGAAGCAGACAACGCACCAGTAAACGAAGTACACGGATACTCTACAAGTGTTGAACCACATAATGCAATGTTTGACATTAAAAGACGACTACCACTGTTTACCAAAAGCAGTGATTCTAAAAGTTTATATTGTGCAGGTCATTACATCATTAAATTCGATAAAGGTTGGGTTAAAAGTTTTTGTCCAAAATTTATCACACTTGATAGATACGAATATCGTGGTCCATATAAAACAGAAAACGATTTAAAACAGGCGCTATCAAATGTCTCACGATAAACTACCAGAACGATTAACTAGTGTTGAAAAACTAGTACAACGCTTAAAAAGTGCTGAATTAAGTAATCAACGAGAAATCAAGATGTCAATACAAGAAGCTCGAGAGATTATAACCGACTTATCTATATTGACTTCCAAAATGGCTAATCATGTGCAAGATATACGTGAAAGTCTACATAAATTAGAAGCAAATCAAGGTGTTGTTGAAGTTAAGATGGACGGCGGATCGTTCTAGAGAGATAAATATATGCGTACATAACGGATATGCATATATGAGTCGACCAAAACCTAAAGTCCTTCTAGAACACGCTAGCAAGGATAATTATAAACTAGAACAAATCCTAGAGTCGGAAGCTATCTGGGCGGTGTTTTTTAAAGGGCAACCTTTTAATCTAAAGAGCGGTAGCCTAGTGGCTAGTTATCCTGGACCTAAATATAAAAAAGTATCATTTAGTAATCCCGGACATGCACACAATCTAGCAAAGAAATTAAATCGTTTGTTTAAAACTTCAGACTTCGCAGTATATAAACTTACATCAGGTGAAGAAATAACAATTTAAAATGGATGTAAAAGATCGCTATACTGCTGTATTTTTAAAAGCAGTTAACATTACACCAACCGAAACTGCCCTTAAGGATTACAAATCTGTTTGGTGGTTAAATTTTAGAAATAAAAATGAGGGCGGGCTGCGATTAACCGAACAAGGCTTAGAGTTTGTAACTACCAAAGCCGAGATAAAATCTTACTTTATAGAGTTTCCAAAAGGTCTAAGTGTTACACCGCAGGTGTTAATATGGTTAGACAACTTTATAAAATCACCATATTTCATAAACAAGAAAGGTATTACAGTATTGTCGGAAAAAACAGCATTTGAGCTGTACTTATTTTCTGGAGATGTAAAGAAGATGGGTGCCAGCAAGGCACTTGCTAAATTACTCGCTCAAGAATCAAGCCACGATTGAATCTGTAGTTTAAATAAAAGTATGTTAAAATTAAACCCTTTGAGTGTTTGCAAGAAAAGGAAAGTTAGTTTTCTGCCTGTTCATTTTTCAAAGATACAGGTAGCAGAACAAGATTTTCTGTTTGATAATACCATGGAAGATTGGATTGAATCTAAACTACATGGTAGGTACGCAATTGTAAACTTGCCTCACTCGTCGGACGGTAACAAGACAACAACAAAGAAGTTTGTAGCTTTTGAAGATTCAAAAGAACTTACTTTTTTTATGTTAGCATATCCAAACATAAGGAGAACTTAAATGGAAGAGCAAGTAACACAACCAGTCCCAGAAGAACAAACTACTGGTCAGGAAGCACCTGCAGAATCAACTGAATTAAACATCAGCGATCTACAGGCATTAAAAGCAATCATCGATGTCGCAAGCGGACGCGGTGCATTCAAAGCCAACGAACTAGAAGCTGTTGGCAAAACGTATAATCGTTTAAACAACTTTTTAACACAAGTTACTAAAGGACAATAATCATGGCCCAAATTAAACACGTTGGGAAAATGAAAAATAACAACGCGAAAGTGCTTGTTGTTTTTCGTACACTACCCGGTGACCCATACTTTGGATTAGTTGTTGGCACAGCAAGTTTGTCCGATAGCTATCACAACGCAATTATTCAATTAGTTGAAAGCGCACAAGCACAAGATGCAAATGAGTTCGGAGATATTCTAGGTATTAGACATTTTCCAGACGGGCGTTTAATGTTGGAAGCATTACATTCAGACGGTAAACTTATTAAGGTAGGTACATCGGATGTATTGATGACACCTGATACTAGTAATATAGTTCAGTTGTCAGAACTAAATGCGCTAATTGCCGAGCAAAAAGGTCTAGCTATTGATGAGCTAGCAGGATTTATCGGAGTTAAACCGGGCGCCGAAGTTAAAGAAATTGCTCGTGTCAACGAAGTGCCAGTGCAGGAAACAGAAAAAGCGCCAGATGTACTTGACGATTCAGCACTTGCTAAACAGTTCCGTAGCCAAGCAGATGCCATGTATAAGGAAGCTGCAAAGTTGCGCAAACAGGCAGATGAATTAGATCCACCTGTTAAGAAAGCAACTAAGGCTAAAGAAACTGCTGATGCCTAAAAAATTCTTTAGACCACCTAGTAAAATAATTAAAGAGTGGCCTGAAATTTTTGAAGATATGTATATGAGTACCATGCCTTTGCATTATACAAAAGTAATGCAAATTAAATTTGAAGATGGAAGGGTATGGGAAATTAATGTTGCAGAACTTGTTGAGGAAATAGGCAGCGATGCATTATCAACTAAATTACTTGACACATTTAAAGAATATCATGAAGAAATTAAAGGCGTTGACTTTGACATTGATATTAGTAAACTAAAAACCGATATTAAAAAATCTACTAAGACAATTCTTTAAAATATCTAGTTGTGCGTTCTACTGCATCGCCGATGTATAGTTTTCTAAAGTTTGTATGTTGATATATGTATAAGTTATGTTCAACATATAACTGCCATTTTGCAAAGTATTTTTCTTTATCGTCGTTGATCCAATTTAAAAAAGATTCGTGAAATGTTGCGAATCTTTTTTTATTGTCTAAAATTTCATCATAACTAGTATCAATAAAATCAGTCTTAAATCCAAAACTTTGTAATTTTTTTAAAAGATTAGGCTGACCTAATACTATAAACGGATGTCCCATTGCTATAGGGCGAAACGTTTTTTCTGTTATAAACAAACCTTGATTGTCATCAAAATGACTTTCTGTAGATACTGTTAGTAACGAATCCTTAAAAATATTCAAATTGCTTATTCCCGCAAAATGATTGTTGCGTAGAGAAGTTACATTTGAATCGACTGTCTTTGGATAATTTGCTCTTAGTACTGTTCGATAGTTGTCTATATATGCGTCAATATATTCTGGTGACGAAATTAGGTCTAAGTTTTTATCGTATCCAGGCATGTCGTTAAACCATATGCCACCGGATACCAATCCGTTTGTCAATAGATTGTTATGTGCTAAAAAATATAAGTGCTCAGATCTGTGGCTACGATGAGCACGATTTAAGCTGTTATAAAGAAATTTGGCAGTTGTTAGAGATTTAGAAAAAATAGGATCTATTTGTTTAGGCCAGTTACGCTGCCCTGTCCAATCAATACCTTCTGAGAATTCAATCCAAGGAAATTCTTCGTTTTTATTACACCATTCTAAATATTGAGCATTTGCATTTAAATTGCCACTAATAATTAGTACGCTATATTGCGGTAGTCCAATTTTCCACATTGATGCAGTTAATTCTTCGTATGCATCTACTCCATCGTTTTCGTAGCTATCCCCTTCGACTACTGCAATAATTACTATTCGTATTTTTTTTAGTTTTGCAGCATCTATTACGTGATGAGGAATAGATTCAATTAAATTAAAACTATTGCTATGATGGTTTGAACTACACCAAAGGTGCGCATGTGTGCTAACTTCGACAAGATATATTCCTTGAGAATCATAATTTGTGCTATATGTAAAATTTAAATTAGGATGACAATACCTAAGTTCAAAATCATCAAACGATCGTATGCTGTTTATTTGCTTAACTAAATTAATGTTAAGTTGTCTATGATTATCAAAATAACATCTCACTTAGGAATCTCGAATTAATATTACGCCGTTGTTTGCTGAGTGAACAATTGTATAACCGTGAATTATAAGCAGCGGAATAACTGCACTACATTTTCCAATATAGATTCCGCTGTGATCTTGATAAGGAGTGTCGTCACAAATGATAATAGACTTTTCGGCCATATACGGTAAACAGTTAATCATCTGGTGAAGATGCTCGGCAACACAATTTAAGTTGGTCCAGATAGTATTATGTTTCTCGTATAATTTATCAAACCCAGTTTCTGTTGGAATTGTTGGATTATGATTCCAATCAAAGTTATCAAGATATAACACTTTGATTTTTTTATTTAATAACGGTAATTGTTCTTTAGACCAAACCGAGCCTGAGGAAATTATCCAATTAGTGTGCTTTAATTCGCTGAGTTGGATCTTTGCATTATCTTCTATATCAATACTGTAAAACGGAATTCCTAAATCTTTAGAATAGGTATCAAAAAATTTAGTAGAACCTTCTCCGCGCTCACTACCTATTTCTACAATAATATCGTCACTTTTGTTGTACGATGCATATAATAAATGAGGAATAGAATACTTATGAAAATTTGCCATATTAATAAAATCGAGACTTATGAGGATCCGATGTCGGCGATGCATTACTTGTATAGTAAATTGTCATTAAATTTAATCGTTCAACGCCGGCTGGACAAGCTAACGGTTTTGTAAATCCGTGTATTAATTCTTGCTCATACTCCCAAAATACCAATCTATTAGGAGTTGGCTTAATTGTATAAAGGCAACTTGTTCCTTCTTTATTCCAAAACTCTAATTCACCATTCCACGAATCTTCCCACGAATCATTTGCGTAGAAAATTAAATTAAATTTTCTGTTTAATTTTAAAGTATCGTTCCAATTAAAATCAACATGAAGCCCTAGTGTTGCACCAGAAGGTGCTGCTGTTAATCCTGCGCCAAGATGATGGAGATCGGGAATTATATTAGTAGCGCCGGTTATTTTATTCATCCAAGATACAAAATTATGGCCAGTAAGATTAAGCATAATGTTTTGCAGAGTATATGAATCGTTAAAATCTCTTGCTTCTTTTCGAATTCCGCTAGTATCGCTTAACTGTTTAACAATCCATTTATTAGGAGGATACTGTCGAATGTCTGTACATAAATTTTTAAAAATTTCATCCGGCAAGAAGTTATCTACAATTACGTGAGGCAGCGGAGTTGCAGATGTATACTGAGCAGCTAAGTTATCAGTATTAGATAAATTTTTAAAAAAGTTTAGTATTTCCATCCTGTATTATCTTTTATAAAAGTAAATGCTGGATTTGTAATAGTGTAATTTTTCTGAGCGGCTAACACATTATAATTATAATTGCAAATATCCTGCATACTATTTACAATATTTTGATATTCGTCTTTTGGCAAAGCTAGTATTTTCTTAATTTCGTCAACTATCATATCAAGACGTTTTTCGGGAGATTCTTCTATATCATACGATTCGTTTATAAATCTATCGAATGTTTTATAGCCCATCGATTGTAGATCCTCAAGCATATACTGTGGACCAAATACAATAAATGGTTTTTTACAAGCAATAGGTTTATATAATTTTTCTGTTATAAAATTAGGAGCATATCCTTTTTTATATTTTCCGTTAATGTGGCTTAAAAACGGATCAAAGAATGTTTCAATAATGATATGAAAATCAGCTGATGCTACTGTTTGATATGTAACATCGGCCCACTTATCGTAAACATTATCAGTGGTGCTAATAGAATAAGGCACACCGTATAACCACTCTATAATTTTATCAGTTACCGGCACCGTTGCATTCTGCAAATCTAATATCATATCTTTTACAGAGAATATAGTTTTTTCATATGGATGAATATTGTAGAACGAATATAAAAATTGGTCTAATAAATCTGCCTCTAACAATTTGCAATACAGTTGCAGTCGAGAAGATCGATAGTTACGACTCAATACGCTAAATTTTTTAATAATAGGCACATCAAAAGAATCCATTGATACCTTACTCATTAGAAAATTATAAATTTCAATATTAACTCCGTTAATGTCTCGGCTAATCAAATTTGTTACTAAAAAAGATTTATGTAACTCATCGGCTACAATAATAAAAATTTGAGAAGGATTAATGTTGTGATTAGCTATTAGTTCTGATATCTCATCAACAAATAGCATATTAAATGTTTCGCCACAATTTTCGTGCAACAGTTTTGCAGACGGATTATTTCTTAAATATTCCCAATGAACTTCGTCGAGACAATTGGCAAATCTAACACCGTGTTGTTGATCATCATAAAAATGATGATAGAATATTCCAGGGTCGTTTGGAGACCAGTTATCTAGTGTAGCAACACAGTTATATTTGATGTGATGAAACTTTCCTGTTTTACTATAAAGCATCAACTTGTTCCTTAATCCAGATATATGTTTGTTCCATACCATACTCTAGGTCCTCATTTGGTGTCCAATTTAATAATTCTTTAATTAATTTATTATGACTATTTCTTCCCATAACCCCCCTCGGACCTTCAATGTTTACTACAGTAATTTCCTTGTCTGCAATTTTAGAAATTAACTCAACTAGCTCATTGATACTAATTAATCTTTCGCTGCCTAGATTAATTGGCTGTTTAACATCACTGTCCATTAACTTATGGATACCTTTGATACATTCGTCAATGTATAAGAAACTACGTGTCTGTATACCTGGTCCCCAAACTTCAATATTTCCACCAGTGGCACACATTGCAACTTTTCTGCACAGAGCTGCGGGAGCTTTTTCTCTTCCGTCATTCCACGAACCCTGCGGACCATATATATTATGTAAGCGGGCAATACGAATATCAAGACCATGATTTTTAGCATATGCAAGATAAATTCTTTCGCTGAATAACTTTTCCCATCCATATTCACTATCGGGATCAGCAGGGTATACACTATCTTCACTGCATAACGGATTATCTGGGTCTTCTTGATTATGCTCTGGATAAACACATGCACTGCTTGTATAAAATACTTTCTTTACACCTTTTTTTGTCATTTCACTTGCAATGTTAAGATTAATCATTGCGGAATTGTGCATGATGTCAGCATCGTTATCGCCTGTAGAAATAAATCCGGCGCCGCCCATATCGGCCGCAAGTTGATATACTTCATCTAAATCTTCTGTAATTAAATTTGCTACAGTATTAGGATCTCGGAGATCTCTAATATAAAACTCATCTGCATTAATCTCATTAAATTGGGGATATTTTAAATCAGCACCAATTACATAATGCCCTTGTTGTTTTAAACTTGTTACTAAATGACTGCCAATAAATCCCCCAGCGCCACATACTAATATTTTTTTCATTGTCCTTCTACTCCGTATTTTTCAACAAACTGATCTACTTCAATGTCTTTCATATTTTTAAGATGTTCCCTATTGAATTCTAGAATAGGTCGGACATCTTTTGCAAACTGATCAAGTGTTTCTTGCGACCAGTTTGATATTTTTCTAATTTCTTGAGCAATTTTTAAAAATCTAATTATGTGGTCAGTTTCGCTATCGTAGCTTTCGTCCCAGAATTGATTAAATGTTTTAAATCCCATATCCTTAATATGCTGTAAACCATTGGGTGCGGCAAACATAATAAAAGGTTGCATGAATGCAATTGGCTTATATGTTTTTTCAGTTATGTGGATGATGTTATTAAAAAAATATGTTTCCATTACAATATTAATATAGCTATTATCATAGAACGGCTTTACATCATCTATTCCAATTTCCATAGGATACTTACTAAAATCACCAGTATCAAGTATTAATGGAAGTTGTGCATCTGCAACCGTAATGTCATTATCTAGAATGTAAAGTTCTTTGTACTTAGAACTTAAATTTTTTGCATTTTCAATAAATGGCTGTTCTGACCCGGGGTGTTCTTTGCTCATGCTATAAAAACACCTATCAATTAATTGCAATTTTGACATCATAATATAGAATAAAATTCTATGCTCTGTATGTCTTCGATTAAAACAAAGGAACAGTTTTTTCTTTGGGGCTGTACTATAAGAAATATTAGTATTCAAAATTAATGCAATATCAGTTTTATCAATTCTAAATACTGGAAGATATTCCGTTTTTATTTCTGGAAGAATATTATTTCTTTTACAAAAATTTTCGTAGACTTCCTGTCCATTATAACAATTCGAAACATAAACGATCTGTGTTAACGGAATGTTTTTTCTAGAAAAATATTCAGTTAATCCTTTTAAAAATAAATCGTCTAAGAACCCTTCATACAATAAAGTTACCAACACATAACCTTTTTTTTCTTTAATGAGTGTTATAATATTTCTGCTAGGACTAGCATTTTCAATCAATCCGTCATTGTGATTAAACGCATTAAGAATATCTCGATAATGATAATTATGAAAATTTAACTCGTATAAGAACGGCGATACATCAGCATCAAATGCAGGAACATAATTAACAAGTCCAGTGAATCGTCGATAGAAATGCGGACGCTGATGCAGATCATGTTTGTAACCGGAATTCTCAAAACTTTCGCCAGTAGCGGCTGTTGCTATATCAATTAGCGTAGGCACTCGATTATTCGTTATTGGGCCCCGAGGCCCGATCCATTCATATACTAAATTTATTTTTTTAGACATTTTTACAATTAATAAAAAAATCAGCAAGCTCTGGAAATGTTTCTAAAAATGAGACATTGCGTCTGCGATCATATTCAACAAACCAATTAAAAAAATCTCGACGACCTTCTACTATCTTTTCTTCACTATAGTTAGTAGTTTCCATGTACTTAACAACACGTAAAAACTTCTCATATTCAAGGTCACTAAATTTTGATCTATCGGTGTCATTTAGATTGTCTTTAATGTATTGCAAATGACTGTACATATACGACATAAATTCTTCTTTAGGTAAGATATTCATGTCGTACTGTAGTGGTTCTTTTAGAAAAGGAGTATCGAATCGAATACGTTGCCATTTGTTTTGATCAGTGCCGTTGTACTTAACACGCCATTCTAAAATCTTTTCTAACAACAGTTGGAAACTGGTAACTGATAAAATGTTAAATGTTATCATAAATGTAATTGGCATATTAGTTTTAGTTAGATAGGTATCTAAATTACGTTCCCATAATTCTAAATCTAATCCAGTGCGAATATACTCAGCCGGTTTACCCCAAGTGTCAATGCTTGTAAATATTTTAAAATCTTTAATTTTTTTATTACTAACTAGACTATTAACTTTTTCTACAAGTCGATCGATAAGAATAGGCTTAACACCAAAGTTACTGTTAATGTTTAATTCTAAATCTGGCAGTGGATTATTTTCTAAATCTTCTAATAACTTCCATGTACTTTTTTGCAATAATGGTTCACCACCTGTGATACGTAAGATTGTTAATGACTTACGAACCTCTGGCCACCACTCCCACCAGGCTGCAACATAAGGATTAGATTCCTCTTCATTGATTTGAAACCAATCGATATCATTACGATGATTTTTAACCATGTCATACGGACCAAAGTCTTTGATCTCTTTGTAGTAGGCACTGCTATGCTTTGGATGACAATATCCACATTTAAAATTACATTCATTGCCAAAACTAATTTCAATGTACTGCGGGTTAACTGGCTTTAATGGAGATTGTTTTATATCGGCAAATCTTTGATCGGTATAAATGCTGGCATTACGTTCTTTACGATCACTTATATACTCATCACCTAAAGATTCGATATTCCAACAATAGTTACAACCTGCGGGTTTTTCTCCTGCAACCATTGCAGCTCTTTCTGAAATTTTTTGTTGTGTGTTATGCAATGCGTTAGGATTAATCATAATCTCTTTTAACGGAATTGCATGAGGAGCAGGATGATAACAACTATGTGTCTCTCCTGTTTGTAAGTAGATAGTAGTGTGATGCCACTTGGCCATGCAAAATGTAGGAGAAATTTCTTCCATTATTGGAATGAACTTTTTGATTCTACTTATGTCTTGCATTAAATTGCTCCTCTAGCCACATATAGTCATTTATATGTTTAAGGGCAGTAATGTTGTCTTTGTGAGTTGTACCGTAATCTCGACCAGCAATGGCTCCTGATATTGCATATTCACCAAATGCACTATCTGCACCAACAGTACACCATGCATCAAGACGCTGCTGCGTTTCATCGTTGACTTGACCAATAATTGTTCGACTACTTAATTTCGCACATTCTCTAAATGCACTGCGCCAGGTTGTAAACGGATCTACATTAAATGCAGTGACATTACTAATTGCTGGCATAGATTTAAACTTTTTGCTTATGCTAGTTGTCATGTCCGGACTGTTAACATCGACTGTAATTGTTAAGTTAGTAGGTAATAACTTAACTCCGCCGTTGCCGTATTCTAAGTTGTTAACTAGATTGCGACTTCTCCAAACATGAACAATATCCCTATCGTGCTTTGGAACATAGTAATCAAAGTTAAAGTCGTCGACTAGTTCTGCATCTGCATCTACTACCCAAAACATTGGTGTTGTAACTTGTTTAGCAGCTTCTATATGCGCTTGATGTATGCCTTTAATACCGTGTACACGCTTTGCCGTAGGACAGGCTTTAAGAAGCATTTTATAGTTTCTATCAGCAAAAGATTCGTTGTAGGAAATAAAGACAACATCACTTGGAATACTGCAAGTGGCATTAATCTGAATATCTTTAATCTTACCGGTAAAGAATTGATACTGCCATTCTCTATTTGTAATTTGTGTTCCACGTGGAATCAGGTATACACCTAGATAGCTTTTATTGTCTTGTAAAAATCGATGAATATATTGTTTGTCCCAATCCGGAACAACATAATCAAATGTATAATTAATATCACAGTCGTCGTCTACAATCCAAGCAAATTTAGTAAAAGTATGCGATAGTGCTTCTTGCACCGATGCTCGTTTTTGAGCGTGAGGAAATTGTTTTTTTAAAAGGTGCCATCGTTCTGTTGACGACGGAGTACCTTGATCAATGAAAAATAAATCATACATTACGATCTGGAAAATAATAAGTAGCGCAAAGATCCATAGTTTCTCTATAAATGTCCACGGTAAATTTACTTTGTTTTTCATCTAAGTAAGGCCAATCAAATCCTAACTTAGTGTGTAACTCATAACCAAGATCTTTTATATCTTGTTCGAGATTATCATGATTTACTTTTTGTTCGTATATTTCTTTAAGTACTTCAAAATCTCTAACCTGAACATAATCCCAATCGGTGCAGTTTGTCATATATGTTCCAAGTCTAGCACCGTGTACTGCATATAGACCGTTGTCAACATGAGCACCAACTGTTGACCATATCTTAAGTCTATGTATATTGTGCCACCATACTGACCGTTTGATTTCTGTAGGTTTAACTTTAACTCCGTCGAGCAAAGTCATCTTAACACCTTCTCGGAACCCTGCTCTCCATGCTTGGTATGGAGTATAATGAATGTTGCTTTGACTAAATGTCTTAGGGTGATTTTTGTAACCATCTTCCCAACAAAAATCTACCTGTGCTTGAGGAGTCTCTGCTTCTTCGTGAGTCTTCATATTCTTAATAAAGTCACGATGCCAAATTTTTAATCCGCCATTACCGTATTGGAGTCCATTAATGGAATTAATCCCACACCAGCCATATACTTGTATCTTAGGATTTGACATGTCAAGGTCCATGTCAAAGAAACCGGAGTCAACAACATTGTCTCCATCTACAGTAACTAACCACTCAGTCTCTGCAATGTCTGCTGCTGCCTTATGTGCTTTGTCACTGCCCTTAACACCATGGATGCGTTTAGCCCAAGGTACCTTATTGCACAAGTCTGCATAATTTTTCTCAGCATTTGGTTCGTCATAGCTAAGAAAAACAGTATCAAATTCTATTACTTTCATCGAACCTCAAATCTAATATTATCAAAGATCTTAATATAGTAGATGCTAATATCTTGAGGAAGATCAGCACCGTCAAAATGTATATCAACTTCTCGTTGTTCTGCTAGTACTCTAGCTGGAAGTACAATCGGATGCAATAATTTGTTGGGATTATTATATTCAGTAATATAAAATCGCATCTTAGGATCTTCTTCAGGAGTGTTTAACATTGAAGAGACTCTAGCAACTGCTGCATCTGTTAATAATTTAACCTTAAAAACTTTTTGCGCTAACAAAATTGACAAAGATGTATCTAAATTTGTAGGATCTAGATCTGGTGTAAATTCGATTCTAACAAAATCACCGTAGTCGTTAGCAGATTTAGATCTGTCTCTTAATTTAATTTTTAATGTATCTTTATCTACATCATAATTAAAAATTCCTCTAGCTAGTATTTCTTCAACCAACGATAATTGATCATCATCAATTGGTTTAACTCGAACACTAAGTAGTGGATTTTGAATTGGAGAATTTCTAGGATCTTTAGGATGTATTCCCAAGATTCTATAATTTACTTCGTTGTAGGTAATATGCCAAACCGGAGTGGCGTCTTTAATAAATTGATCTACTTTTTCTTGGAAACTCATAGTTTAATCCTTTTTCGTGTTATTCTATTATAGGTATTAATTTCGTCAATTGTAATTAATTTCTTGTTAACATAATGTACAATATCAGTCTGTTCATAATTTCCAATTTTTAGAGTTGCACTTCTATCAAAAGAAAATTTTAAATCATTAACCCAATCTTCGTTTAAATTCATACAATCTTGTATCTGCGATTTCATATGAACTATTCTAGGAAACGGTAGACTAAAAGATATATTATCTGTTAGTCCTAGGACTTTTGAAGCTAATCCAAATATTTCGTCGGTTCCTAAAACTACCCCGTTATCAACATTTAACAATAGATTTCTAAACTCATCAGGGTATTTAGTTATGTATCTTACTAAATTAAAAAATTCTGCTGTCATTGGATCAGCTTTTTTAAAATATGTGAATGCCGAATAAAGCGTAGGGATGTTATTTAAAGTTTGTAGTCGACGATAATAGTCGCTAGTAACTATATCACCCCTAAATGTAGTCACTGTTGACGGAATATATAATGGTGTAAATTCTTCAAGTTTTTGTATCCAGTGACTGTAATCCGAAAGAAATAACATGTCCGCATCAAGGCACACTGTTGAGTCCCATGGACTTAATTCATCCATATGCGATCGGCCGTCCCAGTATGTTTCTTTATTCCAAAATATAACTTTATCAAACGCCCATATATGGCTAAGGATAGGAAGCCATTCTTCACTGTCAGTTACAATTGCAACATTATCATATCCTAGAGGTTGGGTAGTTTTAATAGACAATGCTAGAGCATGAGCAAGTCTGTGGTAATTTGCTGTTGAACTATCGGAAACAATTATTAAATATCCAAAGCTCATAAAAATTTTCCTAAGTGAGGCATTAAATCCTCTTTGTTTAAAAAATGCAAATCAATGCCACTTGTGGAAAGGATATAAGGATCATGAGGCTGAATTAATAATTTTAATTTTGAATCCGGATCAATGCTAATAATTGAGGTTTGACTATATACCGTATTAATTGCAGGAAGTTCGTAATCTGATCCGGTTAAATGTCCTCTTAGAATATGGCAGGCAATTGTGAATGCAATATCGTTGCGATATATTCGATTATCAAAGTTATAAAGACTATAAAAATAATGGTAGTTTGATTTAATTGAGTCCACAAGATCAAAGATCATTTTCGATTCCTGATCCTTTTTAAACATCAGAGTGGTAGCCCATTTTAAAGGAAGTCCTTGACTAGATGTTTTGTTATCTAAAAACCCCTTTAATGAATCTATAAAAAAATTAGCCGCACTAGCAATCATAAAACTTTGATCAATATCCCAATAATTGTTTAATTTGTCTGTGAAGGTAAAATAGTCTGCATCAATTACAAGAGTATGATCATAGGGGGTAGTATCCCATGCCGAAGATCGATTACCATTTAAAAAAGAAGAAATACTTCCGTTGACAATACGTTTATTTTGATTGTGGGGTTTATCAACTAATACAACCGTTTCAAAATATTTAGAATAAGATGACGAAGTTGAATTGATAGATTCGTTGTCAGAAACTAATGTCACGGGATAACCTAAATGAGTCGATGCTAATTTAGCCGATGCACATGCCAACGAAACATAGTCGAGCGTTTCGTTGTTATGAGCGTATATTAAAATACCACGACTCATAGTTTTAACAAATCAGTATTTGAGCGTGTAACTTTAAGTTTTTCAAATTCTAACAAATAATTGTTAGTAGAAGTAAAATACACATCGAGTATTTTTTCTTGAAATTCTAAAACACTTTTTACATTGATTGGATTTTGATTGCAATCAATTATAGGAATATTTTCAATTCGAGATTTTGAAATTAAAAATTCTACAAAAACTATCAACGATTGATCAATATGAAATATGCCGCCGTCATACCCAATCGTTAAGTTTGCAGCTAACTTATCTTTTAATGTTTTCTTTTGTAGTTCAAGATTTTTTCTAAAATTAGAAAATTCTAAAGCAGATTTAAGAATATCTTCCATAAATAACCCTGTAATTGTATGCAGTTATTTATAAAGTACTCTGTTTATATTTTGCTTAATTGAAGGACCAAGTGCCGTATGCATAGCTAGTCGGCACAGGTGATATAATAGTATTAGTACTTCGACGTTCAGTGACTTGGGGTTCTAAAGTCAACGACACCGAATCTCCGTAGCCGACCGCTCCAGCACCCCCGCCACTCGTCGCACCACCTGCATAAACTGACTCGAGTACAACTCGTATGGTTAGTCTGCTTGAAGAGCCGATTGTATTTGTATTAGTTAGTACTCTAATATCAACTCGATTTGTACTATATCGAGCATCTGCTAGATTATAAGATATCAAAGTATACCCAGTTGTGCTTGCGTTTCCATACCAGTTTGCTGCTTGAAAAGTTAACAAAGTTGGAGTTCCGCCAGGGGCGAGTAAATTAGCAAATGCATCACTTTGTAATCGCTGAAAGCCCGTGTAAACACCGTTGGTGGCGTCAATACCAAAAAGGAATGCACCGCCTGCATTAAAGAATGCGTTAGCAGCAGCAGCATTAGCCCAAGTTACTACAAATTGCCAAGTTGCCCTGGTTGAAAATGTTATAGTTGTTGCTGATGAGCTCAATTGTGCTGGAGTTATTTCTTCAAATTCTCCAGAGGCAACTAAAAATTTATCAGTTAATAGATCAGATGCAACAGTTTGATATTTGGTGTATACTGAATTTAACACCTTATCGCCTGTGGTTACATCATTTGCGTTATTATTTCCAGTTCTATCGTTTTGCAGACCTAAGTTATTAGTAACCCACGTAAGACCTTTTTGGTGAGTTCTAGCTTTAATTAAATCTAATCTTAAATTATCCCACTCGGGGTCGTCGATGTTATCTGATTTTGTAATCGCTACTGATTGTGCTAGGGGTACACCGTAACCAAATTGGAATCTATTAGCATATTGTGTATCGCCAACTACCCAATAGGTATTGCCGCTGTCAAGCACTGCCCCCAGGGGTTTTCTTATATCTATGTTAAACGAATCTGCACTAATTTTTGGCACTGTATTTTTCCTGTTATCTTATTATATATCTACTCACGGATAGGTAACAGGCTGACCCTGAACAGTCCAATTAGCATCGTAGTTCCAAAACTCAGTGGTTACCGGACTTGGATTGTTTATATAACTTCTTCGTTGTACAATGTCAATAGCTGCAAATCCACCAACTTGATCGCCGTAGCTAATTGCTCCAGCACCACTTCCGCTAGGACCAAATGTGGTATATACAGACTCTAGCAATACTTCAAAGGTTAATTGAGTTGCTAGTAAGTGATTAGAAGTATTTGTTGCTGCTCTGAATCTAAGATAGTTACCGCCATATGCCGAATCAGCAGACACTGTGGGAGTTGCCCAGTTTACATAGTTAGTTGTTGCTGATGTCCACTGGGTTTTTCCATAAAATTGTTGACCCATTTGACTGCTCAATGATTCAAATATTCTACTTTGAGCACCTGCCGGCCCAGTAAGGGTAGGAGTAAATTCAAATCTCATTAAAAATCCGCCGCCCGAGTTAAAAAATTGATTAGCGGCCGCGGCATTAGCAAAAGTCACAGTGGTTCTATGATATGCAGTTTTACCAAAACTTACTGTTAGTGTTGGATTGACTAAATTAGTTGGCACAATATCCTGATACTGCCCAACTGCAACATCACCCGAGTCTAATACTATTTGTTCTGCTAGGGTTAGATATCGATCAAATACTGCTGTGGAAATTAGATCATTGGCATTTACTTCAGCAAATGCAGGCGATGTACCAATCTGATGTACACGAGCTGCTAGAGCATCTAATCTTAAATTATCCCATTCTGAGTCGTCAACTAAGGGGTACAAATTTGTTCCTGGATCTCGAATAATTGGCGAAGACAACATCGTACCGCCGTAACCACTTACAAGAACACTTGCAATTTTTTGCCTTAGATCAATATTAAATGAGTCAGCTGTAATATTTGCCACTGTATTATCCTAATTATAAAATTAAAGCTTCAATGACCTTCCCGCCTTCGTCATTATTACTTTCTAAAGCTACTGCAAAAACTCTGCTAGCATGAGGAACTGCCATCATTGCATATCCATTATCTGCTGCAATCAATTCGTCGCCTTTTTTAACGCGACCAATAACTTTAACTGGTACACGACCTTTAAGTGCAATATATACGCCGCCTTCTAGGTCTTTATTCATCATATAAGCTGGGTTAGTACTTACTACACCAATAGCACGTTGTCCCCATGAACTAGCAGTAACTTCTTTCTCTCCACCAATCACCACTACAGTGCCAGCTTCATAGTCTGCATCAGGAAGATATTTTTCTGCTAAGTCAGCATAACGTGCTGCGGTAGCAGTACCGTTCATAACATTAACGTTGATATCGCCGTTGTTGTCTCTAGATACAATGGAAGTTTTGTCGCCGCCTGATGGAACTGCGATCGATGCAGTATAATATTCGGAACTGCCTACTTTTAATTTATCGGATTTTTCCGAAGTGCCTTTAAAAATACGGGCAGTTAAGTCGCCATTGACATCCCTAGCTGCTACTGTGTTGACTAGTATGCCGGTTGATGTTGCAGATCTAGCTTCGCCGCCGTCAACTACCAATGTGCCCGAACGACCAGTAACGTTGCCTGTAACGTCTCCGATAACTGCCGCAGGTACTTGGGTTGTTCCTACAGATCCAGTAAAGAATCCGTTGAAAACTCTAGTCTGAGCGTTAAACGATGTAGTACCGTCATTGGCAATAATATTACCAGCAAATGATCTATCAGTGACATTTAGTAATGTTTTAGTTCCTGTAGAGTCTATGACATTACCTTGGGTATTTGCATACACTGTTGTAGCATAAACGTTTCTATATTTGCTATCTGTTTTACCTATATCAAATACAGGTAAAGTTGTGCCAGACGGAAGAATAGGATAAAATCCATCTTTATTAATTACGATCGGATCTCTATCTACGTCAACTTGTTTAATTCGAAACGTTAGTGTACCCGGGTCACCGTTAAGACCTTTAGAGTTTTGAATAATTGGAAACTCGCCGCCTTCAATAAACACTCTAAATGGTTTACCTCCAGGAAAACCAACTTCAAAACCGTCGTTGGTAAATGTAACTGGATTACTAAAGCTAGCTTCGCTGGTTTTAATGTATTCACTGGCCAGTGCACCACCTAGTCTATCTGCATTTGCTGCCGTACCCCAGAATTTCCAGTTTAATGCAGTAACTCCAGTAGTACCATTAGCCTCTGGTAGAGTAAATCCTTTTTTAATTTCACTGAATCCCGGAACCGGATTAATTGTTGAATCAATTTTAAATGCAGCTTTACTGATAACAGCAACAGTTTCGTCAGCAACTAATACCTTTACAATAGCATAGTTTGTACCGCCTTCGGCTCTAACTACCACTGCACTAAATGTCGAAGCACCAAATCCAGGTGCTGTCTGTGGTCCAACCAATACAAATCCAGTATTCGTCCATACTTTAAGTTGATTTGTACCAGTGTCTAACCACATCTCGCCAATTTGCAATCCTGTAGGAGCAATATCGCCGATTTCAGCACCGTTAGCAACTTTGAATTGAGAACCGTCAAAGAATCGCAAACGCTTCTTACCGCTGTCATACCAAATTTGTCCAGAAATACGCTTTGGGGGCTGCGTGGTATTTGCAAAATTTTCTAGTAAATGTAGAAAGTTTTCGTTCTGAACTTCACCGTAACCAGCATAATTCTTACCAACAAATCGTAGATCTGTAGTAGAATCAATTGTACCGTCCGGTACGTTAGTTAGGAAAGTTCCATTAAATTTATCAACTTGGTATGCCATTGTCTGCTCCGTTCTTATATTTATTTGTTTGTTACAATAGGTTCACGCCGCGCTTGGCTACTTTTGTAGCCTGCTCTTCCGCTTCACCGATCCAGTGGAATGAATTGGGATCTGAAAAACCAGCAACTTTGTCAATGTAAGCCTGACGCTGTGCATTTAAAAATGCAATCATTTCATTGAATTTTTCAGTTTTTACCAAGGATTCATTGGCATTTAACATCTCTATAATGATATTAATCTGCTTGTGTATAGGGTAAGCATTTAAAATTTTTACGTTAGCGGCATACTTAACGAGACTTTCGTTAATGACTGGCTTCTCATAGTGATTCCGTACTTCGCCTGTTGCATAATCACCGTAGTAATAATCCCCGGCGCCTTCATCTAGGTCTACAGATTTAGTATCAAACTTAGCAAGATCCATAAACTCAGTTGATGTTTTGTCAGACAACTCGCCAATGAGCACACCTGTAGATTTTAAAAATAATAACGTTCTTGTTTCTTTTGCCATTTATATTCCCCAATAAAGAACTAAACTGTATTTAGGTCTTTCATTTATTCCTATTGTAGTAACTTCATGTTCTACATATAGAGGCATGTCTAATAACATGCCCGGTTTTTCTTCAACTATGTTTTGATTGTTATCTTCGTCATACCAAACAAAATGGTTTTCGTCGGACTGCAAAAACACCAATTGAAACTTCCAATAACACCCTTGACTATCCTTGTGTCTTAATAAAAAATCACCCGGATCGTATCTGTTAATAACAAAATCTCCCCTAGTGTATTTGTCATACGGAAGAGTTTTCCATACTGCGTCTTGTAACTCTTGACTGGCATTATAGTAAAACAAACTTTTTAAATTGCTACTACCATACGGTGTTTCAAAATTATCTAACTTTCCAGGACTTCTGATAGAAAATTTTTCAATATGTTGCTCTGCTAACGCAATAATTTCATCAGCATTGGTTAAAAAATTTTCTATCTTTTTAATTTTATCCTGATACATATTCCCAACTTGTTCTTAGACTATTAGTTCTATAAACTAAATCATTGTTTCTACCAGGATCACTAACTGTAGTGGTCACTGATACACCTGTTAAAAACGCTCTACCAATAAAACTACCAGTAGATGCAGTAACTGAAGTGCTTACGTTTTGAATAGTTGATGCCACTCGACACAACACGCCTGCTGCAAACTGACTCGGAGGTGCTAATGTGTTTAATAATTCAACTACTGTACCAGGACCGGATGTAGTTTCATTTAATCCACGAGTATCTAAGCTAATAAAAATAGGCGGGATTGAATCTGCAACAGACTTCGTTTTATAATCTACGTATTCTTTGGTAGCAGCATGAAATTCTTGTGTTGGTCTAGCATGTAAGGTTATAAACCCGGTAAACTGTCCGCCAGCGTTTGGCATCTTAGTGTTGTCACTAATTGTAATGCTCTGTGTGCCGTCAAATGCTACACCGTTAATATTCTTTGCAGAAACTAATTTTGTAGCAGTGTCTGCATTTCCAATAAACTTAGTTGCTGTGATTTCTCTCGCAGCAAAATCACCCGAAGCATCTCTAGCAACTAAAAATAATGGAACTGGTCCGGTATCGGCTTTTACATTCCATGTTTGTATTTCTGCGCCATTGAATGTAGATCCAGATCCCCCGTTAACAGTAATATATGCACCGGCTGTTAATCCCGATGCTGCCGATGCACTGATAGTAATATTTTGAGTACCATCAAATGCAACACCGTTAATTGTCCTAGACTGTATTAGCTTAGTTGCAGTATCTGCATTACCAGTAACATTACCAGTAACACTACCTGTAAACGTAGCATTACCGCCAGTTGTGCCGCTTTCTAAAACTTTTGTGCCACTAGTTGCATAAACATCACCAGTTAGATCACCTCTTACATTGCCTACTAGGTTTGCTGTAATTTCGTTAGCTGTGAAATTACCAATAATATCTCTTAAAACAATTTTACCGTTTTGGGTAGTAGATGCATCTACACTCCAAGTCGAACTAGCAGATCCATTAAATCCGGTGGCGCCGCCAATTAGATGTGTTCCGCGTGAAAGGGAATTTATTAATGTGGCACTGATTGAAATATCTGCTGTTCCATTAAAATCAACTCCGTTGATCTTTCTTGGTATTCTTAATTGATTGGCACTACCAGCATTGCCGCTAACGTCCCCTTGGAATCCTGCTAGTAACGATAGGTTAATGCCTTTAGTGATTGACGAAAAACCAGGAATTGCATCCAACGAATTAATTGTAAAGATATCAGCACTAAGAATTGCTAATACAATGTCGTTGACTATTAATTTGCTGATAGCATGATAATTTAAAGATAAATCTCGAATTCTTGCACTTACTAATCTAGTAACACCAAATGGTGGCTCAACTGCTTCCGGACCAATTAATTTCCAACCTGCTTCGGTATACGGCGAAGTGCCGTCATAGATAAAAAGTTGTTTAGTAGAATTTTTAATCCAAAGTTCACCTTCGGCAGGAGTAATAGACGGATCATCAGCAATGGATGCTGCTGATACCGGATTCCAATCATTTCCATCATACAAACTTAAAATTTTAGTTACTGTATTATAATAAATTTGTCCAGTTATCGGTTTAGCCGGAGCACCTTGTCCTGCAAAATTTTCTAATAAAAACAAAAAGTTTTCGTTTTGAATCTCACCATAGCCTGAATAATTTCTGCCTACTAGTTTAATACTAGTGTTGGCATTTATCCTTCCGTCTTCAAGAACAGTTAATTCGTCACCGTTCCATTTATTAATCTGATATGACATGCTTTAATTTCCTGTTATGATTGGAAAGTCCACACACCCGAATCAAGCGTGTAAGTCTTAACTGTTCTAGTAAGAATTAAATCGCTGGTCGGTAACGTGATCGATGATATAGTTATGTCTTCCAATGCAGTGCCCGTAGTAGTTGGACTTACTCCAGTAACAACTGTTCTATATTGTTTGTTTAATTCTGTACTGATAGATAATGTTTCAACGCTGTTGGTAAGATATGAACATAATACTCTTAGTGTTGTTCCAGCTATGTGTTCGACGACTGGAAATACCTGTGCTAGGAAAACAGCAATCGCAGCGTTTGATAATTGCGAACCTGGGTTACTAGGATCACTTATATCCATGGCAAACGCCAAAGGAGCTTTTTTAACTGCAAAGTCAACATAACCCTTAGGCGCTGCATCATTTGGCAATAGTGGACTTTCAACTTGTTGTGTAAACGAGTTGTAAACAAATTTTAGATCTTTAATTTCAGTGCCACTTACTCTAATTGTACCAGTTCCAGATGGATTAAACACTAAGTCAGTGTTAGTGAATCGAGTTGAAATTTCATTGTCATTAATAAAAATATCATCAACTGTAAAGTCACTAAATGTACCAAAGGATGTTAATCCCGGAGCAGATGTAATCCCAACGCCCAAAGAACTGCCGTCAATTACCTTGGCACCGTTGACGTAATATGCTTTATTAGCTGCAATATTGAAATCATCTGAGCTATTCCATGCCTGTGACTTTAATGCCGGAAGTGTTCCGACTGCTGCTTCGTTAGTCTGTGACCAAATTAACACATGGTCTTTTAGTCCGCCACCGACTGTGCCGCCTTTGAGTATCAGTCCGCCACCGCTGGCAATATCATCGCTTGGACTTGGGACTCTAGCAAGCTCAATATTCTTATCTTCAATGGTCATTACTGATGTATTAACTGTTAAAACATCGCCCAGTACCGATAGATTACCAGTAATCTCAACACTGCCGCCAACTTTAAGTAAACTGTCCGGAACGTTTTGATAGATGTTTGTTACATCAGTAGCCGCTGAAATTGCAATTACTGTTCTATATTCAACGTCGTTTTTATTAACTTGAATATTGATGTCTTGCCCTCTAGCTCTGTTTGAGAGTACTAGCTCGCCTAGTGCGGAAATTTTTAAACTGCCTTGGTTTTGAGATCCAAACGTAAAACCGTCGTCACTGGCTGTTGTAATAGAACCTAAAATAGTAACAGCGGGTGTGTCTGTTCTAACAAAAGATGTAATAGGTTGCCCATTTAATAATATCGAATTACTTACAGTGGTGTCAAATTTAACATCATACGCAGAATCTGTTTCTAATCCTGGAAATTTTCCAGAGTTAAAACCAATGTTAATGAAAGAATCAGCTGGATAACCAATGATAGGATTAACTGGTTTAAATCGCGCTTTACTAAACACACCTAATAAATTACCGCCAGCATAGAGTAGAACAACAGTTTGGTCCGATCCTAATGTATCTCTAACTGTCTCAATTATAAATCCACTCTTTAATTGTGTTTTACTATATGCAGGTGATACCAATAACGGAGTAGTACCGTCATAAAAGAATAATTGATCCTTACTGGTGTTATACCAAAAATCTCCAGATCCCAACCCAACTGGTTGGATAGATGTTAATGCTGCTGATCCAACTGCTTTGTAGTCAGATCCTGTATAAACTTTTAAACGTAATTCACCGGTATCGAACCACAATTGTCCCCGTATTGATCGAGAAGGACGAGTATTATTCGAGAAATTTTCTAATAACTTAACAAGATTTTCGTTAAGATATTCTCCAAACCCGCTGTAATTTTTTCCAATTAATGTTAAAGACGAACTTAATTGATCAATCTGCCCATCTGAAACAGTTGATAAAATATTGCCGTCTGTTTTATTAACTATGTATGCCATGTTTTATACCCTATTATCTATTAGCTGCATCAAAGAAGTCGCGACCATATCTAATAATGTAATTAATAGTTTGGTATGGGTTCATCAATGGAAATTGTTGAGCCAGTTGAGTTTGATCTTTGATATTTCCAGAACTTGCTAAACTAGCTAACTGACCAGCTACAGGCACACCGCCTGCTCTTAATGTTGCACTAGCATCAATAGGAGTTGCGGTGGTTGCGTTAACCGCATAGTACTGTTCGCCTGGTGTTCCGTCTGGACGTACACCTCTCATATCATGTTGATGCTGCGGTAAATTACCAGTTGTTAATCCATAGGCAGCTTGACCAGATGATCCGCCTAGTCTACTTGCTTCTGTACCAGATACGCGATTAACTGAGCCGCCACCTGCCGAAACAGATGTTGATGCTATTGTTAATCCATTAGACATATTGTCTGCGCCTAGTGGGAATCGACCTCGAAGATCAGGTAATTTAAAATATGTTTGATAGTCCGATCCTGATTTCCATACATATCCACTAGGAACATATTTGTCTAATATAAGATTATACAAATCAGAATATTGATTTCTAAAAACTTCACTACCGTCACACAACAAATAACCCTTAGGCACAATGTCACCAGCAAATGGCATAATTGTACCAATGGGGACTCCTAGTTCTCCAACAAAGTCGTCTCGAGTCATTTTTCCAAGTTTATTAGATGACAATGAACGAGGAACATATACCAATACACTAGTATCATAAGTCGAAGTACTTAGGGTGTTCTGATTAGCAATAAAGTCAAGCGACAGTACAGTATCAAACTCTTTGACAGTTGCTGTTCCAGATCCGTCAAAGACAACGTCAGTTTTTAATGTAACTGCTCCTTTGAATTTAAAGGTTGTTGTATTTTTTAATGCATTAGCAGTATCAGCATTACCGGAAATGTTACCTGTAAATGCACCATCAAACTCTTGGGCTGTTATTTTTTTAGAATAGATGTTGTTATATCTAAGTTCGCTTGTTCCAATATCGTAGGTGTTAGATACGGCTGGTAGAATTGTTCTTGTAGATAATGTGCTTTGAGAATCAATGTTACCGCCAACTACTAATTTCTTTTTAATTGAAACACCGCCTGTGACCTGTAATGCTCCACTATTGACGTTAACTGCATCAGTTGCGCTGGTTAAATTAACTACATTAGTAATAATTGCATCGCCAGTGACATGCAAGGACGCTTGTGGTTCAAGTGTATTAATGCCGACATTATCTTCTTTAACACGAAGAATCGTAGCTGGCAAACCTAATTTAGATGTTTGAATGTCAATTGATCCACCGGCCAACGAATTATAAAGTTTGCCGCCCGATGAACCACTTAAAATATTAAATGTACTATCAGCACCAACTGTAATACCAGAATTATTTCGAACATTAAGTTGATATTCGGTGGTGTTAATTGCGTCGGATCTTAAAAATAAAGATGCAGCAACATCTGCTTCGTTAACTCTAAGTGCTTCAGACGATGTAGCAACTCCCAGTAATCTAGTTGGAAATCCTGTTACAAATGTTTCTGCGGTAATATTGATTCCGGGTTTAATCCCCTGTGCTGTAAATCCCGCAATATCTGCTTTGGGATAAAATTGCTCCTTGCTGATAATCATAATAGGAGAATCATCAATATAAAACGTTACTACTGTCTTATCTAAGTTATCCGATCCAATGATAGTTTCAACAATAGGTCCGGTTCGTTTTCCGTCAATTGTACTAACATATGGACCAACTAATATCCATTTGTTGCCGGAGTAAATAGAAAGTTGTTGTTTATTAGTATCAACCCATAAATCGCCTTTTCTACTAGCCGCTGCATCTGGTGTAGCAACACTAGTTTGAATATTACTAGCTGCTTTCCAGTCAACATTATCCCATATCTGTAATTGCTCGTTGGTTGTGTTATACCACAACTGTCCTTCAACGGGGTTGGTCGGTCTTCCCGGTCCTGCAAAATTTTCTAACAATCTAATAAAATTTTCTGCAATAATTTGCCCATAGCCGGTTACATTACGGCCAGGCAGTGTAATAGAGGTATCAGTATTTGACGTATTGTCATATACAGTAATAGGTACCTTTTGATCTTTTTCAGTAAACGTTACAATATATGGCATGTTATACCTCGTTAAAACCAGTTAAACTTTGAATACGTACAGTGTAATCAATCTGCATCAGTCTGTTCAAAGATTTTTGAACTGGATGGAAAACAACATGAGTTAACAACTTACCGTTACCGGCTGCATCGAATCCCTTTAATCCAAGTTCGTCAAATATAAAATTACCATCCATCGTTTGACTGTTGTCAAAGGCTTCTTGTCCGGAAGGTTCTCCGTAGTCTAAGAAACAAGTTACAATAATGTCGGAATAAGTTGCACCACTAATATGTCTAACTTCCATCTTATTTCTAACAGGATCCAAATTTTCTTTAGCACTTTGATCAACTACTTTGGCGTAGGTTTGATTATAAAGACTAGAATTAGTACCTGTAGTATTTGGAGTTAGATAAGTAATCAGCCCAGTAGGGTCAACAGTTGTGCCGCCGGTTCCGAATACCATTTGATAAACAGTGCCCTTGCCCTGAACTGATAAGCTTTGGGCTAGTGCCTGGCTCATATTTTCATAATGAATTGCATTTCGTTTATCACGAAATATTTCACCAGTTGCTGGATCCCATATTTTAATATGGCCTTCAATATGAAAGCCTAGCGTTTCGTTCGGTTTAGTCATAATTTTTTCATTTTCTTTGTTCGACATAATATTTCTCACAGTGTATTTATTCTGGTAATTTTGTGCGCTTATTTCTTAAAAACTTAGCGACCACAGAATCGTTTAAAATTAGTGAAGCACCCGATGCAGGTGTCGTTAACCCACTATCGTAGAAGATTTTACCGCTACGACTAATGATTGTAATCTTGGTTCCTGCAGGTACTTTTGACGTAAGTCTAATATATGCTGTAGTTCCGTCAACGGAGAACTCTGCTTCAACATTAATATCGGCTGCTGGACTATAAGATCCATTATTTTCCAAGTATTGCGCATACGGATCTTTACGTAAACGTTTTCCGTTAACAAACACTTCGTACTGATGATTTGGTCCAAAGTTACTAGGAATTGATGATCGATACCATGTAGTCGGAGTAGCCTTTACTGGGGTATTCATTAACGGTCCAATTAATAAACTACTACCATCGCTGATAAACTCTTCTTTTTCTTGATATTCACGATACGGTAAACTTTCAGTTACCGATACATCGGCAACATCAGTTCCTGCGGCGTGTACTTCTGGTGTAGAAGATCCTTGAATTCCCCTAGTCAACTGACCCAGGACATTACCTGTTTTAGTATAGTATTCGATACGTTCGTTGTTGATTAACAACATGCCAGGTACTCTATTTGGCAGATCAGGCGTAATTAGATCAGATGCATTATTCACAATAATTTCAGTATCGTAATAATTCAATGGCTGATCTAATTTTACTGTGCCGATTGAATAACGCTTATAATGATTAACGTTTAGCATATCTTTAAAAATTTCATAAGAGATAGGCAATTCATAATCTTTTTGTCCAAATACAATCAATGTAATAGCGTCTGTTGCTAACGCAGAATTTTTTAACTTAATAAAACTAAAGTTGATGTCAACTGAGTAATCAACATCAGGAGTCAATCTTGTACCATTTTTGTAAATCCATACTGTTGAAAAATTATCAACCTGTCGTCTTAATTTAAAGACTCCTCGATTTCCCGGAAATCTATCTTTGATAATTGACATTGTTGGATATTCACTGAACCATGTTACTTTAATAATATCACCGGCTGCTATTGTCAACGATGGCAATAAACGTAGATTATCATTTTCAACTCGATAAAAGTCATCTCGTTGAACTTCTATTCTTATTTCTGCTCCAAGTTTTAAATATTCTGTAAGCACTGTTAATCGATTATCGATACCATTGAAGCTCCATTGTCTAATAAAGTCAATTGGCTGCTCATCAATATAAACTTTAATATTTCTAACATCAATACTACCAGGATTGTATAGAGGATCTTGTCCAATGATAATAGAATTATTAATTCCGTCATACTTAAAGAATAGCGCATCGGCAGAATCAATATATCGCCCGTTAACTTCAACTATCATGTTACCGGCTGCTGAACTTCTATCCAGATTTACAAATTTATCCAAATTATAAATCATTGTACTTCCATCATGCACAATGAATTGTTCATTGATCCTAATAACACTTTGTCCGGAACTATCAGATTCAATACTATCAGCTAGTACTAATATTTTAATTGACTCCCTAAATGCAGGTGGAACGGCAAACTGAATTACAGTATTATCTTTGTCATTTAATAATCCTTTAGAAGTAATGAAATTTGCTGGATACTCAATTCCGTTGACTGTGACTAGAATATAACGAGTATCTTCAAATCTTGCACTTGTTAAAAATAACGTAGTTGTACCGTCGCCTACAAATTCTTCATAGTCAAGAATTTGGTATCCGCCCGGACCGATAGTAACAACTTCTACAATCTTTCCTGCTGGCGGAATTACATTAAATTCAATTTGTTGATCTATTAAGTTAAGATAATAATCATAGGTTATGTTATAAGGATCTAAACTTTGAGTTTGCTTAATCTTATCAACATATACAATAACTGACTTCGATTCAAGAATGGGGTGGCCAATTTTAAAAATTTTAGTTGCACCGTCTGTATATTTGACAACACTTCTAACCTGTGCAGCACCAGTGCTTGTACGTTGGAACGTTTTAATAGATACAGAATCTAGCACCTGGCCGGGAACATTTTCTTCCGGAGCAGGAACTTGATATGGACTAATAAATGTATCACCATTAATGGATATTTCGTCAGCAGTTAGGCCATTAGCGGTAGAATATGCATTATTAATGTTAGATAAATTACCACCGGATAATGTAGTGTCCTGAACGTTTGTATCAGTAATACTTACAGTACCGTCACTATCGCTAGATCTAAAGATTAAAATATCACCAGCTTGTGTATGTAGACTATATGGTAGGTTTATTTCTTTAGTAACACCGTTGCCAATAAATGTATTCATTATTGCGCCTTCGGCTGCTACACTATTACCATTAGCTTGTATAGTCGATCCGTCATATAAATTAAAGTAAGGATCATCTATTCTACTAAATCTACCAGTCTTATCTGGTAGTGTAGAAAAATCTCCACGCTTAATATAAATGTTAATGGCCTGACCAACTGACGGAGTATATGGCAACGTAATACTTGTTGTGCTTCCGTCGGCAACTATATAGTAGTCTGCATTAGGAATAACACTGTCCCAGCTGTCACTAAACCAAGGCAGGGCATCCCAACCGCCAGTTGAGTTAAAAGAACTGCCCTGTATAACTACACCGCCAAAGTCTAAGCCGGTCATTAATTGTTTAGGATCTTTTCCTAACATGCCGTCTTTGGCAACATAATGTTTGTTAATCCGGTCAATACTGTCTAAAATATCGTCATTCTTTTCATATGATATAGTAATAGTCGACAATTCAATCGGTGTACTAGTAAAAGCAAGTTTTCCTTTAAGAACAGTTAGCCCGTCTATAACGTCATTAAACAACATAATGTTGTATTCATTTGACAACAATAGTGATCCATTAACTGAAACAGTAATCTTAGATTTATCAGTGGTTGGTGGATATTTTAAATCGTATATTGCAGTAAGTCCGTCGGCTGTGATAGTTTCAGTTTTAAAGAAATTTTGATATGTTCCAGTTTTAGAAATTCTATCAAATTTCATAGTAACATCAAACGAACGCACAACTCCGTTGCCAATAAATGCTGTGGCCTTTGCTTCAGTTCCGCTGGTTTGATATCCACCAACTAGTGTAATAGTAGGCGCAGATGTATAACCAAAACCTTGCTCAGTTACAACTACTCCGGTGACTACACCATTTGATGTAAATGCCTGTGCTTTTGCCCCTTGTCCTCCGCCGCCACTAATATCAACTGACGGAGTATTAATATATTCACTACCCTCGTCATAGACTACGATATCAGTTATTTTAAATGTATTGTTATCTTTCCAAGCTTTCCACGGATAGGTATTTAATAATTCATTGTTAGATTTAACAGGAACTAATTTACCTTCAACTTCGTCGTAGTAAGGAGGCAGGTCAAAATCTGACATTGCAGAGTTTGTATTATCTAAATGATCGTAGCTACTTGTATATTCTCTAATTTTAGTTCTATATGGTTTAACTTCTTTTAGATATTCTTCGTAGCTTTCTAGATTATCATTTTTATAATGTGTTTTCTGATCTAGGCCACCCACACGATGTATTGCATTTAAGAAACTTGTTTTAAATGCCCAGTCAACGTATAGTTGCTCAGAGAAAATATAATGAACACTATTAAAGAATAGTTGATTCCATCTAGCCGCTAAGTCGTTAATTAAAATATCATCACGAATTGTTTTGATGATATTGCGAGTTTCACTAACAGGCTGTCTATCATAGGAATTAGAATCATAACTACCTATATTGTCATATCCGATTTCATTTATACTTTCGTCATACAACAGTGATGAAAATTCAAATGTACCATTGTGTCTACCTACTATTTGATATTTTTCATTAATAGTAGTTGCAGATTCATTGATTAACTTTAATACTGCCCAACCGCCATTACCATATTCGGTAATTTTAATTAGATCATTTAATTTAAGTTCAATAGTTCTTGCTAACTGTGGCTCGTAATAGGTACCCGGAATTTCTTCAACTACTCTGCTTGAACTGCCATAGCCCATAGCCCACCAATCTTTTAGAGACCAATATCTAGTAGTGTCAAAATCTTGCGTCAGCGATCTAAAGAATGACGTACTCTTGCTATCAAATTGATACACAGACCAATAGTTATTATATGTTTCATCATTGTTAACCAGTACAGAGAATGCTCTTACTGTTAATGTAACCGAGTCATATTTTTTACCAGCATTATTGATTTTATATCCAGAAACACGTCCCGAATTATCAATTGTTAATGTAACAGATGCTCCAGTTCCAGTTCCAGTAATAACTACTGGAGGTGCAACACGATAACCAAATCCAGCATCAATAATATCAATCGATGTTAATTTGCCGTCAACTAAATTTCCTTTAATTAGTGCAGGTTTAATCCTTGCAATGTTAACAGTAATTAGGTCTGCATATGTATCTAATGTAATATCATATAGATTTAATTTAGAATTAGGTATCTCGTCAATTGAATTCAACGTTGTAAAATCAATAATATCAGCGAATGAATCAGTTTCTAAAATTGAATTTACTTCATCAATGAATACTTTTAGTGCTGTTTGTCTGTTAACAAACATGCTCTGTCTTGGACGATAGCCGGTGCCATATCGTTGCTTTGGTGATAACGCAGGATCAGGAACAGTATTGCCAATCATATCGTAGCCAATTAAACTATCAATCCACTTATTCTCAAGATTAGTTGTAGGTACACTACCTGCAACACCTTCAGTTAATAAGTGGTACTCGTGATGGACTAGATTAATTCGACTGTCATTTTTATAAAATTTAAAGTTAAATGTACCAGGTGTGCTTGGTAGATATTTTTCAAAATTGTATGCAAGGAATTTGTTTTCATCAATCATTGCTACAAACGGAATACCCGCAGTAGTTGGATTAGTAATGTATAATGCAACCGCAGCGGTCGATAATTTTCTGTCCGGAACATCTGGAATATTTGCAGAATTTTTAACCCAATAATAGTACAGTCTCTTTGCAACAGTACCTGTTGCTTCATCGTATATTATCTTTGTATTATAAGAAGTATCGTTAGGATACAACGGCTGTCCGGAGATACCAAGTGAAAGTCCCTCAGTAGTATCGGCAATTGTAGACCATTCGCTAGGTACAATTAAAGTTTCAACCCATTCAAAAACATCAACGGTTGCTCCTTTAGCAAGTTCGTTCCAATGCCCGGCTCTATAAGCAATGTCTCCTTGCTCGTAGTTTATCCATTTAACATTTTTCATGTTAATCCAGACTTTGCCAACATTTTTTTCGTACCAAGTTTGGCCAGTGTCAACCGTCACACCTTCGTCAGTACCGAACGAGTAAATTGCAGGATCATAAGGAACTTTAAAATCAAGTTCTTGTTCAACAATTCCTAAAAACTTGTATTTGTAGTGATCAACAATATCAATATCGCTGATTAGCTCGTTTTTATCAGTATCATAGATTCCAATACTTTTTAGTAAACCAATATTAACCTGTAACGGTTGTGCGCCAATTGTATTCCATGTTAACTCACCTTGTTGCTTTTTAAATTTTCTAACTTGTCCAAACGGCAAACCGCCAACTTTATAAGTAGGCGATCCAACAACAATAGTATTGTTCTTAACATCTAAAGAAGAACCAAAAGATTCATCTGCAATAAATGTAGCATCTAATTCTTCAGCAAGGAAGTATTCTGTGAATTGTTGTTCATATACATAAACTCTACCGGTACTACCTTGCTCTTTAAAGAAGCCAGTTGTCTTTTTATCAAATGTTGTAGAATTATTATCAAACTTAACTTTAAGTTTTGTTATAGAATTTTGTGCAGAAATAACAATTTTGTCTGCATCGTCGGTTACTTTAACTTGGGTTCCAAACAATTCAAAGTTAGAAGATTCGATACCGGAAAATTTATTAGTAAGCTTGTATTTGTTTTCAGTAGATGAGTATTTTAAAACATAAGCATAACCGTTGTCGGCAAAATTAATATTGCCAAATGGTGCAGAAGCAATGATAACTGTACCATCTTTGTTAGTATCAACTGAAGCGCCAAATCGATCGCCTGCTTCTAGTACTTCTAGGCCGATATCAGTAATTGACGGAATAGTAGAATTACTTACTGTTTGAAATAGCTGATACACTCCGATCGAATTACGTTTGTAGACAAACAGCTTACCAAACTTTTTACTTGCACTATCAGAGTCAGCAAAATTAATAAATGTCCAATTAACTAAAGTTGCCGGAATATCGTTGATGCTGGTAGAAGCAGTTACTCTATAATATTCAGTGTTGTATCTTACAACATCGCCGCTGGTATATAGTTGGTATGATACCCAAACGCCTTTATAGTTTGTGATCGATTTTTCATCGCCATACGGAGATCCGACTACAAGAGTAAGTCCGTCAGTACTTAGAGATATCGAATGTCCAAACTCGTCTCCTGCTTTAACAATTTCCGGAAGTCTAAATGTGGTACCGTTTAAAATACCAACTTCTGTGATTAGTCCGTCTTCTATAATTGCTGCACTTGTTGGCAACGAACTTTGCGTTATAGTGTCTGACATCTCAATCCAATCAGCAGAGTTAACTGTGATCGAACTGCCGTCGCCGTTGTTGTCAGCTAATGCCTTCCATAATTTATTTCCGTACCAAACAATTGACCCAGCTGGATAAAATCTCGTTTGATCGTAGATACCAAGGTAAGTACTGTCTTCAATCAATTCCCACTCTGGCAACAATGGATCAGTACTGTTTAGCTTGTACAGATATACTGCACCTGTGTTGTTGGTTGCTCCTGGTGCAGAAACTGCCAATTGATAAGAGCCGTCAGCCAATACAGCTGAAGAAATACTAAATCCAAACTTTTCTTCTGGTTGTGGTCTTGGACTTACAAATGTTTCTTTTTCAGTCCACTGTTCATTTTTCCACTGATATACTGTTACAACCCCTTGTTTAATATAGCCCGCATTACCTGCTGTAGTTATTGCCCAATAAGCAGTATCAATCGGTAAACGACCGGTTGTATTTTGCAATGCAATATAAGACAAAGATCCGTATTGTACTATTGAACCTTTTCTATAGTACTTGGTATTAACATAGATGCTATTATATGTGTCTGCAAGAATATTTGTAGCAATTTCCCAATCTTGAGTGTAAACGTTAATAGAACTACCGTCGCCATTAACATTACGCAATGCTCTCCATAATTTCCCTGCAAATATTACAATGTCATTTTGATTATAAAATGCAGTTGTAGAGAAATCTCCTTGGAATCTAGAACCAACACCACTAACTAACGGAGAACCAACGAATAGCCATTTCTCATCAGGTGTTGCATTTAATACATAACCAAATTTACCTAACAATCTAGTTTCAAGAAAGTCCGGTGCTGTTAAGGTCTGAAAGCTGCGTAATTTGCCATCAAAGGTATCGGTATATGCAACAACCGCATTCGATCCAGGGATTGATACGATAGTTTGATTTCTAATTATTAATTGAAGTACTGCAACTCCGGCATTAACTGGTTGTGTGAATCCGTATTCGTCAATCAAGTTACTTGAGTAAATCGAATTAATTTTCTCCAATACTTCCCAACGATCATTTTCGTCAACATCAAGAAATAATCGATTTCCAACTTTTAATTTTGCAAATTCAGTCGGACTGATTGATCTAGCATCATTAAATCTTGCAGGCTCAAAATAACCAACGGCTGCAAGATAACTATCTTCTAAAATAGGCTCGTCAGTTACTGAAGTTTTAATTCCAAAATCATAACCATCAACTGTTAATATCTTGAAGAAACCAGATAGATTAACAATTCCACTTATGCTAATAACATCACCTACATTAAACCCATGGCGCATATTACAAGTAACTGTAATAATCTTTGTAGTATTATCCCTAATAACACTTTGAACAAACATGTTAGATCTAGTATATCTTAGAACGTTCCATTGTTTCAACGGGTCAAAAGTAATCCATACATGACTTCCATAACTAATGTCAGTCACTGATAACGATGTAATATCGTCTATGGTTTTAACAATTGCATCAGCTTGATCAATTTTTACATAGCCAGCATTTCTATTCGGTACATCGTAATGTGCCATTGGTAATACCGCACTAGTTGCACCAACTGATTTAATTGTAAAATCAGTTAACGGAATTCTATAATATAAATCACTTGTATCAACTGCATTTGTTGGGTATTCGCTGATAATAATCGGCTGCGGAGTTAGTTTAAATTTGCCTTTGTCAAGCAAAAATTCAAATTCAGTGAATTGATCTGTTCCACCAAAATCTCCTACTCTAAACGCCCATTCTTCTTTTAGACTAATACTATCAGAGTCTGTTCGGCTAAGCTTATCAAATATTTTTGTGATTGCATTTGCTGTCCCTTTTTCTCTAATAAATCCTTGATAGATTTTAAATTGTGATACTGGGTCTTGGCTCAGGTTGTTCAAGTAGTCACGCTGCTGATAGCCTACAGCGTGTCTAGCCAAGTCTCTATGACTAGAACTTAATCCGTCTGCATCTAAGTCGTAATAATCTTCGAATTGATTAATTCGATAATCAAAGTTTGCTACTAAGCCTTTAGTGGGATGACTGTCAAGTTTTGTCCATTTAGTATCATCAAATTCTTCAGTACCGGTTTGTTTAGCTTGACTTGTCCAATTAAATTCTCTATAACTTACAATGTCACCTAGGCCATAGTCTATAAACGGTTGCCATTCCTGGATGTTTACATTGTCAAACAAGAATCCCGGACTAGTATAGTCACCGTCCCAATCTGTGGTTCTATAGCCAATAACTTTAACTCTATCTTGTCTATAGCCCGATGTTTTATCATATAACACATCGTTAAACACAGTTTTATCCTTAAACACAACAACGTGCTCTTTAAGTACAAAATTTAAATTAACAAAGTAAATGCCATCTGTGGTATCAGTTACACTAATAGAAAATGTTTGATAATCTCTGTTTACATTAATAAATGCCGGTAATAAGATATTTCCGTCTTTCTTAAAAATTGTATATTCGTAGAAACTGTCAAGCAAATTGTCAACTGATCCCATAAGGAATCTAATATCAAATTTATATGCCGCTGGACTTAGAGTAATTAATTGACCTTCGGCCCAATTGTGTTTACTCCAGAATAAGAATTCCTTAATTGAAGTGCTCCAGTCATTAACTGACTGTGTGGTGTAATTGTATTCATCAAACACAATTCCTAGAGATAATAGATATTGCTCGTATCCGTATAGAAAATCTGCAACAGATTGCAACGTCGGTAATACTGTACTATAGGCAATCTTTTTAGTTTCAGTTTTGTTAAAATACTGACGCTTGTTTACTTCAACTGCGCCAACTTGATCAAGTCGAGCTAGTTGTTTAAATTGAGTATCATCAAATGTGTTACCACTTGTATGACCTTTAACAACACGATAGTATTTGTCACCGTTCTTTACAACTTCGCCTACTGCGTAGTATTGTGATGCAGTCCATACTAAAAATGTATCAGTAACTCCGCCTACAGAAACTAAAGGATCAGATTTTGATTCTAATGCTTGATAATAATTAAAGAACGGATTTTTATTATCATAACCAGAAAGTTTCCAACCTGTATTAACTTTTTCAACAATTACACCGCTATAATTAATTGTTAAAAACGGTGTTCCTATGTTAAAAATAATGTCGTAATCTTCTTGCGGAATAAACACACTGCTAGATTTTGATTTAGGATTTTTGCTGTCTAGGAGATACCTTTGCTGAGCTTGATCAACAAATCCTCCTATTTTATTAGATAATCTAACATCAATATTTTTAACTTTATCAGTAAGGATAGACAACGATTGATCTTTTCCTTTTAAGAAATCAGCAATATAATTTAATAATCCAGAAGTTTGTGTTACCAATGGAACCGGTAATTGAATTGCATCAATACTTAAAAATACATTTGTATCTGTATGAACTGTTTGATTAATTTTATTTTTCTTAATTCTCGACACGTCAATGGCTTTTGGAATAAACTCAAAAGGTTTCATTAACGATAATGCTGTTACAATTGCAAACGGATAACTTGGGCTCTTTCTCCAAGCTGCTTCTGCAGGTCCAACGTCACCAAATTTAAAATTACCAGTTGCATTAATTAAACTAAAGTTTTGTGCTAGATTAGACTGCAAGGGAGAAATTAGTCGTCCTTGATCATCTACTGGCAAATGTGATAATAGCGATGGTCTTGCATATCGATTGTAAGTTCCAGCACGAGTACCTTGACGTATAATGCCATCACGTAGGTCTTCCCATAGTAATGTGTTGCCCCGAGTATATGGAGCAGGACCGTATTCACTTTCCCACCACGTTGGTCGTTGGCTAAACCCTAGCATTTCCCATGGACTGGTGTGCGGTCTATCAGTGTCATAGAACCATAAGTAAATGCCTCTCCACCAGCCTAATAAGTTTCGTTCTTGAGTGAAATCGGTCATATCACTATAGGTGTAAGTGAAACTATTTTCAGTGTCTAAATAACTGTTCTCTACATAGTCAACATTACTATTAGTGATCCACGAAAGAAATTGTGGTTCTAGAATTTTATCTAGTTGTGCTTTTGTATAAACACCTGTACCGTAATAACCACCAAGGATAGCATCAATATCAAACTTTGCAGGGTCATACTCAGCTTTAATATTATTATAAATGCGCTTTTCTAATTCCATTAACAACTCGTCACGATAATCATCATAAGCAACTACAATGCTGCCATCATGACCTTGTATTACCTGTGTTGGAGTAATGTAGGTGTCGTCAATAAACATAGTCGGAGTATATTTTTTATACAACCCAAGCTTGGTTGGGGTAGACGGAATAAAAGCGTAAGATGTAGAATTGTATTCTCTAATCTCAATAACATCGCCGTCGGCCACGTCTATTAATAAATTTAGATATCCGAATGTTTTATTAAATGTGTAATCGGTACCGTGTAATAACTGTGTTTGATTTTTATAAACATACACTGCTATTCTAGATAATGAATTTAAATCAAATTTTGTTGTTAGTGCAAATGTCTTTACTTGATCTTCGACTTTGTATATTAAATTTTTATGCGATCCTGCGCCGATCATGTCTGAGTCAGAAAATGCATTGTCGATGTTCTTAATTTTAGACATTTCGTTAAGAATAGCATCAACAAAATTTACAGGATTTTGATCATATTCTAACGTTGTTGCCAATGTTAAGAAATTGTTTTTAAACTGTTGATACGATAATGCAGAGTAATTAATAGACTTGATTACGTTTACATCTTTATCGCAGATTAGCATTAACGATAACGGTAATACGCCTTCATGTTTAACTAGGCGGCGACCGTATTTTTGGAAACCAGTGATGTCCCTAATATTGCTCGATCCGGGAAATACTCCAGTAAATGCGGTATCAAGTTCAACCATTGTTCCTAGATGATCAAGCACTTGTCCGTAGGTAATTTCTACTAAATCTTGATTAAGAGGATTCTTTTCCAATCCTGTGGGTATTTCGTAAAACCCCTGATCCGCCTCAGCATCGGAGTATACCTTAATAGAAATTACATCATCAACTGCAAAGTTTTTCTCAAAGACGAATTGCTCTTTACGTAGCCCTTGTCTTGTAAAGGGTTTGTTAAACAACAGACCATTTTTATAAAACACAATTTTTTCTTTAGATGCTTGATTCCAATACACACTGTCAAATGCAACAATATTAGTAGCCTTGGTTATTAAAATACTATCCACAACTGGTTGTAGATAGTCAGATGCTGTAATTTCCCAAGTGTTAGTGTATGAGGACGATCGATTAGCTGCATTGATTTTTAAAAAACCAGTATTGATTTTTTTCGTTGCAATAGATGGCTGCTGATACGCAAATGTATCAGTATCCCAATTAGCAGTAAACAATACATCACCGATGTTATCAATGTTTAGGTAGCTCAATGAGATACCTAGTTCTTTATCTACTACTCCATTGCCTATCTTATAACCAAGTATCGTTGTACCTGTAAATGTGCTCACTGGATATGTCAATGTATCACCGAATGAGTTTTCATCGGTGTCATATACATCAAATAATATTGGTTGATTAACCGTAGTCTTTGATTGACTAATTTTCCAAGTGGTGCCATTAAAGTGGAACATCTTACCGCGATAGGTTGCACCTTTTAATACTAACACTCCATCGCCTGCTTGACTAATAGCATCAGTATCTTCAACTAAACTAATTTGTGTTCCGGTATTTCCGCTATACTGAGTAGCAATAAAATTAACTCTATAAATTTTATTTTTTACTAAATTGTCTGTATCTGCTGTGACTAGTACTCTTGCGCCCTGGAATAGGCGTTCCCCGTCTATGCTATAACCCGACTTACCTTCAATGGTGCTAAAAACATCTTTAGTAAAGTTATCTATAAAATCAACTGCTACTTTAGCAATTGCACAATGGTCGAATAATTGAACATTAGGTGCATATTCGATGATGGGACGTTTTGCACGTAGACTTTCATCTGCATCTAAACTAGAATTATTAAGGCTGTGAGAATATTCTAAAACACTTTTATGAAACCATCTATTATTTCTACTCCACGGATTTCCGTCAATGCTGGCACGATTAGAAATAATATAGTCTTTTACGCCGGGAAATGATGTTGCTTCGTCATATGGTAATGTATCAAATCCTTCGTTATCAAATAATACTTCTGTATTTGTATTATCTAAGACTGGCGGAGTTAATCTGTCAAACTCAATTAGAGTAATGCTAGAGCCAACGCCTTCAATTAACCATCTACCGGTTGCATATTTTGTAGGACTTGTCTTACCGGCAAAACCGATAACCATGCCATTGGTAAACTTAACACCGTTACTACTAGTGTATGTTTTCTTTTGTAGTATTTCTTTTTCAATGTCAATAAAGGTATTTTCTAAAATATCTTTGATAATGAATTGCCCGGTTCGCAGGGGTTCTTGTTCACTGATGTAAAATAGGCTGTCCGGAGCATCGTTGGGAACTGTAAATGTTAAAGTCCCCACTTCGATACCGTTGTTGGTAACTCCAGTATTATAGGTATTAACATCAGTTAGGTCAGTGGCTTCCCAGTCTTGTGAAAATTCATTGATTGAACTGCCGTCGCCTTGAATATCAACTTTTGCCTTCCACAATTTATTATTGTAGGCAACTACTTCACCGGCTGTATAAAACATCAACGGGTTAAATTGCCCCTGAACTAGATCAATAGACCCGGTACGTCTAATAGAAAATTTATTTCTAGGGGAATTAACTTCAAAATTGTAGGTTTGACCTCTGTATAGAATAATCGTTGGATTATAGGTTAGCCCGTCTGGATAGAATAACCAGGTTGGTAAATCACCGTTTTCAACTGCTCTAACTCTAAACGTTGATTCGATCTTTTGAGATTGCCCTAATACTGCGACAGACGGTGGTCCACTTGGTTGCCAATAGTATTCTCTAAAATTAACAAACTTATCCCAATCAATTGGAGGAGCCCAGCTATAACATTCATCCTTGGTAATTAAATCATCCCGCTGAATATCATTAGCAAAAAAGTTTAATTGATTTTTAAAATCTAAGTAATCGTAGAAATTAGTAATTGTTTTCTTTTTATTTGTAACAATTACACCCGGCTCTAATTGATAACGACTTCTTAATGTATCATCAGAATCAATGTAAACATCTTTGCCGTTAAATGTTTTACCGTATTTCTTTCCGATAAATCCAGATAGTTTTTCTAATACGCCAGGTTGCACTAGAGGGTCTAATACACCCCCTAAAAACTTACTGTTTGTTTCTGTTTTAAAAACAGAAGGTAGAAAATCTACCGTTCTTCTAATTGGTAATCCGCTTTGGTTAAAAACTTTATCTGTCATTTTATTGGCTCGTGTTACTGATTACAGAATTTACTGCTAGATTGATTTCAGAAGCAGTAATTCCAGTCACTATTACTATGTCGTCTACTGTTGCAGCGTTGGTAAAAATTTCATCTTGTCTTGATTGAATCTCAAATAAGCTACCAAACTCTTGAGTAGATTGCCTTGGAACAATTACAAAATTGCTTACATCTGGCGAAACGGTGTTAATAACATACGTTGCTAATTCACTAAAATAAAACTTGTCGCCAAAGTCCCAACCGTCAACTGCAAAAAATTCGTTAATAGCACTTACTATTCGAACTTTTAAATCGTTGTCACTGATTGTTTTATTTGGATTTTTAACAACTTTAAATTGTGCTCTAAACTGAACATCAGCTTTTGCACCAAACAAAGGTTTAAATTGCACAGGATGATAAATTACTTCATCACTTACTGATTTAATTGCACTAAGATTTGAGCCAAACTGTGTTTTTAACTCGTTGCTATTTGGAGCAACTGGTTTCGATCCTTGGTTTCTTAACCAGTTAACATAAGCAGTTTCATAAGAACGAGTTAATAGGTAAACATCCATGATGTTACTAACACTTGGATCGATTCGTCTATCAACTCCTGCATGATGTATGTATTGGAATTTGATTTTGTCTCTACCTATATTGGCTCTGTAAGAACTATCAATTTCAAAAATTTTACTTCCATTCGATGTCAACGATACTTTCTTTACTACATCTTCGTCAATGTCATAAAAATAAACAAGTGTTCCTACAGTAAATTCTGCATCATTAATATCTACATCTGTTGTTTTATTTCTAATTAAAATACTACCGTTAGTATTGTCAATATATTTGTAAATCTCTGCACCGTATTCATCTATTGTGCGGCGGAAAAATAGATATTTTAAATTTTGATCTCCGCCGGCAACTAACTCAAATGCCTCCGGGTTATCAATGATACCATCATCGTCTGCATCGAAGAATCCTAGCTTGACTGAACTTGTACTTTGATATCCGTCGGTGTATCGAACACCATCGCTAATTTCAAATTTAACATCGTTCTTAAGAGGACTTAATAAAGTATAGTCTGCGTTAATGCCTAAGATATTAACTTGATCTTTAACAACTGATCCTGTCTTTGAATCATATATTTTTTCTTGATTATCAAAATAGAATCTATTTTGTTGTTCACTTTCAAAAACGTAATCCAATTCTCTAACTGTAACATTGTATTGTACACCAGTATAAACAAACGACAACAACCAAGAATTATCTGCATTAGTGCCGGATACATCTCCACTAGTTGCAGGATTGAAATATGGACTGCTTATGTTTAAATTAGATGAAGTAATAATTTTCCATGATCGAGTTTCGATATTATATCGTAGCCCAAAGGTAGTTAAATTAAACATTAGATTAACAATTTCAGATTCTAATGCAGAATCAAAGTCTGTTAAAAATTTTGGAACTATTCTTTTTGCAATTGCACCAGTGGGAATTTCTTCATCAAATGTTATAGGACCAAGTCCGCTGGCTAGCGCACCTCTATTTGCATTTGTTCCATCGCCTACTACGCTTACTATCTTTGCCCATAGTCTATCAGTTTGTGCGGCATCTGTGCTGTTGGCAGTTACTAGTTTTCCTCTCTTAAAAGCCTTACCGGCTGGAGGTACAAACTTAACTAACGACCCAGTTTCAACAAATCGCATATTTGTAGATGTATAATTGCTAACTCTAATTTTTGCCGAATCATTGCTATTTTGAAAATATCCTGTTGATATACCGATATCTTTTGTGACCTGGAGCCATGCCGTGGCATTATCGGCAATAGTAATCTTATCAAACTTAGTTAGATAAAAATTATAAATTCCGGTATTAGAAATTTCGTCTTCCACAATATTTCTAACAAAGTTTATTAACTGTGATCTATTTGTAAATTTAAAAGATACTAATTTTTCAATTTCATTTTTATAAATTAGACCATCGTCAGCAAATACGTTAACAGTAGAATATTTTCCAGTGGCATCAATAATATCAAAATTACGACTAATGCCGCTGGCAGTTCTGTTAATTGCTTTGACTTTTAAAATTTCCTGTGATGCATTTAGCGGAGCAAGATTGTAATCCTCCGCAGTAATCATTCTATTTTGTGTGTAATAAATTGCCGGTGCTTTTGTTCTAATGCTTTCAATGTCTTCAGTTGCTGCTGAATTAGATACGGTATATTTCAACCCCATGCTAATTGTTAAAGTATGAGCACTGCCTTGTTTATTAACATATGGAATGTCGATATTAATGCCGCGCATTTCTGTTGGGGCAATAGAATAAGATAAACCGTTTGAAACTCTGTAATAAGCTCTAAAGCTGCCTTGTGGCAAATTACCGTAGATACCGTCTGAGAACTGTAAATCAATTTTATCATCTGGCTTAGTAATAACGCTGTAGATGTTTCTAATATTTTTGTTTATACTGTTATACAATATATTGTTGCCGGATAAACTCGAAACAGGAGTCCATTGTTCTCCTTGGATTCCTGTTGAGCCTAGAGAAAATAACCATACGTCATCATTATTGATGTTAGGATTTTCAATTGAAACTTTTTCATTAGTAGTTGGCTGTGCAATTGCAAAGTCAGCTAGTTCTAAACTGCCCTGTTTAAACATCATGTAAAAACCAGTGTTGGCACTAGCTGATCCTTTGCCGTCTGTCTTAAACACAAATCCAATTTGTGTTCCTGGTGTTGGAGCTTCTTCTTCAATTGTAGAAGTGGTAGTATTAACCAATGTGCTGACTAATTCAAAAACTGTATTTCTTGCTGCTACAGCTTTGGAGAATGCAAATACAGGAACATCAGTGCTGTAGGTATTGAACACATACTGTTGTGTTTTAATGCCGTCAACTACTGCTTCGCCTTGGCTTCTACCAAACTCTAAGTTTGATGCCATAGCTGAATTTAAGATTAGAACGAACTGCTCATACCAATTAGAATTAGTAGGGTCATTCCAAATAATTGTTTGCTTAGAAAGATTTTTACCGTTGCTATCTTTGATAGTTTCAGTAGTTGAAATAGTGTCAAACTTTAATAATCCGCTTGATGGTTTATTACGTTTAGCATTATAGGATAACATCTGGGCTAGACGCAACACTGACTCTTTTCTGTCAGCTAGGTCAATAAAGTTTTCTCTAGAAGCCAGGTCAATGCGGAACGATAGACTTTGTCCAAGGAATGCGATAACATCAATTAGCGCAAGATATTCAGAACTTTCAATATAGTCGTTGAAATCCTCTGGATAATTCTCACGAAGATACGTGATCATTACTCTGCGCAGATTTTCAAAATCGTACGATTTGAAGTCAGCACTTCTAAATGTCTGATAAATTTTAGTCCAATCTTCTGCTAAAATTAAGTTATTTTGTCTTGCAGTTGTAGTCATTTTGCTATCCCTATTACATATTTACCAGACAAAATTAAGTGCTGTTTTATCTAATAATGTTATTTGTCTTGTCAAAGTTAAAGCTCATACGCTCGTTGATGTTAAAGGGCATATATACGCAGTCCACTTCGATGCGGATTCCTTGGTCAGTTGAGTCGATTGTTACACCGTTGATAGAAATTCTTGGATCAGAGTTAATAACGTCTTCAACATCTTTGGTAATAATGCGTTTGTTTTCTTCAGTCATTTGTTCAAATAACATATCCCAAATAACTGTACCAAAGTCTGGATTTTCTAACTTCTCGCCTTTACGGATATGAAAATGATTGATCAAGTCTTGCTTAACTAACTCAATATCGTAGAGCTTAAACTTCTTTTTAGTTTGTTGACTACTGAATCCTTTATAGGTAAAGAAGCCCGAGTTAGCATCTCCTGTCGTAGCTTTATTAACTGCTACTCGTTTTTGACTGTAAAGTTTATTAGCCATAATTATTCTTTTTCCCTATCCGTATTTTCTTTGGTCCAAATATTAGGAGCAAAGTTTTCGTGCCCTAGCCAAGGTTCGTGCATAGGTACTCTACGCATAATGCTTGACAATGTTTTTGTGTCTTGATATTTCTTTTCCCAGCCCAATGTTGTGTCTGTGATAAAGTTTTCTCTTAGTATCAAAGGATTAATAGGCTTGGCCGCTACGGCTGCTTTAGCTTTTGGACCGTTCATATCAATACGGGCGGCTTGTTCTGTATGGTATCCTGAGCTTAGTATGTCAGTGTTTGACCCTGCTGTAAACGCATTTGATTTACCGGTGTTAACGTCATAATTATTTGTAGTGGTAAGTTTAGTGCTCCCGCCTACTACTGTTTCGTATTCTTTGCCTACGGTAATTTTACCGTTTTGTCCAACTGTTATATTGTAGTCCGTAAACACATCTAACTGGAATCTACCAGACTCGGCTCGCATATTAATGTTGCGACCTGCTTCAATGTTCACGTCACGATCTGCACGAAAGTTAATATCATTTCGAGTATGAATACTAATACTATCTTCTGCAAATATATCAATTTTACCGTTGGCAGTTAGTTCAATCCAGGTAGTACCTTTGGCATTGCCAATGTAAATTAAATCCTCACTGTTGTGCATTAATAGCTGATGACCAGTACGAGTTCTAATACGGAAATATTCACTATAAGGAATATTAGGCTGGCCTTTTTCTTTTGCCAGTGTATCTGCATATTCTACACCACCCTCGCTGGCGGGTTTTTTACGTTGATACTGATCGTCACCGTCATCCATGACAATCTGTGTGCCGCCCAATCGACTTACTGGCTGTGGTTTATCCGAACTGCCAATGTTTTTCTTTTTACCTTCTTGATCTAACGGACCAGGAGTGCTAATACCAAACAACATATTAGGCAAACTGCGTCTTACATTAGATGGGCTAGTTCCGCGGCAGTCATCTTCTAACAACCCCTGCTCTAAAAATCTATCAGCAATAGGGTGCACCGGCTTTTTAATAGTGCCAATACTTTCATTTTTTGTTAAATCGTTGACAAGCCTGTTGATCTCTCCAACGGGTAAGGGCATATCGGTACTGTATTTCTTTTTGTCGTCGGCACTAATATCTAAATCTAAACTTCCGCCAATAGCAGGAATCATGTGGTTAGCAAATTTGTCTGGGACACAAGCAATCCAGTACCCTTCGCCGGGGTCACCGTTGACAAATACGCAAAGAACTGTTCCGCCGATATCAGGCGGAACAAACCACATACCGTAGGATTTTTGTGTGTCGTTAAAGCCTGTGGCACCGTCTGTTTCTGAAGCTAGATTTTCGCCTTGGTGATTAAAATCAGTGGCCCCATAGAACGGACTAGCACATTTAATAAGAAACTGCTGACCTTCTCTGTTTTTATCATTGCCTTGCTCTTTTTGCAAAACAACTTTAAGACCACCCATGTAACTAGGATCCATGTGACCAACAACTGTGGCCTTATAGATTCCAGGCCCCATATTCTTCTTACCGCTGACAGCGGCTGACGGTCTAGTGTCTGTATTTGAATTACTCATGCTGCGGTATCCGTATTATTTGCAGGCGTAGTAGTATCATCTACATTCGTTACTACACCGATTGGTACAACCTGGAATACACTAGATCTATTTTCTGCAGGTTGTTTCTCAAGATTGAAGTCTGTTGCTTGACCGGGCATTCTTACAAGTTTTAATTGTTGTGTAAATTTGCCGTCTGTGAATCTACTTTCACACGAAAGTACTTTATAAATTCCACTAAAGCCACTTACTTTGCCCTGGTTAGGAAATCCCATTAATCCAGTGCCTTCTAAAACGTCCGACGGAGTTCTAAATGTAATATATGTGTATACATCACTACCATCATAGGTCATAGTACCGTCTTCTGTAACTGCATCTGTTACTTTCTTAGCAATGTAATTGCCAATACCACTGTCAACCATCCAGTAAGGATCACCTATTAATTCAATGCCGCAGGTAATCATGTCGCCGCTGTTTAAAAAACTACGTTGAAATGATTCTGCTACTTTCTTTTCTGGAGTAGAATCTCCAGAACCGCCTGAATATTGTTTGTCTAATAGTGCTGGGTCGTTCTTAACCGGTGCCATGCCAGTTAGTGCAGTTTGTGCCGCTGCTCCAGATCCAGCAACTGCTGCATATTTTGTGTTTTCTTCTTTGGAAGAGCTACTAGATCCGGGGTTAGCAACATTGCCGGACTTTTCCGGACTCGACGGATTTGCACCTGCAAAGAAAGAAGTATTAAATTGCAGATCAAATTTAATAATACTATTATTTTGTCCTGTGTAGATGTAATCGTATCTTTTAGCAATCTTTTTTTCTAACTGTTTATATCCCACAGGAGTTGCTGTTGGATTTTGAAACACGCTCGAGTGAACAGAATATGGAACAATTCTATAAATTATTTTTTTAGCAAAATCCTTAGCAAGCACATCGTATTCTTTTAACTGTATTTGAACATCAATTTTAAACCAAGTAATAGTACCGTCCGGTTTTAACTTTGCTTCAGTTAACGCATTTTTAGCAAAAGAACTACTTAATATTAATTGTGTAATAATGTGTGTAATCGTTTGCCCTTGAGTAAACTGGAACTGGCGTTTAGTAGCATTTAATTGAACTTTTGATTTATCAAATCTGCCTGTGTCTTCGTCATAGACGTCAGCTTCTTTACTAGCCGGATAAGTTCCGCCCGAGCCTGCGGTAAACCCCATATCAGAATCGCCAATCATGTTATTGCCAAAGTCTGTTGTTTCTGCAGGTGGAGCTTTTACAGTAATCGGCTTGTATTGAAACTTGTTACTTGTTGCACCGCCGTCGCCGGCTGTTGCAGTAACAGTAACGCCAATTGAATCGTGTGCATCTTTAGGAAATACAAAAACATACTCATTAGCCTTAGCTTGATTTTTTGCGTTGGCTACATTATCTTCTTGTTCTTTATTTAAAATTGCCGATAGTGATTGTTCACCAGTGGCTAATAATTCTTGAATGCTTCCGCCGATCAAAGTATAGTCTTTATATAATGTATTTGTTACTTTGCCAAAAGCTTGATGATTATATGGAATAGCTTCAACTTTATAATTGCTGCCTGATTCTGTAACATCGAACTTAACTGATAACAACTTGCAGGTAAAGAATTTAGATCGTTGAATCTTTGAAGGAGTGCCGTCATCAGTATATCCAACGAAATCCAATCTTAACAAATACGGAGTATTATCAAGGTAGCTGGCATAACCAGCTTTAATAGCAGCGTTCTGTAAACTTTGTAATAACAGACCCATTGAGTAGGGTTCAAAAATATCAAATGAGAATTTAATAGCATTTGAGTTGCCTGTTTTACCTGTTGGAGCAATCACAGAATTCATAACAAAGTTATTAACAAAATATTCCGGGGCACCATATTCAGTGTTAACTCTATACTGATCGTATCTTCCCGCCGAAGAGAAAACAACGCCAGACTTAACAACATTACCTGCTGCATCAAAGTATGAATTACCTGCAAAACTAGCGTCATCAGATCTGTATGATGTTGGATCGTTAAATTGTTTAGGAGTTAAAACAGCCAGCGTCCATAACGGAGCATATGATGCAAAGTTATCTAATGGATTACCTACTAATTCAGATATGTATGATGGGGAATAAGTCTGTGCGCTGCCTCCACCTCCGCTACTAGATGAAGCATTGTTAGTATTTCCAGACGAAGGTGGGGCAGATTTAGAACCGTCTGCATTTTGTTGCACAGGTGCGGCTGCGGCTGCGGGTCTTTCATTAGTAGTAACTGTTGCAGAACCCTGCGATACTTTAGTTGCAGGTGCAGCTACCTGGGGGCTGTAAACACTAATTGGCAACTTAGACTCCTAAGAATTGTGAAAGATTAGATTTCTTAGGCAAATAAATTCTAGTACCTGCTGTAAAATCAAAAATAGGATCCTTTAATATATTCATATTACGCTGTGTAAACACCCACCACAGTTTTGAATCACCGTAAAGATCATATGCTAATAAGTCTGGTCTAAATTTATATTGCTGCTCAATTGCATACAAAAAATCATCCGGTTCTGAAGGCACCGGACGGATGTTAAGTGTTTCAAGATACAAGTTATTTTGCGCTGTGGTGAACCAAGGACTATTATTTCTATATGTAGCCATCTTACATGATTCCTATTTCTTTTCCAGCAGCAAAATCTTGCAGGCTGAATTTTCTTAGACGCTCTCTGTTGTAAACTGGAGATACTGTAATTGAGATAGTTGATATTACTGGAACCCAATTCAATTTACCATTCTTTGTGACCTTAATATAGTTGACATCGTCTTTGAGTTCCATTGAGAAAGACTTAACGACCACAGGCACAGTGTTTAGTATCTGCGGGCCATATCCAGATAGTTGACAAATGATTGGCGGGTTACCGGCAAAGTTTCCAGAACCATAAAACATTTTTGTAGCAGATCTTAAAAACATAGTCGCTTCAAGATAGTATTCTGCATCCTTTTCGTTTTCGCATGGAAAATCTCCGGATATTTGAATATCTTCAATTGCACTATTCTTGTATGCTTGAAAGGGAAAGTTACTGTGTACTGGATCAATAGTAGAATAGGTTGCTTTGCTGCTGATAGACATGTTAGGTGTAAAAGGAAACACCATTCCGGCAGTGTCTGTTAATCTAGAAAAAGTTCCTTTGCCAAACAGTGTGTCAAAATCACAGTTTAGTCGTACCCGCCAGTCGCCTTCAATCGACGGAGTAATCTTTACTTTGTTTAAGGTCTTAAACAACTCTGCACCGCTAGGTAAATTGAACCCACGAGCAAGACTTATTAAATTGTTAATTTGCCCGGCGGCTGCGGCTGCGGCACCTAATGCACCTGCTAGCTTTGCAAGCCCGGATCCAATTCCGCCGCTACTACCGCCACCACCGTTACCACTACTACCACCATTACTACCACCGCCTGTTAGAGCAGCAATAGCATCAGTGGCACTTGCACCAGAATTAGAAATAGTTCCAACCGATTCGGTTCCGTTGTTTAGTGAACCTCGGATGCCGCCAACTGCTGTTTGGTTAGCAGCATTTTGTCCCGAAGTCATAGACAGTGTACCTGTCCAATTTTCAATATTATATCGGCCGCCACCTGTGACGCCGTTTAACGGAGAGTTAAGGCCGCCGCTGGCCGCTGATATCTGTGAGTCCAACGCAGCTTTCTGTGAAGCTGTGCCCAACGATGAAGTAACTGCACCATAGGCGCTACCGTCGGTGCCAGCGGGACTTTGAGACGCAGCAACACTGGCGCTGGCTAGGCCAATGAGTTTTGATAAAGGATTAACTGGGAGTGCCATAATTGGTTATATTAGTTCCTGTTTACTCTATTTATTCGTAGTAAAATGTGCTATTATTATAAGTAACTGAGGATACATTTTTAATGACAATAACAATACCGAAGATTAAGTACTTAACAAACAAAGATCTACTAAAAGAAATCCATTTAAGCAAGAACACATATTGCTCCTTTATTAATCCTGACTATCATAATTATGACCTGATTGTCACGGACCTAAGTAAAATTAATATCCGAACTATTGCCGAAGCAAAACGTGCAAAAGCTGTTAAACTAGGCAAACAACTGCACGAGCAGGCGTTGTTAACAGACAAGAAAGCAATGCAGAAAAACTTTGAAGTCGACTATAAGAAAGTCGGCAAGCAAGATGTAGTGTTTAGAGTAATGACCTTTGATCATGTTCCCCTTGCACCGGGTCGAAAGAAGACTGTAAAGTCTAGGGCAGACAGTCACGAGAAGGTAAACTTCCCCCCATTCCAGCATTGGAAGTTTGACGAAAATGATAACCTAGTTTGTGTAGGAAAGAGTCACTGGAAAGGTGATGTACAGCTCGGCGAATTTAACAAAGAACACGGCAAGATGACTAATAATCTAGCTCGCATGTTTATTAAGTTATGTGAAAGATATGCAACTAGAGGAAACGTCCGCGGGTATACCTAATTGGGATTGATCTTCTCGTTGTAAGGTAGTACAATGTAAAAGGAGATCAATATGTCATTATTTAAAAAAGTAGCCTGTTTTACCGATATACACTTTGGACTTAAAAGCGGTAGTAGAATTCATAACCAAGATTGCGAAGACTTTGTTAAATGGTTTTGTGATACTGCTAAAGCAGAAGGCGCAGAAACTTGCATCTTCTTAGGTGACTGGCATCACAACCGTAGTACCACTGACGTGAGTACTATGAATTATACAGTATCTAATCTAGAACGACTCAATGCTAGCTTTGAGAAAGTCTATGTCATCACCGGCAATCACGATATGTTTTACAAAGACAAACGTGAGATCCACAGTTTAGAGTTTGGACGATTATTTCCAAACATTGTTCTAGTCAACGAAGCAATTACCGAAGGCGATGTAACTATCATGCCTTGGTTGATTGCTGACGAGTGGAAACATGTTGAAAAACTTAAGAGTCGTTATATCTTTGGACACTTAGAACTACCTAGTTTCTATATGAATGCCATGGTACAAATGCCCGATCACGGACAATTACAAAGTAATCACTTTGTAAATCAAGAATACGTGTTTACTGGACACTTCCATAAGCGTCAAGAACGCGGAAACATTGTCTATATGGGCAATGCTTTCCCACATAACTACGCAGATGCAGGCGACGACGATCGTGGTATGATGATCTTAGAGTGGGGAGGTAAGCCACAATACAAGACTTGGCCGGATCAACCTGTATTTAGAGTATTCAAACTAAGTCAGCTACTCGACGAACCAGAAAAGCATCTGCGAGATAAGATGCATGCCAGGGTAAACATTGATTTGCCACTAAGCTTTGAAGAAGCAAACTTTATCAAAGAAACATTTATGAAACAATTCAGCTTAAGAGAGCTGATGTTAATTCCGCAAAAAGAAGAAGTAGGTGATAACGCATTTGTAGGCGACATTACATTTGAAAGTGTTGACACTATTGTTGTTAATCAACTAACAACCATCGAATCCGATGCCTTTGACAAGAACCTATTGCTGGACATTTACCATAACCTATGATCAAAATTAAGAATTTAACTGTTAAGAACTTTATGAGCGTGGGTAATCAAACCCAGGCTGTTAGTTTTGACAAAGGACATTTAACTTTAGTACTAGGTGAGAACTTAGACCTAGGCGGAGATGGCAGCGGATCACGCAACGGCACCGGTAAGACTACTATTATTAACGGTCTTAGCTATGCTATCTACGGCAATGCATTAACAAACATTAAGAAAGACAACTTAGTTAATAAGATCAACAGCAAAGCCATGCTAGTTACTATGAGCTTTGAAAAGGACGGCATCGATTATAAGATTGAACGCGGTCGTAAACCCAACTTATTGAAGTTTACAATCAACGGTTTAGAATTAAAAGCACAAGATCAAGACGAAAGCCAAGGCGATTCACGTGAAACGCAGAAAGCAATTGAAGAAGTATTCGGAATGACACATGATATGTTCAAACATATTCTTGCGTTGAACACATACACCGAACCATTCTTGTCTATGAAGGCAGCAGATCAACGTGCTATCATCGAACAGCTATTAGGTATTACTATCCTTAGTGAGAAAGCAGATGCACTTAAAGAAGGCATCCGTATCAACAAAGATCTTATCTCACAAGAAAATACCAAGATTGAAACAATCAAAGTAAGCAACGACAAGATTCAACTTAGCATCGACTCACTTGAACGCAAGCAAAAACTATGGTTGCAGACTAATAGTGAAGCTGTTGCACGTCTAAACAAAGACATCAAGACAATGCAAAGCATTGACATCGATAAAGAGATTGCAGATCAACGTGCATTAATTGAGTGGAACAAGCATCGTAAAGATGTAGACAGCATTACTTCATTGATTGCTAGACAACAAACTACATTAGATAAAGAACAACGTGTTTTAGACAAGCTAGATCAAGAAATTTTATTGCTTGCAGAACACAAGTGCCATAGTTGTGGACAAGATGTGCATGACGAGAAGCACGAAACAATGGTTTCTGCTAAACAAACACAACGCAACGAAAGCAGTCAAGCAGTTGCAGGCTTTGAACAAGAACTTGCAGAGTTTAAAGAAGCATTAACTTTACTAGGGCCACTAGCAGATTGTCCTAAAGTTACCTACGATACTTTAGAACAAGCATTAAATCATAAAAACACTCTTGATAATTTAGAAAAAGATGCTAAGGCAAAAGCCGCAGAAGCAGATCCTTATCAAGATCAAGTAGACGAACTTAAAAATACAGCAGTACAGGTCATTGATTGGGATAATATTAATAACTTAACAAGATTAAAAGACCATCAAGAGTTCTTGTTAAAGCTGCTGACTAACAAAGATTCATTTATTCGCAAAAAGATCATCGATCAAAATCTAAGTTTCTTAAACAATCGATTAACTTACTATCTAGATCGGATCGGATTACCGCATCAAGTTAAATTTCAAAACGATTTAACAGTTTTGATCACACAGCTTGGGCAGGATCTAGACTTTGATAACTTATCTAGAGGCGAGCGTAATCGTTTGATTCTAAGTCTAAGTTTTTCTTTCCGTGATGTTTGGGAAAACTTGTATCAAGGTATTAATTTACTGTTTATTGACGAGTTAGTAGACAGCGGCATGGATGCTAGCGGAGTTGAAAGTTCAATTGCTATCCTTAAAAAGATGGCCCGTGAACGTGATAAAAACATTTTCTTAATTAGTCATAGAGACGATTTAACAAATCGTGTTAATCAAGTGCTACGTGTTGTCAAAGAAAACGGCTTCACTAGCTATGCAAACGATGTAGATATTGTATGAGCTCAGACAGCCACGACAAAATGATCTATGCTTTTCAGCAATATTTTAAGTGGCAGGATCGGTTTGAGTATAAGAAATCAAAAGAGGCAGGAATTAAGGCAAGATATTGGCTCAGCGAAATTCGCAACGAAGCAAGCACAAGGCGCAACGAAATACAAGATAAACAAAAGGCAAGAAAAGAGGCCAGAAAAGGAATACTAGGCAGACCCCCCAAGATAACTACGTGATGACATGGCTATACAAGAATACAATTATCACAGAACTACCAGAAGATTGTATCGGCTTTGTCTATCTTATCACAAATAATTTCTCTGGGCGCAAATACATAGGCAAAAAATTAGCCAAATTCAGCAAAACCACCTATAAAACAGTAAAACTTAAAAACGGCACAAAGAAAAAGAAGAAAATCCGCAGCAAAATTGACAGTGACTGGCAAGAATATTACGGTTCTAGCCCTGAACTAACCAAAGATGTTGTGGCACTAGGCGCAGAAAACTTCACCAGAGAAATACTTTTTTACTGTAAATCCAAATCAGAATGCAGCTACATCGAGGCTCGTGAGCAATTTGCACGTAAGGTTTTAGAAACAAATGACTATTATAATGGTCATATTCAAGTACGTGTACACGGTTCGCATATTATCAAACTTCAACAAATCTAGGCAAAATAACGCGGTTTAAAGCAAGCGCCAGCTAATATCGGGCGCCTAGGAAAAGGGGTTTAACTACACCCGGACGGAAGTCTCTTGCCGCCAAGAGCACTCAGCAACTATCCTTTACAGGACGTAGATCGCAACTGCCGCGGTTTTGCTGTTTGAAAATAATTTAATAGAGCCCAATGAGGGAAGAAATATCCCAGGTTTATATATTATGTTAGCGTATATTATATAAACTGCCGTTGTTTCCGCAAGGACAAGAACGTAGCTAGAGGTACCGGACAACCGCCTTAGTAATGCTATAACGCTAGTGACTGTAAGAACTCAGATAATGTTTTTTACATTTTTTTGCCCGTGCAAACGGGCAATTGTGACTGACGAATCTAGATAATATTTAAAGTGCTTCGCACATAACACTGCTTCTATTATTAAGAAGAAGAAAAATATGAGTGTTTGCGAAGCAAATACGAATGACGAAGCATCGCTTCGTTCTAATAAATACACTACGATATTAGGATAATGCATCGCTATGAAATTTAACGAATTCAATAAAAACGAAAATACAAATAACTTAACTGAAGCACCAATGGGTGCGTTAAAAACTTTTGGATTAACTTCACTATCTAAGGTTAGCTCAACTGCTGCTGGTAAGTTACAAACTGGTACCATGGCTAATCAGTTATACTCTGAATTTAAGAGCTACCTAGGGCAAACAGGTGATCAAGCAGAGCCCGAAAATGTTATTCAGTTTCTAAAGTCAAAGGGCATTCCTACAAAGGGTGCAGAAGCTATCATGGCTCAGTCTGGTGGAGATACTAAGGGTGCAGTTGATAATGCAGCCGGTGGCGGAAGTCCAAAACGTATTGAACCTACCATGGACGAACCAGCAGCCGCCGGCGATGCAGCTAAAAAAACAGCTGCCGGTGCCGATGCAACAAAAGATCCAGCAGCCTCTGGTGCAGAACAACCACAAGCAGGCGCTGAAAAGCCAGCAGCTGATGCAGGGACAGCAGCACGAACACCGGGTGCTAGTCCAAAGGCCGGCGGCACTGGTTTTGGATTTGACGGTAATACTGGAGAGCCATTTAAAACTCAAGCTGATAGAGATGCATCCGATGCTGCGGATAAAGCAGCAGGAGCAGCAAAACCTAATTTTAATAATCAAACAGCTGGTGGAAAACAAACTATTAGCACAGGCGGTACGTTTGATCCAACAACTATGACAAATAAACCAGGTACGCCTGTTGCTCCGGGAGTGCAAGGCGGAGTTCCTAGCACCACTGACCCACGTAGTACGGTTGGACAACAAGCAGCTCCAGCAGCTAATGCAACAGCAACTGAGCCAGCAGCTGAACCTGCACCGGACGGCAGTGCAGCACCAACACAACCCGCAGGCAATCGTCCACAGGGTGGTGGTAGAGTTGCAGGTGCCGGACCAAGTCAAACTCCAGGGGCAATTGCTAAAAGAGCAAAGAGAGCAGGTCAACCAGCTAACGGTGCAAACAGTACTAGCAGTGCATTAGACCAGTTTGTTAAAACACAAATGGGATCTAATCCAGTTACAATGAAACCGCAGGAACCACAACAGAATCCAGTACCTCCTAAACAAAAGAAAAAGAAAGCGGCAGGAGCACAAGGTGATGCAGAGTGGGAACGCAATGTCCAGCCTAGCTATGGTGAATCATTAGAACAAGAGTATAATGCACTGCTAGAAGCACTGAGCAGAGGTCAACTATCAAAGATTTTTCTAGCAGCAGCACAGGATGCAGCTAGAGCAGGCATTGGCGCAGGTGGCCAACAAGCACAAGGGCAGCAACAAGCCGGTGGTGCAGGTGGTCAACAGGCTAGCGGCGGAGCAGCACAAGGCGGCCAACAACAAGCCGGTGGTAGTGGCGGCGGCTTCATGGCAGGACTGAAAGCAGGATTTACTGGACAAGACGGCGAAGAAGGCGATGTGAAAGGCACATTGAATGTTAACGAACTAGCAAGCCTGTTACCGGGTGTAGATGCTCGAGTATTAACACAGGCTGTTACTGCAATTAAACAAGGTAAAGAACTTAATCGTACACAAATGACAGCTTGTGGTCAAGCATTTGTTGCTCTAGTTGCAGCAGATCCTGCAACAACTACAAAAGTAATGACCATGCTTAAACGGATCAGCCTAAAGTGAAATTCTACGAATTTAATCCCAACGCCTATAAGACGCAAGACGATATAACCAAGATGGCCGGTGATGCTGTTAAGACAGCATCTCAAGGCAACGGTGTCGTTGGTGCTGCACTCAAGGGCGCTGCTAAGTTTGGCGGAATGTTTGCCAAGGATTTTGATCCTGCATTAAAACCATTTTATCAAGACGAAAAAGATTCCGGTGAAGTTAAATCAAAGTATAATCCAAAAGAAATTGAAGAATTTAAAAAAGTACTTGCTGATTATTTGAGATCAGCACCATTGTATGCACCGGACAAAGTAATTTTACAACAGTCTCTGAGCAAAGCATATTCTGAGAAAATGTCTCAACCAGAATATAAAATTGCAGTCAAAAAAATTCTAGCTGGGAAACAGCTAGAAGGTAAAGAAGTAGTACTAATTAAAGAACTAGTTACCGAACTTTAAAAGAACGGTAACCCTGTTTTCTTAGTTGTTTCAAGATTATCTTTTATTATCTCTCCAACGATTTGCCTTTCGTCATAACTCATGTGCATGCCTTCGTTGTAAGACATTCCTCGCATGTACCAACACATTTTTAGTACATCCTTTTTAATATCCTGAGCCTGGCGGTCCAATTGGTCCGCATACAGTAAGATCTCCGACTCAGAAAGACTTAAGACCTTACCGCGAAAAAATTTGATTGATCCATTGTGATTGGAGTTGTGAACTCTGCCTCACAGTGAGCACACTTCATATCCTGCGGCTTAAGATCGATTTCATGTTTAATTTTAGAAACATGTTTATGCACTTTATCAAAAATATCTTTAGGCGCATTATCAATAAACTCTTTAATTTGTTTTAAATCAGATACAATGCCGTCTGGAGTTTCAATTCTAGTAATGCATCCTGCAATAAGATCTACAGTTAGATCGGTAAGTTTGATAAATCCCTTTTGAAATCTATCAATCTTTTCATCATCTGAAATAGTGTCGTCGGTAGCAATTTGTACTAATTTTTGTTGTTCTAGTGTTTGAAGACTTGCCTTGGTAATCTCTCTATATGAATACGGTCTAATTTTAATAGTTAACGGATCAACGTCAACGCTGTCGTCGTACTCAAAGTTATCAAATTGTCCAAGCCATACACGTAGATTCATAGTGTAATCGTTGTCTTCTTTACAGCTAGGACATGTAACTGTTACTTCCATATTTTCACCGTAGGTAGCTAATCTAATAGCAATTAATGCAGCATCAACATCAATGCTTGGCATCATCCATGGTTCTCTAATTGCCGGGATGCAGCTCTTTATAACTTCAACTGTTGACTGTCCGCTGAGTAATGCATCTGGTGTTTTAAATAATAATTCGTCTTTAGCGGTCATGGCAAACACAGGGTATTCGTCATTAGCACTGTGATCCAACGCATTATTGGGATAAAATTTTCCACCCGACGGAAGTTTGATCCAAATCTTTGGTTGTCTAAAGTACTGGGTTAACGGGTTAGTACCTTTTATTTCTGTATTCTGCATTTCTGCCATTTTTATCTCCGATAAATAATATAAGCAGAGTATTTATCTGCGCACTTTTCTTGGAAAAACATAATGGCTGTAACAATTGACATTCCTGGTGTAGGCAACGTAGAAGCGAAAAACGCTGCTTCTGAAGCCACACTTCAAGCAATCCTTAAAGCAATGACAGGAGTTCAGCGGAATACAGCCGGCGGTGGAGGTGGTGGAGGTGGCGGCGGATCTGGAGGGGGAGCCGCCGGTGGAATGAGTGCTGCCGGCAATGCAGCTAATCAATTTGGAAGATCATTAGGAACTGCTGCTAAGACAATCGTTAACTTTAGCAACGGAGTAGTTGGAGTAATCGATAGACTTGCTAATATGGGTGACAGTCTTTCCGGCGCTGCTGCTGTATTTGATAAGATACCTATTATGGGCACAGTGTTTGCAGCAGTTGCCAAAGCTGTTGAAAATACAACAGCGGCATATCAAGGCGCAGCACAAAGCGGAGCAACTTTTGGTGGAAGTATAAATGCATTTGCCGGAGCTGCAAGCAATGCAGGCATGACGATGAAAGACTTTGCATCATTGGTAAGCAAAAACGGAGAAGCTCTTAGATTTTTAGGTGGTAACACAGAAGCCGGTGGGAAGCGATTTGCTGATATCACAAAAACATTAAGAGCAACAAGTAAAGATTTATATAACCTTGGATATTCTACAGAAGACGTTAATCAAGGATTAGCAAACTATACCAAACTTGCAATGCAAGGAGGTAAGAATACTAATATGACAAACGCTCAATTAGTACAAGGAACTAAATCGTACCTAAAAGAAATGGACTTGTTAGCAAAAGTAACTGGAGAGTCCAGAAAACAACAAGAAGATGCTCAAGCTAAACTAGCTGCCGATGCGCAATATCAAGCAGCCATGGCAGGAATGAGTGAAGACGTTGCAAAATCGTTTAGAAATACAGTCACTGGATTGCCCGGACCTTTAAGAGATGTAGCTAAAGATATCATGGCCACTGGTTCTGCAACCACTGAAGAAAGTCAACGTTTCATGTCCATGATGCCAAAATCAGCCGCTATGATGGCAGACTTTGCTCAAAAGACGCAACGTGGAGAACAGATTAGCTTAGAAGAAAGAAACAAATTAAACAATCTTTTAGCCGAAGAAGGTAAAGCAGCCAATTCTCAATTTAAAGATATTGGTAGATATAGTGCAGACTTTGCCAAACAAACAAATATGTTCACTGCTGCTGCTGGAATTGGCAAGAATGCATTGGTAGACGGAGCAAAAGCTCAAAACGATGCTACAAAAACTACTGACGGTCAAGCTGCTGCTATGGAATCAATGAAACAGAGTCTTGCTGAAATTAGCAATACTTTTCAAATGGTTTTAGCTAATGCCAGCGGTGTTTTAAATTCAATGATGAGTATGATGAACATGCTTATCGAAGTAGTACAAAAATATGTAATTCCAATTTTTCAAGAATATCTAGTACCTGCTGTTATGTTTGCAGCGGCAGTTATAACTGATTTAATTATACCGGCATTTGTGTACTTGGTTGATAATTTGTTAGCTGCTGCGAAGACAGTTATTGAATATCTAACACCGGCATTTACTTGGCTAGGTAAAATGATTCAAGAAAATGTATTACCGGTATTCCTTAGTATTCGAAATTTTTTAGTAGATAATTGGCTTCCTGTATTAGCAGGTGTTGCTACAGTCATTGGTGCAACTTTGATTCCTACTTTCTTATCTATGATACCTGTATTGTTAACAAACATGGCACAGTATATTGCTACAGGGCTTGCAGTTGCAGCATCATTCTTACCAATTACCGCAGCAATCGTTGTGGTAGTTGCTCTGTTTAAAGCACTACGGGACAACGGATGGACCTTTGGTTCTATTATGGAAATGCTAGGCGATAAGATGGCATGGCTACGTGATAAATTTATTGCGTTTGGTTTAGATTATGTTGATATATGGTTAAGTATTGCTGAAAAAATTGCCAAATTCTTTGGTGGCGGAGATGGTATCACTGCTGCAAGAGAACAGATTAAAGCAGAAAAAGAAGAACTCGAAGCAAAACAAAAAGACAGAGATGCAAGAGCAGAAGAACGCGATCGAGTTAGGGCAGCTAATATCAAAGCCATTGAAGATGATAAAAAAGCTAAAGAAGTAGAACGTGCAAATGATCGAAAACAGCTAGCGAATGGTGATATTAAGGGTGCATTTAATGTCCCAGAATTTAAAATGCCAAGCGGTAGCAAGTTTGGTGGCGGTGGTAGCGGGGGCGGTGGAGGCACTAGTAATAGCGCCGGAGCAG